TAATAGAAGGATCTGCACCATCAATAATCCTAGTCAACTTAGAGAATCTTAAAATGCTATCAAATCTTTCCAACTCAGTATCATTGTATTCCATAATTGCATCTTTAACTATGGTCTCTATTTGTGATGCTGTTTTAATGGTTTCTCTTGGGTTATAGTAAACATAAGAAGTTACTTTAACATTAAGATATTCTGGATCAATAATTTCTGGAAAAATAGAAACAATATTTCTAGGTTTTAAAATACTATATACATCTTCTTTTTGTAAGTTTGTTAGCTTGTCTGCGTCTTTTGGTTTAATACAAATATATGTTTTACCAAAAATAGGAGGGCTATTAACTTCACCACCCCAAACAGATACTGCTTGAGCTGGAGCAAAATTAGATAAAATTATAGATTTATAATCATCTGGAGTTACTACACGATTTTGCGCAGCATATATTTTTGGTGCATTAAATTTGATACTACTAATATCTTCCGCAACTGAACCACCTGATGCTCTTTCTACAGTATTAACAGATAGGTTACTTCCTATTAAAGAAATCCCACCGTAAGTAAAGACGTTGCATGTATTTGGTGCTTCTAAACTAGAAACATAATAGTCTAGAGTGACAACATTACCAATATTTAATTGTTTACCAAAAACACCTTGGCCAAAAGAGATTTCGTAAAGACCATCATCAATCTCTTTAATAAAATAAACTTTTGTAAGTTCATTAACATCAGTCAATGATTCAGCACGAGTAAAAACTTCAAATAAATCTGAATTGGCATTTTCTTGAACACGAACTGTTAAGGTGTCAAGGTCTACATTTGCATTAGGAACGATGTAACGAATACCATTTGCAACAGTATATTTAAATTGAAGTGGTGTTCCTTCAATAATCGATAAGTTTGGAAAGGTATAGTTACCTGAGATATTTCTACTTGTAGTAACTGCAGATCTATTATAGAATGTATAAGACTCACCATTAATACTGGTATTAAAGGGTTGATTGGCAGGAAGTGTTACAGTGACAGGACTAGAAGTTGGTGCGGTAATAGTAGCATTTACTATAGCCTTTGCACATTTAGCAGAACGTGGAACATATCCAAGCATTTTAGCCAAAGAAACCACTGAAGATCTTTTACTAGCAGAGTCTAAGAAAACTTCATTTACAGCTAAGTTGGTGTAAATAGCATTATAGTGAGTATTGTAAGCTAGTACATCGAGAAGAACGGAAAGTCCAGATCCTTCAAAGTCATAATCAGAAAACTCTGATTGCCCCTGTAAAAATGTTTTTAAGTTAGTTTTGATTGTGTCAAAATCTAAATCTGAAACAGTTATTCTTTTATTGGTGTTTGCCATTTATCGTGTTCTCTCTAATGCTAGATCGAGAGTAATAGGTCTCTCGGTATTGACTATTTTAAATTCTAATGTAATATAGACTGCGTTTAGATCTGCGGCATCGTTCACTCTAACATCTATAATTTGAACTCTAGGTTCAAAATTATTAATAACATCTATAATTGCACGCTGAAGCATAACATCAAACATTGGACCTGGAAGTTCAAACATCAATGATCTAATAGGAGAACCAATTTCACTATGGAATGGTCTCTCAAAGTTTCTGGTCAATAGAAGATTTTTAATGGATGCTTTAATAGCATTCTCGTCATATCTACGAGTTATGTCCCTACTCACTGGGTGTTTAGTAAAATTAAGGTCGATGTCGGAGAAAAGTCTTGTATTTCTTGTCATATTCTTATTTAGGTTATTCTATAAAAGAGTTGGGAGATCCTTCGCCGATTGCATCCCCACATGCAATATTATCGCCAATTCTTGCAGCCAATTTACCTTCTATAAAAGTCTTACTAGCTCCAGAAGACGGAGATCTAGTTGATCCTGCATGCGTGACAAGACCACATGTATGAGGTGCGTGTAGGCAACTACTATCTACCACAGACGCTAGTTTTCCATTAAAAAAGGTTTTTGCTACTGGTGTAGATACCAAAGCAGTCGGAGGGAAACATCCGTGCCCTGTACTCATATCTCCGATTCTACTTACCGCTGGCATTATACTGTATATCCTACAAATGTTTGTAAACTAGTTTTACCAGCTGTCCAATCATTAGTTACAGTTTTAGTGTAATTTTGAGTAGCAACTATGGTTTCTCCATCTTTAGCTACTGCAGTATATGTAAACACTTTAGAGCGAACGGTAGACGCTTTATATGAAACCATTTGATAAAGTTTATTTAAATTTATCTGATTAAATTTTGTAACAACTGGAAACTGTCCATCGTCTGTTCTATATGTTATGATATTATCGAATGAATCTGTATAATAACCATTTATACTATTTGCAGAAATAACAATAGTTAATGGATTAATCTCTACTGGGATTATAGTAACTGGATATTCTTCCATACTGTCGTCATCGATGTAAGTGAAAGAATGAGAAATATTAACATTCTCATTTACTGATCCTAAATCGACCTCAGATGGTGTCCAAGCCATTATGCACTCTTAGGTGGAATATTTTCAACCAACACAAATCCAGTTGGTATACCAGCAGTGTTACGTTTATATGTCGAATCATTGACCATTGTAAATGCCATTTTTCTAGAACCCTTCGGTCTGTATGATACGTGAATCCACACAGACGACGGATGCCGATATTCTAAAATTAACTGGTCGTATGGAAGAATTCTTTCCAACTTTTGAATAAGTTCATACGTTTTGGTAGGATCTCTTCCTACCAATTGAATATCAAGAGCTAGTCCCTTGCAGTGATCAGAAGTTGGCGATTCAACCCCAAGAAGACCCTTTAATCTATATCCAGAAGTGATCAACCACTGAGTTTTATATCCACCGATACCACCTGGAAGAACATCCAGCATTGGTTCAAGAATGTTCTGTGCGGTTTGAGCAAGATTACATACAATTTCTTGAACTGTGTAAAGACGTTCTGGAGAAGTCTTAGTTTCTTTAAGCATCTGATCAACCAGCCGATGTTTGCCACCAACACCACCATCAATTAACATTCCAAGAGTAAAGTTTTTAGACATTCTAAAGTCATTTGAGAATTCTTTTCTTGCGTAGATAATATCGCAATTTACTGGAACGTCAGTTTTAGAACCACCAGTTGGAGCAGGTGCTTCTTCTGTAGCAACTGGTGGTGGTGCTCCAACAACACCTTCTGTCCTGGCTTGTTGAGCAGATGCAGCACGACCCTCTGGTGTTTCAAAGTCATCTGGAGTTTCAGCTGTAGTTTTTTCTTCAAACTCACGCTCTGGTGGAATTGCAAACGGCACGATCGGACTTAAACCAACTGTTGCTTCTGGTGGGGTTAGTGGAACATCTTCTACATCTTGAGCACCAGATGCTCCATTACCAAACTGACCTTGTGAATAATCCATACGGGTTTCGCCACCACTTAGGTAGTTTGCTGCACCTTCAGCTTCTTGATTGATTGTAGAACCTTTGACATTCATGGCACCAACAGCCTGAGTGTTTAAAGCACCCTGAGATTTTGTATTAATATTAGCTGCATCAATAGAGTAGTCACCAGCAACTTTAACTTTAAAATCTCCACCGACTGCCATGGTCACATCAGTACCAACACCAATGTCTAGATTATTACCAACTTTAATAGTTGCGTTTTGATCAACTTGAATGTTTGCGTCTGTTCTTGCATAAATGTTTGTATTGCCATCAACCGTAATATTACACTCACCTCTTACACTAATACATCCATTCTTTTCCATAAGAACAAAGTTATCGCCAATAATATAGTTTACTTGTGTTCCATTAGTATCAATCTCATGAAATGTTCCAGAGCGATGATAAGTGTGAATACGTTCGTGTCCTGGAGTATCATCAAACTCTTGAACGTGACCAGCTTCTGTTTCAAAAACTTTATTAAATGGATATTTTGCTCCATATGGTGCTTGAGGTTGATCCCATGAACCAAGATCTAATGCACGAGGAACAGCACGAACTCGCAGAGCGTCTTTTTTCTTAACAACCGTACCTTCAATAATACCACGTGCCAAACGATTTGTGTCTGGTTCACCAATATATTCTTTTAAAGGGTATTTACTATTTGGATCTCTAAAACCAGTATTATCTGCACCTGAACGAACAGATTCTTCTGATGGTCTAGGTGTAGAATCTCCATCTGCTGGAGGAGTTGCTACTGGTGCACCTGCGTCTTTTTCTTCTCCACCAGTACCAGATTTGCCGTAAAAGTATTCATAGTAGTTTTGCTTTAACGCTGCAATATCTGGTGTGTTTACACCAACTGCTTTTTTAGCTGCAAGAAAGTATCCTGGATGTGCAGATGGCGCAACACCTTTAACACGATCCTTAAAATATAATGCAGCTACCAAAGCAGATACGTTAATATCATTGTCTAGAGAATCTGGGTTATTAACGATATCAAGATTTAAACCCATCTCATTGGCAAGTTTTTGATATCTTGCATAGTTTGCTTTACCAGTTAACTGAATAAATCCACGACCAAAATACTTACCACCATCAGCATCTGTTTGATTACCTAAGAATCCCTTACCACGTTTTGTTGGACCATATGCCCATGAGAAAAACTGCTCACGTGTAACTCCCTTTTTACTTGCATCAGAATATGTTGCAATATCTTCTGGAGTAGCAAATGAATAAACCTGCTTCATACGATTAGAAGAATAATTAAATGATTCTAACTGAGGAATCCAACGTGACTCACCGCCAGCGATACCTAGCAACGCACACTTCTGTTCACGTGTTGTTAATCCAACTTTATCACAAGCTGCAATTAATGCTTTAATACCTGCTTCAGATTTAGATGCACTCGGTGATGATTTTGGGGGAGGAATTGTTGGTATCGCAGTATTAGTCGCTGATGGTTTTACTTTATCTGGTTCAGCATTACCTGTCGTAATAACTGTACCATCACCACTAACAACTGGATTACCGCTACCATCAGTTAATACATTTTGTATTTTACTTGCATTTACTGCAGCAAGATTGGTTGGAGCATCATCAAAAGATAAAATATTTTCAGTGTAATTCGTAACTGCATTGCTAATAGTAATTTGAGTTCCACTATCAATAGAAACAATAAATGTACCCTCAGGTAAATCAAAACCAAACACTTTCATGTTTGCTTTTAAAGGTGCAGTCAAATCAGTTGCACCTGTTTCTGGATCATATAATGTTAATTGTTTACCAGTTACTGGTCCAGAAATAGTTCTTAATTTTAAATTAATAATTTTTGGCGACGCACCAATTGGACCGCTGTCATCTGCATCTGGTGGAATCGGTATTGATGGAATACCACCAACTGTACCAACAATAATTGGTTGTTGTTGTTCGCTATCAGCAAACATAATAATAACAGCAGTTCCTTCAACTGGACCAATTGGAGAATATCCAATACCATTCATTGCTGCAGAAGTTACTGGCTGAACAGGAGTCGCCCAAGGTAAATCTGTAGTTGGCAAATATGATTTGTCATGAGTGTGTAAACCTACCACTCTAACTTGACAACGACCAAGTCTTAAAGGATCTTGTCTATTTTCGACTACGCCATAGTAAAAGTTCATTATTTACCTTTATTCATATCGATTTGTGAAGAATCTTTAATCACTTCCATAACACACTCGTGTTTTTCTCTATCAATATAGTGATTAATAGCTGCAATAATATAGTAACCAGAAAACATTTTATCTGTGACGTCTTCGTCTTTATCTGAAACTGGTTCTATCTTATTTAATACTACTGCAATTTTTTGACCAACAGTATAATCTGCTCTACCAGGAACTGTTATCTCTAGCTTGTTAGCTTGAGCCAACTTCATTAATGAATTTCTTTCTTGAATTGTTCTTGTATTAGTAACATCACCAAATCCAGAATGGTTAGCAAACGCTCTTTGTTCAGTTATAATTAAAGCATTATTTCTAAAAATAGATTTATCAGAATTGATTGGAAAAATATTTAAGTGTTTCTGTTGATCAAATCTTTGAAACATATTATAATTTTTAGAGGTATATGATTTCTTTGTGACATCATATGTTATCATTTTAGAAGACAGCATACCAGAACGAATACGATCTATGTAATCAAATCCCGTTGGAATACTAATTGATATAATTCTTTTATAGTCTTCTTGTACGTTTCTTACACTACCACCACCTGGAAGATCGTCACGAGTATATTTGTCGTAAGTAAATTCTTGGAATGTGCTATTTGAATACAATGACTCTAAACTAACAAAATAAAAACCATCTCTATTTTGAAAAAATATGTAATCTGGAGTTTTGTTTACATTAATAGCAGTATCAGCTAAGTACATAATGTTCTGCACTGGACTCCAAAAATTAGAAGTATACTTAGTTGAATTAATAGTTGGTTCGATGTTAAATGGTTTTATGCTTTCTAATCCATTAGTTCTACCACTAACAAACTGCTCAACCAAGTCAGATACTTTACCTGTAAATGTTTGACTAATCTTTTTATTTAAATCAGGAAGAGCTTCAATTGATATAAAATGCAATTGATAAACGACAGAACGATCGCCAAGCAATTCTCTGTTGCTTAGTTTGTAAATATAAAAAGTGCCTTTGATATTATTTTTTTGCAGAGTCGGAGTTCTAATTTCTAACTCTAAGTATTCTTCTCCAATAAATGGAAAAAGATTAATAAGATCTAAAGATTCTTTTAGAATTAAACTACCAGTAATAAATGGCGAAAACAAATCTTCATACATTTGTACGGTAATTACTTGACCTCCAACATCTTGATAAAAACCAGATGGTGTGATAACCCTTACTTTGTCAAGTATTACTTCGCCAGCAAATTTTAACTTCTCACCTGATTGCATTATAAAGAGTCTTTAAAGTTTTTAAGAATTGTGTCAATTAACTGTGGTGCTATAATTTTAATTCTACGTTTTGATTCGTTAAGATTTCGTTCATATTGAGCAAAAGAAACTGGAACTGCACCTGGAGCATTAGAGTTAACTATAAACCCATCTGCATTTACATAATGTTTAACATTATTAGCAGTAGCACCGTAAACATCTTCAATATGTCTAGCCAGTTGTTGTTCTGGTAGAGGAAAGTCAGTTAAGTAATCATACCTATCGTTGGCAAGCATAATGATCCAATGATATTCTGCATTACCGTAAATCATTTCTGCAATAATTTCAGGAGTTTCTCCATCCACAATATCATACTCATCATAATAAGTTATGGAAGATAACACTTCTTTACGAAACCTTATGTTTCTAGTTATATCTGTAACTACAGAAGTTTTGTTGGTTGTTCCGTAGTTAAAGTCATACAGAAACTTTGGAAAATCTTTAAAATACATTATAAACCATCCTGGATTTTATCTTTAGTAAGAAGGGCAAGTTCACGGAATGTCATCTGTACATTAATTTGTGTTGGCATACCATCCTCAAATGTATTAAATGTTCCGTTAGGTGTATAGTTGATACTCATCTCCGTCAATACACAAGATGTATGACGATGTATATTTAAGTTTTCTTTTCCATTTTGATAGTAAAAAATATCAAATTCAGAGGGATAAATGTAAAGAAAATTATTAGCATCTTTAAACTCTGGATGCATATGATATTTAAACTGGTAAATAATCTGTTTAACATTTTCAGCTTCGATTGAATCACGTGGAAAAAATTGATACTCAAGTGAGAATGTTCTAAAATCTACACCACCAAATATCTGTTCTTTTTTAGGGTTTGCAGCTAAACCAGTAGCAGCAGAATTTGCATCTTTAAATGGACCCTTAGACAAAGCTGCATTTGCTCCAATCGCAGCTGCTAGTGATGCTGAATCTTTGGCAGCTTGAGTTCTACCATTACCTTGGTTCAATGCTTTAGCGATTTCTTCACCTTGATTTAATGTGGCTGCAGCTGCAGCTAGTGCAAAGGTATCTTGCTCACCATACTGCATACCATAACGAATTTGTAATTGATTTGGTACGTGTAAAGCAATGGCAGTTTTTAATCTTCGTTGAGCACGTGAAGCAGTAACTGCGTTTGCTGCAACTGCACCAGCACCAATAGTGGATAATCCAGCAACCTTAGTTGCACCTGTTATCCTAGTTCCTCCACCACCTGCTGGTCTTTTAGATGTGAATAAATTATCTCCACCAGCTTTGTTTGCAATAGCTGCTGCACCAAAATTTAATCCAGCATTTGCAGCAAGTAACTTACCAGTTGTTAAATTCTGTGCTATTAAATCACCACGATCTCTCGGAGTTAAATCCTCTACAAATTCAACACCGCTGTTTGGCTGTGCTAACTTAGAGTCTACCTGTACATTAATATAAAAGATAACATAATTTCCACCATATTGACCAGTACTATCAATTAAATCTCGTGGATAAGAATGTCTTTCTACTGAATACTTAGTGCTCATCATACCTGCAGCACCCCTACGACCATAAAGATTTTCTATTGGTGTAGGTGGGGTTCCTGGTTTCCCTGTATTAATTGCCATTCTAGTCCTTTACCCTAAATAAAAGTGGTGTTATTTATTTTCCTATTACTTATTTATGTTCCATAAAAGAAAGTTTGTTCCAATATTTCCAGAAAAATACACAGGAGACCCAACTAACATTATCATGAGATCTAGTTGGGAAACTATGTTCGCATCTTGGTGTGATAAAAACCCTAGTATTATAAAGTGGAATTCAGAGGAAACGATTATACCCTATCGTTGTCCTACGGATAATAACATTCATCGATATTTTGTAGACTTTAAAATACAAGTAAGGTCTAAAGACTCTTCTTTAAAAACCTATCTGGTAGAGGTAAAACCCCAAAAACAGACAGTGGCTCCAGTGTATCCTGGAAAACAAACTCAACGATACCTAACAGAGTCCCTAACTTTTATGAAAAATAAAGCTAAATGGGCAGCTGCAGTGGAGTATGCCAAAGATCGAGGATGGGAGTTTAAGATTATAACTGAACACGAGTTGGGTTTGGCACCTAAATAACTAATATGGCAAAACTAAAAGACGTTTTTGAGCGAAATCAGTACGACCTCTTAACAGCAGTTAAGAAATCTCGTGCATGGTTTGAACAGCAAGTACTCTTAATAAGTAGGCAACAAATCACACCTCAAAGAGTTCTTCAGGGCAATCCAGAACAATTAACAACTAGAGTTATGCCTGGATTTTTGTATATGTTTGCATACGATCCAAAGGGTAAAGCAGAACTTCCATATTATGATAGATTCCCATTAGTTCTTCCGTTTCGTAAAACACCAGATGGATTTATTGGGTTAAATCTACACTACTTACCATATCAATTACGTATTACGCTTCTTGATAATTTATTAGTGTTTAAAAATAACGCTAAGATAGATGAAACTACTAAAATTAAGTATTCATGGGCACTCATCGATGGAGTCTCAAAATACGCTGCAGCAAAACCCTGCGTGAAGCAATATCTTACTGGTCATGTTAGATCTCAATTTAGACAGATAAACTCTAATGATTGGGCGACCGCTATGTTACTTCCAGTTGAAAGATTCGTGGGAGCAAGCAAACAAGAAATCTGGGCAGAGTCCAGAAAGATAATGAGAAAATAAATGCTTAAAGATTTTATATCACAAATTAAAAAGGGTGCGTTAGCTAGAAACAATAGATACGCTGTGCTTTTTACAACCCCAGAAAAAATTAATCCTGCTGATCTTAGAACAGTTTTATTGTTTTGTGATCAAATCCAATTACCAGGTGTTAATTATTCAACAGTTCAAAATAGAACATTCGGTGAATTTAGAGAAACACCTTATGAAAAATTATATGATAACTTATCCATGTCTTTTTATGTAGATAATGAAATGAAAGTTAAATCGTTATTTGACGACTGGATTGGTATTATTCAAGATCCAGAAAAAAGAACATTTAGTTATTATAATGATTATACTTCAAAAATGACTATTGAGGTTCAGGATCTTCAAAATAATACACGTTATGAAATGACTTTGTGGGAATGTTATCCAAAAAATATTGGTTCAATTCAAATGGATTATGCCAATAAAGAATATATGAAAATGCAAGTAACTATGCAGTACAAGTATTGGACTTCTACACCAGTTAGCACTCTAGCAAATGGACAAAAGATTCCAACAAACTTTATTGATAAATTCACTCAAAACTTCACTGGATTCCAGCGACAGTTAAACGGAGTTATCGGTGAACGTGCTGGTAATTTCGTAACAGGTGCTTTAGGTTCTGCTGTTGTGACTAAACTTCCAGGATTATTAAGGTTCTAATGCAACAAGAAAGTTGGTTAAACAATAAATGGCGTCCATCGATGGGGTGGATGTACATGGTCGTTTGTATAATGGACTTTATCATTTTTCCAGTGCTATGGAACCTACTACAAAATAGTGCAGGGCAACCAATCACTCAATGGAAACCATTAACACTTGAAGGTGCTGGATTATTTCATATGGCAATGGGTGCTGTTTTAGGTATCGCTGTATGGAGTCGTGGTAAAGAGAAATTAGCTGGGGTTGCAAATTCGTCAATAAATAGCAAGGATGAAGAATGAGAATAGATGATAGTTTGTCTGAGGTGTTTGATGTTCAAACATCACCAAAGACAGAAGTGATTACACAGGATGGTGAGATTATTTCCGCATCAAGTCAAAAGATTGAATCAGACTACGATACTACTCGTAATAATCTTCTTATATTATTACAACAAGGACAAGAAGCACTTCAAAAGTCTCTCGATGTAGCTATGCAATCTGAACATCCACGTGCTTTTGAAGTAGTGGGTAATCTTATGAAACAACTTGCTGAAGTGAACCAACAGTTGATGGATTTACATCAACAGAAACAAAAACTAGATGAACCATCTAAAGCTGAAAAAGCTAAACAGGTTACGAATAACAATGCTATCTTTGTCGGTAGCACTGCTGAATTGAATAAGTTAATTAAGAATATGGCTAAAGGAGAATAGTAATGGCATTACCAATAATGAATACACCGACCTATAATATGGTCGTACCTTCGAGTGGAGTGAATGTTAAGTTTAGACCATTCCTCGTTAAAGAGGAAAAGGCACTATTAATTGCACAACAAAGCGAAGACTTAATGGTTATGGTTGATACTCTTAAGAGTGTCATTAAAACCTGCGTTTTAGATACTATTGATGCTAATAAACTAGCAACATTTGATTTAGAGTATATGTTTACTCAAATCCGTGCTAAGTCTGTTGGTGAAATTATTGAATTAATCTTTCCGTGTGATAACGACCATGGTGAAGATAATGAAAAGGCTAGAGTTAAAGTTTCTATAGACTTAACTACATTGCAAGTAGAAAAGGATCCTAGTCACGTAACCAAAATTGATTTATTTGATAATGTTGGTGTTGTTATGAAATATCCAACAGTTGACATTATGAAAAAATTAGAGTCTTTAGACGAAGATAACCTAGACAAGATTTTTGATGTAGTTGCTTTATCTGTTGACTACATCTATCAAGGTGACGAAATCTTTTACGCAAAAGAACAAAAACATGAAGAAGTGTTACAGTTTTTAAACAACTTAACATCTGACCAATTTTTAAAGATCCAGAGCTTCTTTGCAACTATGCCAAGAATTAAAAAACAAATTGAATATACTTGCCCTGTGTGCCAAAAGCAACACAAGAAGATGCTGGAGGGCATGCAAAGTTTTTTTTAATAAATCTTTGTCATGAAAGTTTAGCGAATTACTATAAAATGAATTTCGCTCTGATGCAGTACCACAAATACTCGCTTGCGGAACTTGAGGAAATGATTCCGTTTGAAAGAGAAGTGTATGTCTTTATGTTAATTGAATATCTGGAAGAAGAGAAAAAAAGAATAGAATCTAAGAGAAAATAAAATGGCAAAAAACAAAGACTATCAAGTTCATGTTACATCAAGTGATATGAAATCCTTACTTGAGGCACAGAGACTATCTGTGGGTCATCTATCAACTATACAAAGTTTGATGGAAAAGACAGCAAACATTAAAGACGATGAGAGATTAAAACTAGAACAAGAAACATTAAATGTTCAAAAGAAACAACTAATAGTTCTTGAAGATTCTGAAACAGACAGAAAAAAGTCACAAGAGGATATTCAAAAACTAATGGATAGTATAAAGACGTTTAAGTCTCCGTTAGAACGTGTGCGTGATAACGTAAAAGGTTTTGTAGGTAAGTTCTCTGGTGAAAATGTTAAAAAGAACTTTCTTGAGTCTACTAATGTTTTCGGTATTAATAATAAACGAATAGAAAAAGAAAAGTTTATTAAAGAACAAAAAGCACTTGGTGCTGAAGGTGATCTTAATAAAAAGTTTGAAGGTGCTTATTCTGCTAAAAAAGAATCTTTAAAGGTCGAAGCAAATATTCAAAAACTAAGAGATGCCACTGGTGGTAAATTTACTGATGAAGAATTAGCTAAATCTAAACCTGAAAACGCTGCACTATTTGCAAAAAAAGCAGCACTGACAGAAGAGTATGCTCAATTTGATAAAGGTGCTCAATTAAAAGCTGGTGATAAAGCATCAATGGTTTCTCCTTCTGCAAAAGAAGTAGCTAAAACTCCAACAGAGGCATTTGCATCGGCAGGAGAGCAACAAGAAGCTGCACAAGAAAATGCTAAGTTAATGGGGGATCAAACTTCTCTGTTACAGAAGATTGAAGAAAACACTCGTGGTGGAACTTCTGCCAATGCTAGTTCACAGAGTTCTGAGGATTCAGGTGGTGGGCTATTAGGTGGATTAGGTAAAGGATTAAAATCTCTTGGCACTGGTCTTGGAAGAGGACTTGGTGCTATTCTTTCTGGTATCGGTAGAGGATTATTTGCCTTATCTTCTGGTCTTGTCGCACTAACTCCAGCCATTCCAGTTATCGGTGTATTGACTCTTGCAGCTGTTGGATTGGGTGCTGCATTAAGATTAGCTGCACCTGCCATTGAAGCATTCGCCCCAGTTCTTATGAAGGTTGCTGAAGTCGTTGGTACTGTGTTTGTTGCAGCCATTGAAAAAATTCCAGAAATTATCAAAACAGTTGGTGATGCTATCATGGGTGTTATCGGTGCAATTTCTGATTCTATTATCGGAATTATTGATGCAGTTACAGCAAGTATTGAAAGGCTTGCTAATATCGATGGTGGTGCTCTACTTCAAGTAGCTGGTGGACTTCTGGCTTTATCTGGTGCTATGGTAGCATTCGGTGGTGCACAAGCATTGGCTGGACTTGGTTCTTTGGTTGGTAAACTATTAACAATCGGTTCTGATTCTCCAGTAGAACAGTTAATCAAGATCGGAGATCGTGGTGATGGTATCCAAAAAGCTGCAGATGGCATGGAAAAACTTGGTACAGCCATGGGTGCTTTTGGTAAGATTGATAAAAAGACAATGGAAGCTATTAATGATTTTCCATGGCTTAAAGCAACTGCCTTCGTTGCAGCAGGTGGTTCTATGCAAGTGGATGGTGCTGTTGTAACAAAGGCATCTAAACAAAATGCTGACGCAGCTGCAGCAAATAGTGGTTCTGGTGGTGGTAATACTGCTGTTGTTAATGCTCCAGTAACAACAACCAATAATAATTCTCAGATAATCAAATCACCTATCAGAAATCAAGAGTCATCTCTAGCCAGATACAGCGTTAGTAGATATTCTTACGCATAAAAAAAGGGATCTTTACGATCCCTTTTAACTAATAACTCAAGCGAGTTGCAGAGTTAGTGTTTAACCTTCGTCAGCAATTTTCTGGAAGTATGACATAACATCTTCATCGTCATCTTCTGCTACAGACTTTGGTGCTGGCGCAGCTTTTGATGCGATCTTAGGTGCTTGTGCTGTTGGTCGATCTTCATCAGCGATTTCTGCAGCAGACTTGCTAGCAAAAGCATCACCAGAAAGAACATCATTCAACTTCTTCTTTAGTTCATCATAAGACTTGAAGTTCTTACGATCTGTAAACTCAGACAACTTGTGTTGAGCATTTACAATTGCCAACAACTTGTCTTCATCATCAGAAACTGCAGCTGGTTCGCTGAATACAGACTCATCATAGTTTGCGTAACCATCTTTCTTACGCATACGCAGTTTAAAGTTTGCACCTTCCCACAAATCAAATACGTTCACTGGCTTTTCATCTTCGAATGTTGGACGTGCTTTGTCCATAATCTTATCAAAGATCTTCTTGCCAAACTTGAACAAGAATACCTTACCTTCGTTCTCAGGATGCTTCGGATCTGAAACAACGAGTACGTTAGCGATGAAAGAAAGTTTACGCTTTTGTTTGCGTGCGATTTCTTTGTTGGCTTCAGAACCAGAGTTCCAAAGTTGAGTGTTTAGTTCACCAACAGGATCGTTTTCACCAAGAGTGGTTAGGGAGTTTTCGATATACCACTTTCCAGTTGGACCTTGGAAACCATGACTGAAGATTCGAACCCATGGGAGTTCATCACCTTCTACACGTGGTAGGAATCGGAGTGTTGCAGTTCCATTACCTGCCTTGTCACCTTCGAGTCGCCAAAAGCGATCGTCAGCAAAAGATTTAGTATTGGCTGTTTCGGGATTCGCAATCTTGTCGAATTCTCCAGCGATTTTGCTGAAGTCAGAATTGCGCATTTTACGGAGTGCTTGAATATCCATCGTATTTTCCTTTGTATTAATATTACGGTGTATTTTTAGTATGTTGTATTTGAATTTCATCAGTCAGTTCGACTTCATCATCGAATGAATCATCATCGAATGAATCATAATCTTCATCTACATAGCTATTTAGCGTTTTCATTCCGCCATTTTTTCGACCATTCGAATGTTTAGCGTGCTTTCCAGATCGCCCACTGGTCTGCTCATCTTCAAACCTTTTAGGTTGCTTATGATATGTCTTGCCCATAATTACTCTGCAATTTCTTCCATGAAATGATTAAAAACTTTTTGAATCTTAATCTTATCGTATTTTACGAATCCAGTCAACTTTGTAATACGTCTTAATTCATTATCCCATATGTATTTAACTGATAAGTTCTGATTCCACTTTTCAACAATAGGATGAAAGTCATCTATGATTCGTAATGTTTCTATGGAGATCTTTCCACCAACAAACAATGATAGTGCTACAGGGTACTCACTGTCTGTAAAATTAAATAATGCAGAGTGTTTCAATTTGTTCACTTCGAGATGAGTTAGTAATGTTGCTAAATCATCTACAAATACTTTTGTAATGCTTTGTTTTCTTTTGTTCCATTGTCTAAAGTTATCATCTGCTTCTGCACCAGCATAAATTGCAGTATCATTACCATAAGCAAAGTTAGAAACAAAGAACTGAATAATCTCTTTGTCGTCTTCGTGCTTTCTGGCTAACTTCTCAAATATGTATCTGTCATTTCTAGCATTAAATGCTTCACGAGTGCCTTTAACATTTCCTCTGTTTTCAAAGACATTGAATTTGTCAGTAGTAAAGTGGAGTTTAATTGCTAGGTAATAACGATATGCTTTAAATCCATCCATTATACATCTAATTGTGCCAGCTTAGGCAAATAATTAAGTTCACGAAAGTCCATCTCAATTTTATCTTTTAAAGATTTGTTAATTAACTTGGCAATATCTTCTGGCTCAAGATAGTTCTCTTTACAATACTCAAGGACAGCGTCCATGTAGGTAGTATTGGAAGTAGAAACTATCTGTTCAATGTATAAAGAAAAGTCATTAGCATTCTTAAATATAGCTGACATTCTGATCTTTCTTAATCCAATATTCAGTATGTTTAAGTTCTTGATTCACTTTATCATACTCTTTTAGTTTAGATTTGTAAAGTTTCCATATAGGTGTATCTGTTTTATCAGCATCCATCTTACGTTCAAACTTCTCAAGAAACATGGAAAAGAATTTGTCCAACTTCATCTTTTGACATATCAAATTATCACGTTTGTTTTCTAAATCACAAATATTGTTCATTATTATTCTTCGCCGATATACTCGACACCTCTATATTTTTCCAAATCAACTTTAGAAGTTTTAAAGAAGTAATTATGTTCCCTAATTTCTTCATTAATTACAACTAACTCAGCTTCTTTTGCAGCAATAATTTTTAACAATTCATTTTTAGAAGAAATGACATTTTCATCTTCTGAAGAAGAGTTAAGAATTTTTTCATTTTTTGTTTTAATATTTGAAATAAAGGTTGTTAATCTATTTTTCAAAGATTCTAATTCATCAAATCTTTTCACACGTTGTCTAATTTTCATGGGGTTCCTCTTTTAATGGGTTTAAGTATACAAGACATTATTTATATTATATCTTATTTGTTATTGCAAGACAAGTTTGTGATTTTACCTTCATAAAATGCAAGATCAAATGAAAGACTCTCAACTTCATCTTTAAGTTTCTTAATCTTTTCTTTCATACATTGCATTTCTTCGTAGTGTTTCTTTCGAAGCAATTCCATTTCTGATTCTAGTCCAGAACACTTCACGCAAAATTCACTCATCATCCTCTCCTCATAGTGGCGATATCTTTGGCTTCTTCATCACTGAACACAGGAACTGCGTTCGACTTATGCATAGTGCCGATACCTTTAATCTTATCTCCAGTATAGACTGGATTAGGTTTCAGAGCACAGACGCCACCAGTAAATGGAAGACTTGGAATCTTAGGTGTCTCCCGACAAGCAGGTCTCCCAAGTGAGTATACGTCACTGAGTTGTTGTTGCTTTTTTGGAACAACAGTCTTTGTGGCATACTTCTTAATCATCGCTTCCCAGCTTGCTTGCAATTCTCGTTGCTTTGCAGTAGGTTTGCGTTTTTTAGATTTACCGATTGATGTATGTATCATTTGCATAATATAATTATACTCCAAGTATGAATTAATGTCAATCAATTTTGTCCAGATAAAGTCATTGAATGTCCCTCGTTTGCAGCCTGAAGAGACAATAACTTCTCCAAAGATCTAATATGAGAAGACTCTAGAGTGTATCCGCAATAATCTATATTGAGTTTAGGCATTTCATGAGTGTAAACTTCCATTACAACTTTCTTCCCATACTTTTTATAAACCTCTTGCATGGCAAGATGAATAGTAATTACAGATCTGTCGTATCTTCCAGTTTCTGATTTGCCTTCTACACGATTTTTACCTGAAGACCTATATTGTGACAATCTTTGCCAAATTCCTTTAGCACCTTCAGCCTTACCTACTTTAAGAATCACTAGTTCACCATCTACACGAACGCAAATAAAATATATTCCAGGATTTTTATTTGGATAAGATTTCATAATCCACTTATAGTCAGAATTATCATAAGTGACATTATCGTCGTGGAGAACAGCATGTTTATTAATAAATTGCAAAACTGAAAGACTTTTCTTTTTCATATTACACCACCACGAAACCAGTTGTGTCTTTCTTCGCTTTACCTTTGGCTTTCAAGCCAACGATAACTCCCTTTGGATCTAAAAATCGCAGATCTGTCTCATCACCATTAATAACTGGACGACCGATGTATTTCTCTGGCAACTCTTTGAATACAGCTGCAATATTCATACCATTACTTGCAGCAAGACGAACATCCATGTCATTGCCATCTGCTTTAGAGAAAGTTAAATGGTAGTTAGGAATATGGCTTACTTTGCGACCAACAATTTTAGTGTAGTCATAGAATTGCACATCTGGGAACATTTGGAAAATATTCTTGCCGTTTGCAACTTCATACTTCTCCCATGCAATGTCAGAAGTACCATTAAGACGAAACACTGGAATAAGATTTTTCTTCTCAGCTGACTTAATTGTCTTAATAATTTCAACAGTCAATTCATTCAAGAATGCACGACGATCTTCGAAGAATGCTTTGGTTTTGCGAATGCGTGCTTGTTGGATGACATTGGTTGTTTCACCCTTCTTGAAAATACCACCACGACCAGCAGTATTTAAACATGCAGCTTTGCAACCAGCAGTGGCTTTTGGACAGGTGTTTTTGCCAGACAAGTCAGCAGGTGCAAGATGAAGGACAGAAGATAAGTATCCCTTCTTTTGACCCTTCATCAACTTTGGGTTTCCAACAGTAAGTAAAGCCATTTTTCACATCTCCATAATCAACGATATAAGAGATATTATACAGTAATTGTGAATTAAAGACAACACCCTAGAACCCCTCTAGGAGAGAGGGTCTGGGAGTCGAAAATAACCCTACAGAGTGTAGGGATTACTTTTTATTAGAAGGTGGTTGATTATGAGACGCAGCGTAAGCCACACAAACCAAATCTGATTCGTTTGCATAGGCACAACGAACTGCAACAGGATCAATTCCCTTTACAATCGCTGATTCTACATTTCGTTCAACTGACTTCAACACATTGTACTGATAAAAAGTAACAGAGCAAATAAGTGTCACTAATGCAAGGGTTACACATCCAGTAAAAACATTATCATTCATAACAAACTCCTTTAGTTTACCAAGATCCATCATCAACCACCACTCTTAACCATACCAAACCAAGATATAATTCAAAGTGAAACATATATGTATCAATTTCATGCGGAGGATTAACCTCCAATTTAAAATTCCAGTGGTAAGGATTTAAAACTAATCCTGCCCACAAACCTGAGTATTTAAGATAGTTCTTTAACATGGTCGCATAGTCCTAATTTTTTGGCTTCAGGTGGACTTAACCAGATATCTTGTGGTGGCAAAAGAACCTCTCGGATTTTTGCATCAGAAAGACCAGTGCACTTTTTGTAATGTGCAATCATCTTTTTAGTGGTTAAGTCAAACTCCTTTACCGTTGCGAAAAGTTCGTGTTCTTTACCAAACGCACCCCATGAATATTGATGGGATAAGATAGAAGTGTTTGGTGTAAGAATACGTTGGTCTTTATCTCCAGCGATAAAAATCATAAGTCCAGCAGAAGCAATCTGACCAAGACCGATTGTACGAATCGGAATAGCAGAACCTCTCATAACATCAATCAGTGCAAACGCTGCATTTAAATCACCACCTGGAGATGTGATGATTAGATTGAGCAACTCTGGTCGCTCTTCAGCAAAGTTTGCTTCAAAAATCCACTCAACTGCAGTCTTGGCAGTTGCCAATGAGATTTCTTCCATTAATAAAAAGAATGAGTGTTGTGAAGACTCTTCTTTTAGTTGTAGATTTAGTTTTTGCATCATTAAAGTTTACTACTTTCTTTATAAAAAATATGTCTACCAATTACGGCAGTCTTTTCAAGTCCACGCCATCTTGGATTCACGTAATCGGCATGGTAAAATAGTGCACCATGTGTGACATCCTTAATTTTATCGTAATTCGCATAAACAAAGAGTGCAACTTCTCTTGCTTCTCTATATGCATGTGAATTAGATACTCTTTTACCTTCTTGACAGAACCAAGTGAACTGACAAGTATAGTTTACCTTTTGTTTCACTACAGAACAAATATCTTTTGGATATCTTGGATCTTGCACTCTGTTCATTGTTACAAGCGCAACTGCAACACGACCTTTTTCTGGTTCATGACCAGCTTCGAAATAAATGTTATCTGCCAAACAATCAACTTGCTTTTTAGCATCTTTAGTTAATTGAGTATATTCCACATCAATAAGTTTGTCAGATGAAAATGTAGAACTCATGAAAACAATACTGCTCATGAGAAACAATGCTACTAAAACGTATAATCGCTTTTGCATACGATCTCCTTAAATCAGTTAGAGAGTAACACAAATGAATGTGTTACTCCGATCCCTATCAGGTTGACTTTTTGCTAGTCTTTGTAGTATCTAGTGGGATGTTTGAAACAAAACCATTAAGGGTCTGAGCCTTTGCAATGATTTCAGTTTCTGATGGATATGCTGGGAATCCTGGATGTTCAGGTAGCACACCGCCATTGATTTTAGCAACTTCTAACTGGGCTTGCCAGCTATTGCTAATTACTTCACGCTTACCGTAGTATTCATCGTTAAGCATGTCTTTCGCCATTTTTAATAGTTCAAGGCGAATCTCGAACGGGGTCATATTACTCATATTAAATCTCCTTTGTGTGTTATGAGTTGTGTGTAATGAAGGTTTTATTGGGATCCTTCAACCCACTGTGTATAATTATTTAGGAAGAATTACTTCTTTGCTTCTTCTTTCTTCTCTACTTTCTTAGGTGTTGGCTTATCACCTTTTGGTGCTGGAGGACACTTGCCGTCTTTATCTTTCTTTACGCAATTGTCTTCTTTCTTTGTCTCTGCTTTCTTCGCTGGTTCTGCAGCTTGTACTGCAACAGATGCAAACGCTAACATAATTGCTGTTACTAATGCTTTCATTTTGAAACTCCTATAAAATTAATATTGACATCTGGATTACTATCGATGATATCATTCCATCGTTTTCGCCAAATACTTACTTTCTCACTACTATCTAATGATCTACTATCAATCCACTGATGTGTGTAACTTTCAGTGTTTTCTGTAAACCAAGAGTCACATCCATAGATATCTACTTCTTTATATCCAAGATCAATAACCTTTCTTGTGGCAGCATGTCCACTTGAATCATGTTCTTGAAATTTATCTACGAATCCTAAAAAGTATGGTTCAAATCTCTGTCTCTTATGTAACTCTCGCCAAGCATCAACACTTACATAAAATGGACATGGAGTTTCCCATCTCTCTAATACATTAACATCTATGACAACTGTTGCATTTACTTTAGTCCAAGGTATGTTACAACCTATTACATAATCATACTCTAAAGATGAAAGATAGTCAACTCTACTTGGTCCATTACAAAGAACTGCAACTTTCATTTCTATCTCCGAATTAGTGATAGGTTATTCTGTTACGAGGAAACCTATCGAAACCCTAAGCAGTGTTTAGGCTGCTAATGCGAACTGTGCGTCGTTTGCGTTTACGTTTTTTGCGCTTTTATTTGGGGTCTTTGAAATTATCTCTTGAACCTTTCGGTCTACACCCAAACCAGTAGTCGCCTACTGTGCTGTCCACTCTGTTACTCATTGCCCTGTCGAAACCTAGTCACCCCCATCAGAAGTATATTGCCACTTTCGTGTTTGCTTCCAGAATACTCGGATCGTCAATATACTTTTGGTGGAGGTGGAGGGAATCGAACCCTCGTCCAGAACACCTTTCTCTTTGCTTCATACAGCAATTCTTTACATAAGCCAATGTACAAACACTAATATCATTAGTAGTATTATTACAATGACTTCATATGCTTTCATACATCTATTATACTTTATATATTGTTACATGTCAAATATTAATTGACTCTACATTTGCAGCTTGTTTTAAAAATTCATAAGTCTTATCGGTAGCAACACCAGTAGTCACTAAAGTAAATCTAGGATTACGACCAGCATTTGCTGTACAGTGAGGTACATGCTTCCAATCAAATGTATGAATGTCGCCAGCTTTCCAATGAGTATAAACGTGGTTACCATATTGATAGAAATGTCCAGGTTCCCAATCAGAAAGCATAATTACAATTCGCATAATCCTACTGTGATCAGAAGGATAAATTCTACCTAACTTATCCATGTGGATGTTAAACACTTCACCAACTACTTGCATGTGAGTTTTATCATGGCCATTCTCAAGACCAATCATATCACAAATCTTTTGCAACTTAGGTGTTAATGATGCACCCATGTGACAAATACTCATATTAGGATTACCGCCACCTTGTTCAATATCATATTCTTCTGCTTTGATCCAATTGTTTGGTGGTGTTTCTTGTCCACCATCGCCACGATCAGTTTTTGCTCCAAATATACGAGTGCGCCAAGACGATGCTTGTGAGTTGTTTTTAATCCATTCTCTTTCTTCAGAGAAGTCGCTATTAAATCTTCCAAGTCCTTTGACACAATCCCAACGAGGATCAAAACGATTCACATCGAAGTGATATTGAGATTGTGTCTTTTTAATTTCCTCAAAAGAACTTTGTTTAAGTTCTACAAATTCCATTACTTTTTATCCATTTTTGCATTTAATAAAAGAGCAGTTGGTAGATATTTTGTACGGAGATTTTCAATAACTTTCTTTGCGTCAGTTGGATTAAGATCTGATGCAGCGGTCATATAGTTCTCATCAAAATATTTTTTGACATTTGGACTTTTAATAGCTGTGGAGAATGTTTTAACATACCAGTCAACAATTTCTTTTGGAGTATCTTTTGGTAGTGTAATGTTCCACATAGCCATAACTTCTACACCTGGAAGCAATTCAGCAATTTTTGGTACATTTGGAAATGCTGGATGTCTTTTATCACCAGTAACAGCAATAAGTTTAACTTTACCATCTTTAATTTGTGGAGCAGCGACAGCTAATGGCATCATACCAAATTCAGTGTGCCCACCTACAACATCCATTAATGCTTGCATTGGACCTTTGTAACTAACTTGTTGGACTCGTGTTCTGTCACCATTCGCTTTGTCCATAACAAGACCAAAAATTAAATATTGCACATTACTTCCGATAGCAATATCTACTGGTTTTCCTGGATTTTTAATATATTGTACAAATTCTTTAGCAGTATTAACTTTACTATTCGGTCTTGCTACGATAACCTGTGGTGAAGTAGCAATACTTAATATTGGATTAAGATCTTCATACTTGTATCTAATCGCTTGTGCATCAAATGCTTCATTAGTTACATATGTGCTTAGATTTCCAGTAACATTTAAACTATATCCATCTGGTGGAAGTTTTACTGTATGATTTACAGAAATAACACCATCTGCTCCAGGCATATTTTGAACAACAAAATTTATTTTTGGATTTGTTCTTTCGATTTCAGCAATGACACCTCTGAATGAAAGTTCATTACCTGATCCTGGACCATATCCAATAATAGCAGTGATAGGTTTGGTGGGTTCCCAAGCGAACGCAAGGGTAGGGATGAGTAGCATAGCTACTAAGAGTTTTTTCATTTTAAATTACCTTTTAAGTTTTAAATTAAAAAGTATATTGGCACTAATCGTCCGTCAATACTATATGTTATAACAAAATACTTCTCACATCGTTTGGCAACACTGGATCTTTCATTCGTTCAGGATGCCAGACGATTCCGTATATGGATTTATATTTATGCTTAAATGCTTCAGTATAACCATCTAAATCCATAGCAACTTTTTCCATATCTGGTCCAAGTTTATCTATAGATTGACCATGATAACTGTTCACAGTATAAATGTTATCTTCCATAATAATCTCATGATCAGTTTGAACATGACCATCGATATATCCATTTACTCCGCCTGTTAAATCATTAACAGCAAATGCTCCATGACAGAAACCAAATATTGGTTTGTTTAATTTATATGCATGGGCAAATAGTAAATCTTCAGTAGTATGACGTTCAATGCTATCTGGACCACCAGTCAACACTAAACAATCAAACTCAATTGATTCATCTATCATACCTAAATTTGGTACAGGAATCAAATTATGTTTTTTAAACAATGCATACCAACTACGCTCTAAAGCATCGAAAGTAAAATGTGATGGAGGGATGCGAACATCCCTCTGTGAAATCAATATATTCATAACGAAGTGTAGAAAATTAAATCGCTACGCTTAACTCACGAGTTGGTTGACCGTAAGCCTGTTTCATAGCAACTTGACCTTCTTCAGAAACTTGTGCGATAGACAAGCAAGTATTCTCATAAAGATCCCAAACAAAATTTTGAGCCATGTCTAGAGCACGTTGCTGTGCTTCTGGAGTAGTACAAAGTTTTTCTAATTTCAAACGACCGATCTCGCTGTGGAATCTTTCGTCACGAGCAATTTTAGCGTAACGTGAAGAAACATAATCATCTTCAATAGACTCAGCCATTGCTTGCCATACAACTGCAGCACGACCTTCAGCCAAGAACTGATAAAGAGCCAATACTAACTCATCGTTCTGTGCATTGTACTTGTCAAGAATAAACACACCTTGTGATGGCATTTTCTTACCATGAGTAGCACCAAGTGCAGCTAAGTCAGCTTCAACACCAGAGATGTGCTCGATAACTTCTTTAACCATACGGAAGTGATTGGCTTCATCGTATGCTTGTTTAGCTAACAATTGAGTTTCTTCGATTGGAGTATCAATTGGCTGATTAGCAACTGCTTGTGCCAATTCAACCATGTTCCAACGCTCGTTGAATAAACGAATCTTAAAATAACCCAACAACTCTTCATTGCTTGGCTTAGTTGCGAAATACTCACGAGTAGTCTTATCAGCTACTGAGTAAAGAGTATCAAATGTAGATCTTAAATCTTGTACGAATTCTTTAGATGATTGCATATTATTTCCTTGATTATAGTGAGCCGTAAGCATCTTCCATAATCTTCTTGCTTTCTGCATTCATACCAGATTTTGCACAAGTGATTAGGAATAAATCTTTACGCATTGCATCAGCGACTTCCATGATTTGCTGTTGAGCAACTGGATCTTCGCATAACTGCATTAATTGGCGACGACCGATAGAAGCATGGAACTTTTCATCTTTAGCGATCTTAGCATAAGTGCTGGCGATAAACTGATCTTCAATGCATTCTGACATCATAGCCCAGTTACGAGCAGCACGTCCTTCAGCAACCAATTGATAAAGTGCCAACATTACTGGACTTTTATCTCCGCCATATTTCTTAATAAGTGCAGCACCTTTAGTTGCTAATTGGTCAGCGTGTGCTTCAACAGCAGCACCAACATCACATGGTTCGCCAGAGAGATGCTCGATGACGTTTTTAACCATACGGAAGTGTTTAGCTTCGTCTTGGGCTTGTTTAGCTAAAAGATTTAATTCAGTAGTATCTGCGTCTGCTGGAGCAGCTGCGATTTGCGCAGAGATTTCTACCATATTCATACGCTCGTTAACCATACGACCTTTAAAGTGTTCGATTAGTTCAGCCTTAGATGGCTTAGAGTCAAAGTATGATTTTACTTGAAGTTCTGAGGCACGAAATAGTGCTTCATTGTTCTTTTCTAATTGTTCAACGAATTGTGCAGCTTGCATTTTTAATTTCCTCGTTAGGGGTTGCTTTACGTATTATTTAGTAATTCATAAATCACAGATTTTTGAGATTTTTATAGTCTAATCTCAATTTTCTGAATCCACCGATCCAATTATCTCTTTTTTCGATAAACAACCTAGGATCGTCGTTATCTACCGCCATTATAATAACAAGCCTACCAACAGGTATTCCTGTTCTTTCTTCAAAAGCCACTGCATATGCTGCAGTTTGCATAAAATAGTTATGGATATCGTCTCTATCTTTAGGTTTACTAGACGTTTTAAAGTCTATGACAGACAGTTTACCCTGAAATTCTGCGATACAATCCACAGTACCTGCTACTTCTAAAAAGTCTGAGTATAGTGGATCTTCCAAAGCATGTATATTATTTATATCACCTAGCCAGTCTTTAATCGACCCAAACATCTCTGCATCAAATATATCTGGGTCAGTAGGTTCTCCACGCAGATAGGATTCACAGAGGGAGTGGATTCTTGTACCTCTTGCGCTGGCTCTTCCAGAGATTTTATTGGCTTCTTCTTCTCCAACTCTCTTTCGCCATTCTGCAATTCCTTTTGCTGAGTGCAATCCTGTGACTGTTGTAACGGAGGGATAGGCTCGACCCGAAGGGGTTTTGTATACCCTCGTACCATTTGAGGCAGTGTCACGTTCAAGTTTGGGTAAATCATGATGTATAAATGTTTTCATTATGTAAGTAAGTGAATTGCTTCCTCGTAGTGATGAATACGATCTTCAAGACCAATGTAACCACCATTAATTTTTTTCGTCATTAGTTTAATGTCACCAGAATCTGCCTGAACATTTAACTTGTTCTTGTTCCAGAACCAAATAGCAGACATCAAAGCAAAATCTTTATCTGCACAAACCCAGTCTGGATTCTCAAATAGATTTTCCCAGTCTTCAAACATATCTTTGGCAAATGAACGATAGTTGTCTTTTCCAGTTAACTGAATTGGTCCACGTCCACGATATTTCCATCCGTCACCTGATGACTCTGGTCCATTACCCATACGACCACCATAAACCTTGTTAGCAATCATTTCTGGTTTGCGTGCATAAGGTTGTGCTGATTCAATTGTAGGGAAATACTTTTTGAAGATACCATTTAATCCTTGTGCAGAATAGTTAAGGTTTTCTTCAAACGTAGTCCAACCACCAGACTCGTGTCCGCACTGCGCAAGAAACGCAGCAACACGTTTTGGTGTATTGATTTCGTATGTTGGGAATACTCCACTCATAGAAGTCGCCCAGCCCTCTGGGTCTTGTGCTCTTGGGAATAATGTTTTAAATTGTTGTCCTGTAATCATTCTCGATCCTCTAGTTTTAGTTTAGCCAAGATGTAATCTTTGACCAATGACGAACGAACAATATCATCAGGTGTAAATTCAATTCGAGTGAAAGCACTCATGTGCATGGCAATATCAAAAAATTTCAGAATACCTGATACATCATTCTTCTTTTTATTTAGATCAGTCTGGCGATAATCACCACACCAAATAATCTTCGAGCGATAACCAACACGTGTCATAACAGTGTCAATTTCCTCGAATGTTAAATTCTGCATTTCATCAACAATAATAATAGCATCATCAAATGACATACCACGAATGAATGATGTAGAGATAAACTCAATGTGATGTTGTTCTTCTAAACGATCCCACGCATCTTTGCGACCAAATAATGTTTCGCAAATTTGACGATAAGGCTGTTGGAAGATTTCCATCTTCTCATTCACATCTCCTGGAAGATGACCAATCTCACGTGATTGTACTGCTGAACGCACTACGATAATTTTATCAAATGGATTTGATTTATCCATCACCTCTTCAATGGCTTTATATAAAGCGATAAAAGTTTTACCTGTTCCTGCCACTCCATGTAATGCTACGAAATAGTCACCACGTTTATATGCATCAAAAAATAATTTTTGGTTATTTGTTAGTGGTTCAAAAGTTTTTAAATCATCAAGTCGTAGTTTTAAATGATTATTAACAGGTTTGCTATTTCGTGTCGCTTCTTTTGGCTCACATTGTACATTATCTACTGGTTTTATTGCTGCTGGTTTACGAGCCATTCGTGTCCCCTAATTATAATTGTGATGAAGACTTTTGTAGTTGACTTCCTGGAGTTTTTTCGTGGATTCTTTGCAGCACCTCCTTAAATCCTGTGTCGAATTTGCGTGTGGATGACATTTTAGTTGGGTCACCAAATGCCACTGATTGAATCACTGTTTCTAACTGAGGATTTTCATTTCTGAAAGTATCTAACTCAGAAATTTTCATAATCTTCTCGAACTGCTCACCTGTTTCTTTATTTCGAAATACATAAGTTGGCATAATATCTCCTTCACATGTATTTATGCTGGAACCATTTTGAATTTTACTTTATTCTTCTCGGAAAGTGCAATTGCCTTGTGATTTCTGGTTTTCCACTCAGAAACATACCAAGATGGGATAGGTCTATTCGTCCAAACAGCAAATGGTTGTTTATCATTGATATAATAGTTGTGATATGCTTGAATCGAATCTGGAACTTTATATTGTTCAGGCATACATTGTGGCATTGGAGTCATACCACCAATTTTAATATTGGTTGGTACATTATCAAGAAAAGGGATCAATTTTTCTGCTACGTGGTGTTTACCGTAGCGGAAAGTATACTCTTTCATAAGATCTCTCCAGAGAGAATATAACCACATGTAGTTGGCAGATGTCTCACGACACCATATGCCTGAAGGATGTTTCATATGTGATGCAAGATACAAATTATCTTCACGTTGGTCAGCTAATTTCCATCGCATGGCTTTTCGACCAGAAATAGACTTACCTTCATACTCATATCCATCAAGAAGACGATGAGCAGTAGACAAAAGTTGTGCGTATTCTAAAATCATCTTAACGACATGTTTGTCAAGATGTTGTTTTGCACATTCTGTTGTGTCTTCGTGGAGATAAAATATATTCATAGCATCCTAAGGAGTCCAACAATATCAATAGTTACCAATAACAAGTAGTTAGCCAACATGCCAAATGATTTCCGAGTATAAGCAGCCCAAGCATACATAGCACAGCCAGCAATCCAGATAGGATAAAGAATGAGTAGCGGTGGAGTGGGCACTGTGAGTGCCATGACGATTGCACAGCCAATACTAATAGCCCAAGCCAACAACTCAATAATAAAACGAAAAGGACTACTATTCCAGTCATCACGAATCCAATCTAAGGTAGGTTTAAATAAATTTTTTATATTATGTTGTATAAGCATTATGCATCTTTATTTTTTTAAATATATTTTCTAATTCAATAATAGTAGTTTTTGTATCTACGTGTAAAATGCCCCATCCACCTTTTTTCACAAATGGATCAATGCATCCTGGAGAGTCATCAATTAAAATTGACATAGAATCAGCAAAATTTGCTTTTTCAGGCTTGCATCTCACAAAATTTGTTTGATAGAAGATGTTGTTTCTGTCTAACCATGCTCTTTTTTGCACTTTTGCTTGATACCCACGCTCCTCATCGAATGTTCCGACAGAAGTGAGGATCTGAATGTCGATAAGACGCAAACATGCAACATAATCAAGCAATTCTTTGGCATCAGGCATTGGTTTTAACAGTGTAAAAATCTTATGATCCAATACTGCATGTCTAAAACGCTGATGATCGGGCAATTCTGGTAAAATTTCTGCAAATTTTGAGTCAAAATCACAAATAACACCATCCATATCAAGAAAAAGTTTAATCATAATGTGTTTTTTTAAAATATTAACGAATACCAGCTGGTTTAGGAGGAATTTTTGTGAATTTTGAGAAATCTGGAGCCTTCCAATCTTTTGGTTTTAAGATTTTTCCATCGGCACGACGTATAACACGTCCAGTATCTTGATCAATTTTGTATAAATTACTTTTTGCACCTTCATCCCACGCTTTATCAATGTCCCAACCACGTGTTTTTGCGTATGCAACAATAACCCATATCATATCAAAGCAAGCATCAAGCTGTTCAGCATCATCATTATTAGAAAATGCCTCTTGAAACTCATTGTATTCTTCTTCGATGAGTTGTTTATACAGTTCTGATAGTGCAGTAGGTTCTGTTGGTAAGGATGGTGTTGCATGGTCACATGCTTTCATAAAAACATGTACGTCTGTGAATACTTTACTCATTTGTTACGCTCTGTATCAAAATATTGAGGAGATTTGTCTAATGGAAATTCTGGAAGATCATGTTGTGGAGTATCCCACTCTTCAGTGTTCCATTCTGGATCATTACCATAGTATTCCTCATCTGGAATAAAATCTAGTGTTCCTTGTGTGTGAAAACCAACTCCACTAAGAAACATTTGAAAATTCTCAATAACTGTATTAATATGGTCAGTAGTAAACTCGGTGCTTACTTTGTGACCAGATGGTTTCCCATAAATGTCTTCGTGTTCTGCAATAAATGTATATTTTGTCATCAGTCGTGCTCCTGTAGTATCCAATATAATTGTTTAATAGTTTCTTTAAGTTCTTGATTTTCTGTTTCAAGTCTACTGACTTTTTGCAGCAATTCTAATATTGCTTCTTCAGTATCACTCAGTGGTATTTGTAGATGTTTCATTTTCTTTTCTTTTTATTGACCAAGTACCATTTTTATTATCAATCCACTCAAGTGTATCACCAATCTGCCAACCAGCAGATTCCATAATTTCATCAGTGAGAGGGAGAACTAAATCTCCACTACCATCGTCTGCTTCTTCAAGTTTAATTGTCCATGATGTAGGTTTATTCATAGTTTATCTCCAACCAATTAGTATCTTCTGGTAAAATCTCAATAGTAATTGCATTCTTAGATGCATTGTCAATCATATTCTGAAGAACACTACGACCATATCCATTCGTACCATAAGATGCTTTGTGACAAGCATATGTGGAGCCACTGCTTCCGTCAAACATGATACACTGACCATCTTCATACGCTCTTGTAATACCACTGTTTAGTTTCCAAGAATCAGCACCTGCCCATCCACCATACCAACAAGCAAAAACTTTATGGAGTGGTGGATGTTTGTCACTGGATATCTTAACAACTACCCAACAATCTGGAGTATATTCACTCATACTTCTACTACCTTTAATTTAAAACGATCTGCACGATCTTCGTAGTTGATGTAACCACGAGGATTACAGACAACACGACAACTTTTAACCATATAGTCAAAGTCTTCGTGAGTATGACCATGAGTCCACAATTTAATTCCTGGACGCTCCATGATAAAGTCATCCAAGCGAGAATTGTAAGCACCATTCATCAAGGTGTCATGCTTGTATTTTGGATGCTCAGAACCTTTGCTGGGTGCGTGATGAGTACAAACAACAATAATCTTCCATGGAGGAATATTATCATATGCTTCTTCAATCACTCTTAGCATGGCTTTGTGGTCTTCAACAACATGTCGTGGAGACAAAGTTGCTGGACGACTCTGAAAACGAACTGTCTTATGATCATCTTTAGTATCAAAGACTCTGTAGCTGACCATCTCATCACTATTCTCGCAGATTTGAAAGTCATTCATACGACGAGAAACATAATTCATGGTCTGCTCACATTCACCATTCATATCAGTCCAAAGTGTTCCACCGATAAAGACGTGGTCATTTAATTCCCATATATCTTTATCAAGAACATGAATGTTTTCCAGATGCTTCAATGCACGCTTAATGTGAACAATAGACTCAGCAAAGTCACCATGATAGTGCTCATGATTACCCATAATATAAATCACGTGAGGAAAGTTTTTTGAACATGCAGTAAAGAACTCCATGTAACGATCCGTCTTTGCAGAAGAAAGAATACTGTCCGTGACTTGCAGATCTACTGCAGTGCAGATATCTCCTGAAAGCACAAGTACCTCAGCATTCTCAGTATTCTCTAATTCAAGTTGCCCAAACTCTAGATGGACATCGGAGCAAATTGCGATTTTCATTTATTTTCCAAAGCAAAGATTAACATAAGATTATTATATCGCAATTCGTAATTAAAGACAAGCATTATCTAAATCTTGGTCCTGCAATCCAAACAACCAGTGAATATCTGGTTCCTCTTGTGACAGGGGTTACTTTATGCAGCAGTAGACTATTAAAGAAAAACGCTGCACCTTGTTCACGTGGAGCCAATTCTGGATATTGCAAACTGGTATAAAGTTCTAAATCACCACCATCATAATCATTGGGATCAGATAGTTGCAAAGTCATAGAAAGTTTTCTTACTGAAAATCCAATACTATCTCGATCAATGTGTGCGTCATAATGACCTGTTGGTGCAGTATACTTTGTAAATTGTATACCTTCGTGTAATCCAGTCAGTTCAAAATTAAATAACTGTTCATTTACGCTTAAGATAGTAGATTCTAATCTTTCAAAAATCCATTCATTTTCTTCATCAGGATGGAAGAAACGTACATCAGATTCTCTGACATTAGTTTTGACTACATCATTAGCAACCTTTGCGTTATGCAATAGCTTGGACTCACCAATCTTTATAATCTCTCTGCATTCCTCTGGGGTAAAAACTTTTTGACAGTGACCAGTGAGCCATGATGACTCAGCATAGTTGATATTAAAGTTCCATTTTTCATTATAAGTCGAAGTCATCGTTTTCTTTCTCTAGTTCAAAGTGTTCTAGTACAATATTTTTAGCTGTCATGGGATTAAATTTAGTATCAGAAGCAATTAATATGGCAAACATGCACTCTTCAATAATCTCTCGAACTAGACTCTCTCGATCAACCCCATGAGTATCAAACAGTTCATCTATTTTACTCATAGGATAATTCGATCCACTGCCACGAAAGTAGAAGGATGTGGAATATCCCAGCCCATGAATGCCAGTTTTACCCACTGTTCCTTTAAGATTTCCAATGATTCTTCTTCACTGTCAGCCACAATGGTCACAGCAATGCCAGCTGTTTTGTGTTTGTAAATGTATTTAAAATTACCATCCATGATACATCCTTTCTCTATCTTGTAGTATTATACCGCATATCGCAATGTAAGACAATTATCTTTTCCAACGACTAGGATGTCCTCTATTTAAAAGGACTCCAAACCATAGCATACGAATACCATTCTTTACTTGCAAGACTCCATTCCTCCAATAGTAGGAACGATAGTTTTTGGCTGCAACCCAGTCGTCCATTAGTCTAGTCTCTTTTTATCTCGGGATCGAAAATTTAACCCTTGTAATGAGCCAAAGCAGTTAATGCTTCGAACTCACCCCATGTAAGAGAGATACTCTTAGTATCACTGATAGTAACATCGAATCCCTCGCCATTGTGCCATTCACATAGCTCGATGAAGTCGTGTTCCTTTGCAAGATGATCATAGTTCTTTAAAGCAGTCATCTTAGTCTTACGATTATACGTTTCCATTATCAACTCCAAAGTGTCTTAGTATTACATCTGAAGATCGATATGGTTCACATGTATCTGCAATATTAGCACATTCTCTAATAATTAACTCTGCAAATTCCTGTAGACGAACATGAGAGATACAATGTTCCACCTTGGCATTAATAGCGATTTCTGTTAATTTTTCGTTCATAATAGCACCAATGCTCCAATTACTAGAACATAGCATATTCCCATAATATGCCATGCTCGTCTATATTCGTAGTTCATATGCAACCTTTCTAAGTCAAAATTTTTCTCGGGGAATTTTTTAGTGAAAATGGGTTTCAAATCGTGTAACCCTCTATAGATTCATAGGGTAGAGAGATAGATGTGATGGGGGATAATACATCGCTCCTCTATCGGACGGGACTCCTAAACCCTCTATAGATTTATTCTAAGGGGAACCCCCTCTTACCTAGTGAGCCAATACAGACCAACAGGCACAGCGTAGATCGCCACAGCATATATTAACTGCGACACGGTATCTGCCATTATACTGAATTCTTTCATATTATTCCTTATTTGTTTATCTGAATATCATAACTAACACGATTCATTTTGCTATCGTATACTGTAATCCTACTACTAATACCGACAGCATTAAACATGTTTTCATATAACTGAGCCACTGCCAGATTTATATTACTATCGCTACCAATATTACGATTCTTAATCCTACTCTTAGTGGTGTAGAATGAAACACCATTTACTATTACTCTAATCATAATAACTCCTTAAGCAGTTAACATGTAAGTAGCAAGGTCTTTCCAGTCTTTGTTACTGGCACGAACCTTAGATACAGCGATAAGAGTACGCAGAGAGATCTCCTTGCACTCACTCTTAATCTTACGAATCAGAGCCAGTGCGTCTGCCTTAATAGTGGCATCGTACTCAGGGAGGAATTCATCGCTTTTTGCAATAAACTCCATACGATCGATCTTCTGGTCCAAAGTCATGGACAGGTCGATCATCATACTACGACTACGAATGGCTTGGTCGATACGATCTTGGTCCATGTTCGAGATGAAAATCACACGACCAGTAAACTCGAATGAACGTGGCAGATCATCGTCCTTCATATCAGCATTCCAGCTAATGATGCGTTTACCGTAAGAGTCCAATGCTCCCTTTAGAAGATTCAGTGCCACTGGATCCTTCAGAACAGCGTCACAGTCATCGAACACAACGATCGACTTGTTGTTCTCGAACAGAGTGCGATATAGACCCTTGGCAGTCGAGAAACCCTTAATCATGGTAAAACACTTGCGTGTATTGATGATTGAACCAACTTGGAAATCAGCAAGGTCACTGATGTCTTTATAGCCATTTGCTTCAAGTGTCTTGGTGACAGTGTAAGTCTTACCCAAACCACCCTCACCAGTAATCACAGCTGATGGCTGAACACCAGTGGCAACCATGTTCACCAACTTCTCAACGAAACCGAAACGAGTGTTGATGTCGTAACGATTGGATTTTTCAACAGCTGCAGCAACTGCCACTTCGATGTCACCAACCATGGACTTCACACGACGCTCCACGTATGCCTTGGAATAAGACTTAATGGTCTTAGAGCCAACTTTCGCAAAGTAGTTACCAGATTTAGCATCAAATTCAACAGCAGTCACAGTAGTCATAATTTTCCTTAATTTCAACGATAGAGAGATTATTCCTCAATTCGCAATTAAAGACAACACCTTTCTCTCCAAGAGCTAAGTTGTTGATTTTACAGGGAAAATCATGATTTTACAGGGAAAAATAACCCTCAAGAACTGGGGGTTATTTCGATGGAGTAGACAGGTGTCTCTCCAGTTTCATGAGTAAGTAACCACTCTCCTACCACAAAAAACACCTCATCGATCGAGTCTATAGAGTAAGCAACTACTTCATGCATTTCGGTCACAATTTTAACAGAGAACATAATATATCCTTATCAAGTCTAACACAGTGATTATGTCTCAAAGTCAAATAAATGTCAAATTTAAATTGCAAGTTGCAAACTAGACCTCAGTCCAAAGATCTCCATCCTGAACAAACTGATTTGGCTGTAGGGGTTTCTTAGTAATAGGTGCGATGGGCTCAGCTGGTTTATTGGCACCACCACTAGTGAAGTTATGGATAGCGACTTCAGCTTCATCACTACCACCAGTGAGCCATGCTGATTTCTTCTGTCCGATTTTCTGCTTCTGTTCTGCCGTTAGTGGTCGTGAGTTGCCACAGCTACGTGAACAGAACTCACCACGCTTGGTATGCTTGACAGAACACTTAGGGCAGATTTTTTCTTTATACGCCATCATTCCCACTCATTAACACAGAAACCACACTTCTCACTAATATACGTCCACCATGCATCACCAATGCCTTATCGTATTCGCAATAATGACTAAACAAGTAATTACATGGATAACTACCCAGAAAGTCTTCAATGCAAGAGCAATTCTGGCTTCTTTCAGTGTTAGGATTGGAACATCTGGTCGATCGTCATCGGTATTTCCCATTAGATGACCAGTGGCTCGTGCCCAGATTTTTTCAAAACTATTCATTATTCTTTCTCGGAGCAGTACACGAATCATTCCAGAGTTCCATCGCTTGTTTACGGTATTCGGCTAGTGATTCTTCTCTCTTCTTAGCGAATTCCTTTGCTTTTTCATCGTCCAATGGTAGCACTTCAAAGTCACCATTCTCCAGTGATTTGATTGTATTATTCATTTCTTTCTCCATACACAGGATTTAGATGTAATGCAACAGGGGGATTCTTCGGTGCAGTAGGTATATATGAGTAAGAGTGGTGTGCAGCCCGATAAAAGAAAAGAGACTAATAAGACTGCGATTTTCATTTCGTTTCCCGTAGAGATAGAAAGACAGATCTATCGCTTGTTTGGTTTTGGTAGTTGTGGCAGTGATTTCCAATGCTCAATCCAACGAGAATGCTCATCGATTTTCTTCTCGTTCTCCATTTCTCTTGTACGAATCTCATTTAGATCTCGACGATAATCACCGAGTTTTTCATTCATCTTGTCGATCTTTTGCTCAATGTAGAGAGTCCTTTGATCCATTAAATCAATGCGACTCTTAAAGTATTCGATATCGTTTCCACGACTTATAAGAAATGCAATGAGTATCAGTACGAGAAAGACGAGTGCAAGTAGAGTTGTAAGAATTACCTGACTCTTTTCGGAGGAATTTAGATCTTTCCAGAGATTCATGATCTCCACTCGCAACGTAGTGTACCATCTGTACCAGACTGTTTAAAGGCACGTTCGATCATCTTGCGATGTTCCTCACACGCACCATTTGTTTTAAAGGATGAATAGTCTATTGTATATCCGTTTAGTAGTAGAATTAAGACCCACATTCTTTACTTGCCTTCCAATTGTCCCATGTGGTCTGTAGCCATTTTTCTGCTTCCTCTGAACTATCAAAGTAAGGACTGACGACTTTATCTTTATCGTCCACGTAAAAGTAGGTATAAGTATGCAGACCTGCATCTCGATACTTAATGAGTTTCATTCTTCTTTTCCATCCATTGTTTTATGTCCATCATCTTCTCGTGTTCAATCATATCAATAATGTCGCTGGTCAGCCTGATCTCCATTTTGAGCCACTTCATCTTTTCTTCCAGCTTGCGCAGCTCATCTTGATAGAATGCCAGTTCCTTCTCCTTCCGAGCACGTGTGTCCAGCAGATCTGATATGATAATTAGTTTGGCATCACTCATCGTCGTCTCGGTATATCTCGTCGCCTGCCCAAATAATATATCCAATAATTGCCATTACCACTAAAAATATTACAACTTCAATCATCTGCAACACCTCCTATCGTCACTGTAATTCCTTTATAACTTCTCTCTGGCTTACCACGATGGCTTCTAATTCTGCGACTCGCTTCTTTGCATCTGCCAGTTGTTGTTCCAGCGTTTTTATTGCTTCAATCATTGATAGGATTGATTCGGTTTGTTGTTCTTGGAGTGTTTTCATTTTCGTTTCCCTTGGAGATATAGAATCACTGTAGATTCCGTTTAAAAATATTCCAGCATTCTTCCCATGTCCAGACTTCGGATGATTTTTTTACCCTTTCCCTAGGAAGAAATAGAGCACTATTAATAGCTGTTTTCAGATCGTTATCCATTACACCATTCTCTGGAGTAAGTATGTCAATTGGTCCAGGAACAGGATATGCAGCAACTGGTGTACCCAGTGATAGTGCTTCAATGATAACGATTCCAAATGTGTCGGTCTTGGATGGAAAGGCAAATACATCGGCACTATGATATTCATTGGCAAGTTCAGTACCAGACTTATAGCCCAGAAACTTTACGTGAGGATAGGTTTTCTCTAGTCTGGCTCGATCTGGACCATCTCCAACGATTCGAATATAATAATCAGTGAGTTTGCAAAGTGCGTCTAGATTCTTTTCTCTCGATACACGACCAACATAAAGAACACGTGGAATCTTACTCTTAGTTCTTGATTGATTTGATTGTAGATTGATGCGATTGACACCACGAGTCCAAGGAATAATATCACCATCGAATCCATTGGCTCTTAGGTCATTGACCATGGTCTTTGTGGTTGTCAGTACAATTCCAGAGTGCTTATGAAACCAGCGTACATAGGCATACGTCCATGACATTGGAATGCCATAGATTTGCTTTAGAAACTCGGGGAATTTTGTATGATAGCTAGTGTTGTAGCGTATTTTCTTTTTATCCAGATAGAGTCGTGCAGCGAGACCTATTGGACCTTCTGTGGCGATGTGAATATGATCCGCATGTATCGCTTCAATCGCTTTACCAATACCAAAGGGGATTGAGATCTTAACTTCAGGATAGCCCAAAGCATTAAAATGACGGAACTTCCTGGGATCAAGATAAACAATACGATACCCATCACGAGTAGCGTAATCTTCCAGGTTTTTAAATGTGGTAACGACACCATTGATTTGGTCTGGTAAATTATCTGTAATAATTAAAATTGTTTTTGACATCTTCCCTCAACTTTAAAACTCTCAAATTTTAACCAATAAGTCATAGATTGTAATGCACTCTCACATTGTTGTTGAGTCTGAAATTGTATCGTTACTCTTCCTGGAATGTCGTTTGGATTGTTTATGTGCACTGCTATCAATAGCATCAGCCACATCGTCGTTCTCCTTGGTCCATGTTACTATTTCCCAGCGACCATCATGATGTTCTACAAGTGCAGTCATTGATTCTACCCAGTCGCCATCGTTCATATACATAACACCATCGATTTCTTTTATCTCTGCATGATGTATGTGTCCACAAATGACTCCATCATACCCACGCTTTTTACAATATGATGCTAGATTCTTTTCGAACTGAAACATAAAGTCAGACGCTTTCTTTACTTTATGTTTTAAATACTTACTAAGTGACCAGTATCCAAAACCCAGCTTATGACGAACCCAATTAAAACGAGAGTTCCAGTCAAGAACTAGATCGTATAACTTATCACCGAGAAATGCCAACCATGGAGCAAGACGAGTGATTCCATCGAACAGATCTCCATGAGTAACTAGGTAATGTTTACCGTCCACACCCACATGCTCTGTTTGATTATGAATCTCAACCAACCCAAAGGAAAATCCATAAGGAATCATTGGTCTTAAAAACTCATCATGATTACCAGCCACGTAAATCACTCTCGTCCCACGTTTTGCATGTCCAAGCACACGACGAACTACATTGGTATGACTCTGTTTCCATCGCCACTTGTTTTGTTTAATTTTCCAAGCATCAATTATATCACCAACCATGTAGAGTGTCTCACATGTGTTGTGCTTTAGAAAGTTATTCAGCTGTTCTGCCTTGCAATCACGAGTGCCAAGATGAACATCTGAAATAAAAATAGTGCGGTATGTTTTGACCATACCTTTATTTATGAATTACTTGTACCAGCCGATGCCGTTGTGCTTTTGCTCGGTCTTCTGTAAATAGTATTCATGTCCCATTTCGTATGCAAAAAGTGGTAACCTCACCACGATTGTATACAATATTGCGATCGCCAGAATTAGTGGTGATAGTATTACTAAGATTGCTCCGATAATCCACTTCATAGTTTCTCCAATTCTTTTTCACATCGTGAAATTTCATCCTTTAATTTTAGACGTTGTTTCTTTAGTTCTTCACAGTGTTGATACTCGTCGTAGTGACAGTCAAGTTCAGTGATTTCTTCATCTAATCTACGATGTTTTCGTTTAAGAGATGTAATATGATGTTCCATTTTTAATCTATCCATACTGTCCTCCGTATGTAAGTGTTTATCACAATAACCAATTTCCATTTAGATTTGATAGGTATTCTTGATACTCATTCTTTAGTGTTTCTTCCCAATGTTTCTTGTAGTCGATGTCGTGCATTCTTGACATGGCACTAATCTTATCTTCTGGCATGCTTGGTGCCAAATTCGCTTTCCACTCTTCAAATGAGAGTTTTGGTTCTATTGTTTTATGATAATCTTTAAAGTCCATTTAAAATTCTTTCTGACAATCCTCCAGGCATACCTAAACCAACTCTACCATCATAGATATTAGAAGCATATTCTCCATCAGCGTCTACATAGTGTAAAAATGCTTGAATCTGTTTAGTACCCTTATACTCTTCTCTCCAGTGTTTTAATTTAACACCTTGATATACTACCATAGACCCAACTGGAATTTTTATAGGATTGGTTTCACCATTTAAATTCTCCATCCATATATCCCATGGTCCAGTATCATCAACGTCAATAGTAATGGTGGCAGAATATTCACAGCTTGGACGATCTTTATGCACTTTCATAATCGCACCATTATAATATATTCTAGCATATGAGTAAGTAGGATGCAGAGTTTTACCAGTGACTTTCTCTACGATTGGTTTAACCATTAGTAAAAGAGATTCAAAACAATATGCTCCATACCATGCAAAACATTTTTCAACTATATCACTATTAAAACCAACTTGATTTAAATTCACATTGTTTAATAAAAATACATTATCTCTTACCATATTAAATTCTAAGGATAATAGATCTGCTGTTTCTTTTGAAATAGCATCATTAACTATCTCATATCCATTTAATTTAAAACTCATTTACATTCACGCTTTCATTAAATAAGAAAACCCTCATGCGAGGGTTTTTCTTTATAGTTAGTTTACATAATTATACGTTATTTGTTGCGTTTTCGAGTTTCCACTTTAACGCATCTTCTTCTTTGAAGAAGTATGGACTAACAGTTGTATTTTCTTCATCCATGTAGAACCAAATCATTTTACCAGTCCTACCATCTTTGTGTTTAACCAAAGTCATAATAATAACCAATTCTTATTTTTTAATAGAAACATCCACTGTAACTTTCAACTCACGTGCTGCAGCTTCAACCAATTTTATCCAAAGGTCTGCAGTTGCTTTGTCTTTCCAAACACGTTCTCCACCAAACTGAACACCATCAATTTTAGTTCCTTCTGGACTTACTTTACCAGCTTCAATTGCTTTATTTAAGAAATCTCGTTTTAACTCGTCCCACTGGTCACTATGTTCCTGTGTGAACTCTTTACCCCAAATTGTTTTAGTAGTTACTGACATAATAATCTCCTTGTTAATTATTGATTATTTATTGATTTAAAATGACTTATATTAATCCTAAAAATGTATCTTCATCACACTCACCACGACATGTTAGTTTACCGCAAACAAAACATTTCATTGGTTTTGGTATTTCTACCTTTCTACCACGTTTCCAATCAGACATCTTTATGATTAGTATTTTTTTATCTTTATAGCATGGTGCAGTTATTGTCATCATATCAGCTGCTGATTCTATGACTAACTCTTCATCCCATGTTTCACTTATAATGCGTTTTTGATTTTCATACACAACAACTTCTATCAATCTAGATTCATTGTCAATTGTGTAAGGATGGCTCAATTTACCATTGTCGCTTAATGCAATGCACTCGCCAGTCATTGTATCGAAAACAAAACTCATATAAGTTCATTATCTGTTTCTGGGCAGTTTCCATTCTTTAGTTGAAATGGTTTACTATCATCTGCTTGAACCTCACTACCGTATTTATTCATAATTTGAGTATAAGCATCTTCGCCTTCAGCTTGTGCCAATTTAGCAGTCATTGCACATCTAAATACGATTCTTTGTGCAAATGCTTCAATATCAAATACCATATCGTGCCATACTTTGGCACCATCTTCATTCTTGTATGATTGTTCGTATAATGTTTTAATCAAGGGATGCATAATTTATCTCAGTTAGGTTATTCGTGTCCTAGCGGATCCTCTGCTATTCCAGCTAGACGTTCTTGTCTTCTTCCACGTGGAGTGTATTTATTTCTATTTGGTTGCAGATCAGGCATTTTACCATTTCTGTCAGAATTATAATAACTCATTGGACCATAATCAAATCGTGCTGTTGATGCTGGATTTTGTTTTTCTATGAATAAACGAACAGAATTCCATTCATTTTCTGTCATCAATTCTCTTGGTGTTCTAAGAAGAAATGGAGGGTTTGGATTTGGGGTATCCCACCATGCAATAGCACGTTGTTCGTTTCCACCATGCATTTCATAAAGTCTTTGCCAAAGACCATTGTCTTTAAAGTATAAACTAAATGGGTCAATAGTTGTCATTTTTATCTTTCCTTATTCTTATGGTGCACTATCGCCAATAATGCCAATATTCTCTATTACGATCATTTTTGTATTGTTCGTAACGAATGATAACGATACCAGATCCACCAGCACCACCAGCACCACCATTTGAAGATCCAGCACCGCCACCACCAGTGTTTGAAGATCCAGCACCACTATTTCCACCTGGACGTAAATTAGCTGCAGATCCTCCGCCACCTAGTCCACCCAGTCCACCAAATGTTCCACCAGTTAATGCTGTGGTTCCAAATATACCAAAACTATTTGCGCATCCACCGCCACCACCACCACCGTAGTAAACATCTGAGCCAGTAATATTTGATAGAAAACCAATTCCACCATTTCCTGCTCTATCACCGCCACCAGCTATACTACCATTTGTTCCAGGACCACCAGCACCACCACCGCCACCAGCTAATCCTATTGCGCTGTAGTTTCCTCCAGCAAAACCTTGTCCATTTGTTCCAAGTGCACCAACAGAGTGACCATATCCACCGCCACCACCAGAAGATCCTGGTCGGGCTGCAGCAGGATTACCTGCTCCGCCAAAATTTTGATTACTAATTACACCAGAAGATCCAGCACCACCACCAAGAGCAACTATTCCAAATATAGAAGAGTTTCCTCCGTTTGAAGATTGTCTATATGGTACGGCAACTTGATTATCGAAACCAGATCCTCCACCACCCCCAACTGTAACTTCCCATGTACCACTTGGAATAAGGATAGATCCATAAACAACACCGCCACCACCGCCACCACCACCTGAAAGGTCGGTTCTTGTGCTATCTTTAAATGGGAATGATCCATTATATCCACCACCGCCACCACCGCCACCGCCAACGATAAGATACTCTACTAATCCACCCACTGACATATACAGTGTAGTTGAAGATGTAAAGGTATGAATTTTATAGTTGACTGGAGAACCAAATTGTTTTTGGTAGTATGAAATTGATCCACCCTCTGCAATTACTTGGGAATCTCTTAATTGATTTGTGATTTGGTTTCTATTGTTATTGTTAGTGGAAGATTCATTGAAATAATTTACGTCATTATCCATACCACCAGCCACATTTTCTGCAAACCATCTCTCTAATTTTGAGTAATCTTCAACTGTGAGCAGTTCTTCTGGAGATCTCAAATTAAATGGAAAATATGGAAGTGGTGTTCTCCACCATTGTTCAACCTGCTCTTCTGTTCCACCACACATTAACTTCTTTGACCTACTATAAAGAGCAGTATTTTTAAAATTTGGATTTTTTAGTTGTGTCATTTAGAATACCATTAGGATAGTTGTATATTTATAATAGGCATTTTTTGTTATTTTATGACTTCTTCAGCTGATAATTCTAAATCTTCTGATAAAAGGTTTAGATCCCCACATCCTGTTAAGACGTGTGGTTTTGTCATTCGTTGTTTTTTTTCTGCGATAAATTCGTGAATTTTCTTGGAGTTTTCCAATAATGATTCTGCTTCTAATTTAGCTGCATCTATATCAATATAGCCACTGGCGATAGAAATAACAGCTAAACAGTGTAATTCATCTTTTGTTAAAGAAATCTTTCGCAAATCATCTGTATCACCATAAAACAGTAGATCCAACCCAAGTTTAGAATTCCACTCACTAAACTCTAAACACGCTTCAGTGGTTCCAATATTTTCTAACTTACCATTAATCCCATCGAATCTTATATCATTCATGATTTTTCTCCTTATACACTAAATGGACATCTTTTCATTTTTTTATAGTTTGAAATAAAATGTGGTCTAAATGAACTGCCAGTCTGAATTTTATCATATTCTATTTTATCTACTTGAATAGATTTAAATTCAACATTATGATCACCATCTAAACAAATTAAATGATACAATGGATCAAGAAAATTCATTTTAATTCTTCTAATATATGATGGTAGTAATAAATTAACATTAATTCCATGGTTATATTTAAAATCTAAAACTCCTGGAAGATATACAATTCCATAATCATTAACGATATTATTGTATGTTGGTTCAATTGCTACAAATTTAACATCTTTGTTACATTTAAATAACCATGGTGCTACTAATTTTATATGATGAAAATGTTCAAATTTATATTGATCAGTGGCAAATTGTTCTTTTGGATGAGTTTCAGGATTATCAAGGTTACTACAATCTGAATATTGGTAACAGTATGAGTTTTCATCGACATCTATTAAAAGGTCAGACCACATTGGAACGATATTTCCTCGGTTGTATAGATCAATAAACCCTGCACAAGTTTTCATTGTCGGAGTTGGCATCGCCACCCCAAGATTATTTGCTTTGTAAATTTCCTTTGGTATTTTTTTCCACCAATCAGGTAAAAACTTTGATGCTCTAGGAATACCAATATTTGCCAATTGTTCAACTTTGGTAAAACACTCTACAACTAACTTTTTTTTCTTAAAGAAAAACATATATTATCCACCTCGTCCAGCAGCACGTTTGATTGGCTTATTGGATTGAATATTCTTCAGTGCCTGCTTAATCATACCACTAGCTTCTTTTGGAGAATGACCACGCTTTAATAAATCTTTCTTCGCTTTCTTTTTTGTTCGCTTGAGCAGTTTCTTTGCTTCCCACTCTTGTTTAAATGTAGATACTTCTTTGTTTTCTTCAGTCATAACTCCTCCATGTTGGAGCGGATAGTGGGAATCGAACCCAACCCTGCGCAGCTTGGAAGGCTGGCGACGCACCTCACGCTTATCCGCTTATTTCTATATCAATTTTTTTTCTATTAAATACTTTTCAAAATCCCATTCAAAAAGATCGGTTACGCATAACATTGGGTTTGCAGAAGCTATTATTGGTAACTTTTTATTAAACCAATCTTCTATATGAAAATGAGATCCACGATTTTTCTTAGGAAATACTGTATCAGGAAAACAATCTTTGTAAATTTTATCTCTTATGTCAAATCCCTTTTCTTTAGTAGTCTTAAACTCTTTTAAGAAAATTGGATGTCGGACATAAGATAATAGTATTCTGTCTGTTGTAAAGTTAAACCATTTTTCTGAATTGTTTCTAATAAGTTCTCGACACTGCCAAGTTATAGGCATTTTACCATTAATAACTTTATATTCTGAACATGCACCAGATAAGAATATTCCTTGAAATCCTTTGTCTTGTTGAAGTTTCATCATATATTCCATCATATACAGATTAAAAACCCTATGAACTACCCTATTAGTTTGTGATCTATGCATCACAAACTCGGAAAATAATCTTTCATCTAAGTAAATCGGCTCATGATTTATTTTCCATTGTCTACAAAAAGAAGTGCTTACTAAACTATCGTAATCACTAAGATCTTTTTTATGAACATAGGTACAAGCAGTGAATGGAATACCAAGTTCAATTAAACATCTTGCTATAAATCTACTGTCACAGCCACCACTAAGAATTAGTTTTACATCTTTATTTTTACATATTTGTTCAAAGTGATCTAATACTTCTTCTTTGAATGATTTTAAAGTAGATTCAACTGAGAAATCTATTTCTACATCACACTTGTTTATATGTATAAAATTATACTTCATGTATTATTTTTTAAATTTTAGTACAGTGTTAAAAGCAATTGAAATTCTATCTTCACTTGATTCATTAGAAATTACGCTATGTGGTAACCAAGAAGGAAACAACACTAATTGTCCTGTGCTTGGTTTAATCCGAATCACTGTAGAGTTGTACGAATTATATTCTTTAATCATGTTAGGAAAAATGACAAATGCAGCAACTGGATTTGGATTACTAAACTCCAACGCTGACGCATCTTTCCCTGCCTTAACATAATACACTCCTGACATTAACATCCCTGGACAATCATTATGTACATGATGTGCAACAATATATGGATTAGAATTTATATTCACCCATGCATTGTAAATTTTTTGTTCAGTGGCATCAGAAAATTGTAAATGGTCATGTAATGCATCAATTCTAGCACCAATCTCAGTGAACAATTCTTTTAATTCTGGTTCTGTTCCTTTGAAATAGGTAGTTTTATCTTTCTCTACACCTTCAGTCACTTTGTAGCAATAGTCAGCTATAGAATCATTATCTATTTCCAATTCATCTGCTGCAAAGAAATTACTAAAAACATTTTCAATCTTCATAAACTCACTCTCTTTTATTTTAAAATGGCTCCAAAGGTAGGGATCGAACCTACGACCAATTGATTAACAGTCAACTGCACTACCGCTGTGCTACTTTGGAACAAACTTTGGTGCGAGAGGAGAGACTCGAACTCTCACGACTCACGTCACTGGCTTCTAAGACCAGCGTGGCTACCATTACACCACTCTCGCATCTACTTATCTTGGTCGGAGATGAAGGATTCGAACCTTCGGTCTTCTGCTCCCAAAGCAGACGGATTAACCAGACTTTCCCAATCTCCGATAAACTTTGGTGCTCCCTGACAGAATCGAACTGCCATCAGAGGATTACAAATCCACTGTAATACCATTATACTAAGAGAGCATGGTTGCGGATGCTGGAATCGAACCAACAACTGAAGCATATGAAACTTCCGAGATACCGTTTCTCTAATCCGCTACAACTTGGCGACTCGTGGGAGGATCGAACTCCCGTGATCGGATAGACAATCCGACGTAATAACCATTATACGAACGAGCCATTATTTTAAAATGGAATGTAATGTTCATTGTATGTTTTTTGAATACTATTTTGAACAACTGGTATTAAATCAAATGCTATAGTTATTCTTGGAAAATCTTCATCCCACTCTGAACTTTTATGTTTGTCGCCATCAGACTTACCAAAAACTAAAAGACCATTTTTATTTTGAACATCATATTGTATATCTGGAGGAATTTTATAACTTGTATAAGAATTTCCTACATTTACACAATAATATCCATGATATGCTCTGGCACTACTTTCCCAGTGTCCATGCCAATCTATAAAACTTCCTTTTTTAAAAACATTTAACCAACATTGAATCACATATTGTTTTTCTGGTAGTAAAGGTTTAACAACCTCTCTTATATTTTCTAACAAATCATTTGTGTGTTGAGTATGATAACTAAAAAAGTTGTACTTGCTAAAATTTTGCGTAGTGTAAGAACCAGCTAGTGTAGATATTTCTTGTTCACCATTTTTATCTATCACATACTTCTCTAATTCTAGACAGTTTTCAAGTAGTTTTTATTATCAATTTGTATCATCTTTGAAAATAAAAAATTAGGAATTAGTTCATTTATCATACATTATCCTTATTTTGGTGGAGAATCTTGGAGTCGAACCAAGTTTCCAGAGGACACAGATTTACAGTCTGCTGCAGTCGCCAATGCTGCTCATTCTCCAATACTATTAGTTTAGCTGACGCACTGTTTGCTATACCTCAACAGCTTTACTCGAGTTTACTGTTTATTGATATAGTTACGGAGAGTTGACGTTTACTCAATGGCTTACATCAGCTAAACTAATGGTACACGATAGGAGAATCGAACTCCTCTTCCTGCCGTGAAAGGGCAGTGTCCTAACCGATAGACGAATCGTGCATAGTGGTAGTTTTTAGAGAACTACCAAACTCTGCGTACTTGCATGGGTAACTTATCCCAACTTCATGCTTTAGATTCGACTAAAGACTCATAGAAGATTTCAGAAGAACTACTATTATACATCAAAACTTATTGCAAGACAACAATTATCTGGAGTGGGTGACAGGGATCGAACCTGCATAATACGGATTTGCAATCCGTCACCTAACCATTCAGTAGCACACCCACATAATCTGGCACGGCATGGAGGAATCGAACCACCATTCTGAGTTTAGAAGACTCATGTCCTATCCGTTGAACGAATGCCGTATAACTGGCGGAAGAACTGAGATTCGAACTCAGGGAACATTTCTGTTCGGCAGTTTTCAAGACTGCTGGTTTAAACCACTCACCCACTCTTCCTAAACTTGGTGCGACTGACCAGAATCGAACTGGTATGACTTGCGTCGAGAGATTTTAAGTCTCTTGTGTCTACCTATTTCACCACAGTCGCAATAACTCTATTATACCCCAAACGATCTTGCAAGTCAATGGTGTGCCAACTAAGAATTGAACTTAGACTCAACCGATTATGAGTCGGACGCTTTACCATTAAGCTATTGGCACATTGTTCTTATTGCACGTTTTCGTGAATCCACTTCCAGTATTCTTCTACTGTCATTTCTTTCTCCTCTAAAAACAAAAAACCCTCGGAGATTTCTCTGCGAGGGTTGATGAAAAGTATAATTACCTATCAGCTAACCCTCACTCCTAGATTTAGGTATGAGTGTTCCAAGCCACATAATAGTGGATTGGTTGTTCTAAGTGTAGGTATATGTTTCATCATAGTAATTCTATTTAGGATTTATTTTATACATTTAAAACTTTTGCAACACTGTTCATTACTGCAGCAATGCGACCAATGTCACGTAGTTGCTCAACAGTGTAACCCTCTTTCTTCAGAGTTTCGTAGTGTGCCTTCACGCAGAAGTGGCACTTACCAACGATACTTGCAGCAAGAGAGAATGCTTCAAAATTTACCTTAGTTGTTCCACCATGAGATGCAATCGCATTCATGCGTAGTTGAGCAGGTAGACCAGCCAATGCAGGATCGTCTGCCATCTCAACATACGGATACCATACGTTGTTCTGTGCCATAATACTTGCAGCAGTCATCGCTGCATTCGCATGAACTGGATTGTCTGCCAACATCACTGCTAGAACTTTACCGTTACCAGTTGCAGCCAATGCAGCCACGGCACAACCCATAGCAACATCGGCATCCAATGTGCTACGCAGAAGAACAGCATCAAGATTTAACTTGGTGTCCTTTGCATATTCAGGCAACGCTTCTTTAATAGAATCGTTGAATGCCATTAGAGAGTCTCCCCACCCACTGTACGATTACATGCGCACAACTCACCAGTCTGCAATGCATCTAGTACACGAAGTGTTTCTTCTGGTGAACGACCTACATTCAAGTTATTCACAGTCACGTGTTGAATCACATTTTCTGGATCAACGATGAAAGTGGCACGTAGTGCTGCACCTGCAGGTTGATAGAACACACCGAGTTGATCAATCAATGACTTATCCCACTCACGTGATGTGTCAGCAAACTGAATGTGCTTCACTTTTTGTAAGTCAGCGTGTGCTTTCTGCCATGCTACCTTACAGAACTCATTGTCTGTGCTACCAGTCAATAGAACTGCATCACGATCTTCGAAGTCTTGGAACAACTTATCATACGCTACGATCTCTGTAGGACATACGAATGTAAAGTCTTTTGGATAGTAAACGATAACCTTCCACTTACCTTCAAATGATTTCTCTGTAATATCAAAGAATGCGTCTTCTGGTTGTCCAGGTTTTACACCAGTAACAACAAACTTCTCAATTTTATCTCCAACTGTCAACATACTCTTTTACTCCATTAGTTTAGTTAATTAAATTTGTTTTTCATGTAAATATAGATTTTGATTACCATCTATATTTTTAGAAAAGTAAATACCACCAGTTTCTACATTGTCTACATATCTATAATGATTTAGTGGTAAATTTAAATCCTTACAGTAATTTGGGTCTATGTCGAATATAACAGAAATTCTATCATCATCTCCGATATTTTCTGCCCAATGTAATTGTTTATTATCAAACCAAAATAATGTTCCAGGTGTTATTGTTACCTCTTCATCTGCAACATAATATTTGTACGTACCTTGAATAGAAAAATGAAATCTATTTTTCTGATATTTTCTACCAAAGTCATAGTGTTTTTGTACTTTATCTCCAGGATACAACTTAGTTATTATAATTCTTACCAATTCTGTTTTCAAGCATGGGAATTTAGAAGAAAGACATTCTAATAACAATGGATAATCTTGAAACAATTCTGTTTTTCTAAACTCTACTAGTGGACTATCATAAATTTGACCAAGTCTATCCCATTCATCATAAGAATGTTCTTCTTCAGGCTTTCCAATTTTGTATGGTCCAGATACTAAAAAAATATCTTTTTCAAAAGCAGCCCTGCGTAGTTCACAATGAATTTTACCAGACTTAAATAAGTCGTGGGTTCGTTTCCAGTTAATTGAATTTGTAACAACTACTTCTTCACATATAGAAGAAACGTCCAAATTTTGTTCAATTATTTTTATGTGCTTCATTTATTTTGATAACTTCAATATTACATTTATTTAAAAAGTTTATACCAGCATCATCTCTATAAAAATTTCTGTAATAAACATTAGTTATTCCTGCACCATAGATTAACTTAGCACAGTGAACACAAGGAGCATGAGTACAAAATAAACTGGAACCATTGCCTGATTCACCATCACGAGCCAATTTGAGAATAGCATTTGCTTCAGCGTGGATGACCTCATCTTTAGTTTTTAAACGATACCAACCATTGTCAGTACCAGTGAATCCCAATCGTTTCATTTCATCTGGAGATGGAATTTGTTCGTCACTACCAACATATTCAGTATGCTCACAATTATTATCCCAACCAGATGGCATACCATTATATCCAATTGAGATGATACGATTGTCTTTCACGACAACCGCACCAACCTGCAATCGTTTCGCACTGGACAACTCTGCGAATCTCTCCGCAGTGTCCATAAATGCATCAATCCACTTCTGTTTCAATATATTCCTTAGTTAAACCTCGCCACTGGACAACTTTAATGTCATCATCCTCCCAACGACCCCACTTACCGTTTTTATATTCACAGTATTGTGGAAAATTCCATGCTTCTGTTGTCACTTCATAACGACCATCGACTGCAGGAGTAACACTGATTGGATACCATTCAGTTCGTTCTAACTCTGAAAGAGAATCTTCTAACTGTTCTTCTTCATGTCGCTCTAATTCATCCCAAACATTGGCAAAGTCAGCAATGTCCTCTGGTAGATTTTCTACCTCTTCACGATTTGTATAATCGAACTCGTAGTAATCATCATATCCATCTTCGAAACGACCAGCAAATCCCATTCCAGGTTCATGATACAATGCACGAACACTCCAACCATTCTCGTTTAAGAAATCATAAAGAGCAATTGGTGGTGACCACGCTGTGTCAAAATGCATGACAATCGTATTGTCATCCTCTCGTTCCCAATCATGCATTGAAACATCCCACTTTGTACCCCAATTTTCGCACGACCAACCATAGTCCCACTCACCATCGGGGTTTGGTCGCAGGTAGTTAAATGGTTGTGCATCTTCTTTTAGAAGTTCTTGCTCTAGCCCATCGATTTTAGTTTTGTCTTCGTTAGACAGGGTTGCTGTATTGTAACACCAGTTTGGCATATTTCACTCCGTTCATAATAAGGTTAATTATACTACACTTGCTCTTTGGAAACAACTTTTTCTTTCTTTACTGGTGCAGGAATGATACCTGCATCTGATACTAATTTGTGTGTAATCTTTGGATACAACTTTGTAAGTTTCTGGTCTTTGACTGCAATAAGAACTTTGGCTTCATCAGGATGGACACCTTCCAACAAAGAGATGAATAAAGATTCTCTCTTGAGAGGTGTCAAATCTTTGCGAGTAAACACATACATTCTTCGTGCTTCATTGAACAAATTTGTTGGTGTCATTCCCATTGGTTCAGCAGCAGGTTTGAATGGTGGCTCACCATCTGGTAAAATAAACTTGTAGTCTGGTAGGAATGAGTGTGCAAAAATCACTTTAAGTAAAAAGTCTTGTTTGTAATTTTCGATTGCTTTTGGATTCTCATTAATATCCGTAAGCATTTGCGTTAAGTATTTTCTCATTAAAAGTCTTCCAATTCTTCTAGTAGTAGTCGGCAACGATGTTCCATAAGGTAATTCATAACAGTCATCTTATCTCCATTCGGTTTATTACTTAGGTATGTATCAACGATACAAGTTTGAACATCCTTTGGAATGAATTCAAAATCAACCAATGTGGCATTGCGATGCCAGTTGCGACGTTCATCATCATTCTTACACGCATCGAATCCTTTGTCAATAAACTCAGCGAGACGTTTAGCTGACATAGGTTTCTGTCTTTCTCCAACCATAAACACATCGTCTTTGCTTAAGATATTTGGAACACCATCACCAGTGTCACCTTTAACAATGTGTTCAATCATAAAGTCACGAATCTCTTGTTTTGTTGCAGTGATATATTTTTTCTGCATCGGAGACCACTGCTTTACAGTAGGATACAATTGTAACTGTTTGAAGTCTTTGTCAGAAGAAAGAATCAAAACTTTCTGAGGATCCTCTACCAATCCTTCTTGAACCAACTGATTGTCTTGCAACCACTTAGACATCACTGCAATAATATCATCTGCTTCTGCACGATCCACGTGAATAACTCTCCATGGAAAATACTTGGCAATGTCTTCACGCATTTCTGATAGAGTGTCAAAGATAAGTTTCCAATCTAAATCTGATTTATCTCGATTAGTCTTACGCATACCTTTATAGAACTCAAAGAATTCTTTACGCCAATACTTACGACCATCACAACAAATGACCAACTCGCCATACTCTTTGCCATACTTTTTCTTGTATGACTTGATTGTGGATAATGTTACGTGACGAATCAAATTCTTAACTTCTGATTCAGTACCCTTCAATTCTCGCTGAAAAGTTAAGATTGCTGCAAGAGCAACTTGAGAGTAATCAACTAGAATCATTTCATATCCATTTCTTTAACAAAATTCTTAAATAAACCAACAAACGTAGTCATTTCCTGCTCAACATTAACAGGTTTCTTTTCAACACAATAAGTTTCTCTTTGAACACGCTGAACAACAGCTTGACATTCTGCCAGTGTTTTAAACGTATTTGGTGCTTCAACGACACCATTCGCTGTAATAATCATTAAAACAAACATGGTGTTCATCAAAACGCTCCAAGCAAAATACATTCTTCATTAATACGTCCATTCGGTGCGGATGGTTTCGTAGTTAGTTTCTTCAGTGCACCATTCAATGCACGTTTACCCAGTGCCAATCCTTTAAAGAATTCCTCTGGTTTGCGCAGTGTCATCTGTTGAGATTCTTTAATATCAAAACCGATGATTGTAGTGCCTTTGACTGACAGTGGGTTACCACCTTCACCCCTGTAAACACCGATGCGACGATATTTGGTATTGTAATACCATACTTCAGTAGAACCAATAATCGACTCTGGTTTGATAGACTTCAATCCGAGATCTGCAAACTCTCGCATGAACTTCATCTTAGATACCAGTTTAGTAGGTGACTGTGGTTTACGTTTACGTGGTTTACGATCTGCTTTGGCAGTCTGAATCATTTGCTGGCAGTCGTCAATAATCTCACCAACAAACTTGTGGAGTGCTTTTAACTCTTTCTTAGAGAAGTTTGAATATCCCTCAATAAGTTGGTCATCTTCACCATTAATTGCATCTGCTAGTTCGTTATAGCAATTAACAAAACTATCACCGATACGTTTAGCAATTGGTGCGGATACTGCTTGAGCAAGCAAGTAGTTCTTGGCAGAAAAAGTAGTTTTACCCTTACTAAGAACAAAGTCATCGATAGCACCTTCGATCTCGCCAGCAAGTTCTCTTGCTTTTTCATCCATGCGTTCTTGAATGCTGATTACATTGGTTGGTGCAACAACTTCTTTCTTAACTTCTTTGACGATGTTATGTTTGGCAACGAGAACAGCAACACGTGACTCAAGAAGAGCCATGTGTTCATCTGATAGAGTATTGCCATTGGAAAGCAAACGACACATAATGCCAATCTGGCGAACATCAAAGTCACTTGCTTTGTTTAGTGCAAGAACTTCATTCTTTCGATTCAGTTTGGCAAAGTACTCGAGTGCATATTTGCGACGTTTCTTTTCGTCTGTTTGATCAGTGTACCAGACCAAAGCAGTGCTGATATCTACGTTGTAGTGTTCAGCACGAATAGTTGGCTCGTCTTTAATCTTGTTTAATTCAGCGTGGGCTTTGGCACGTTTCTTTGCAGCATTAACATTCATAGGTTTGTAACCTCCATAATATAATATCTATTATACCGCAAATACGAATTAAAGACAACACTTATTTTGCAGTAATTTTCTCGTATAGTTCCACGAAGTCCTCGTGGTCTGCAACCTCTTGAGCCAGATTCTGCTTATGATATGTCTTTGCAATCTTAGAAATAACTTTCTTTGGGATTTGCAATGTATCGGATTGTTCCTTAACGATTTCTCGAATAAGATCTCGCTCTGCTTCAGTACGAACCATTGAATTGCTAATCTCTTGAATAGCACCTTGTAAATCTTTTTTCTGTTCTGGTGTTAATGCGTAATTCATTTTTTACCTCTAAATGATAAAGTTGTTCCAAAAAATATCTGCATCAATACCATCGCAGACCAAGTTTCAAGTGTATATGCAATAGTAAACCCAAATAAAGTATTAATTGCCCATATAAAAAGAAATGGGAATATAACTGCAATGGCGATAATAATTGCAACACCGATAACTACCCCAAATGTTGTTAAGATTTTATTCATAGTTCAAATCCTATTTTCGTCACTGATTCCCAACGAAAGGATCTCCACTCTTGCTTTTCTGTGTCAAAGACTCGTACTGCGGATCCAGAATCCTTGCTAGTGGTTTCTGTCTTCGGTTGTTTGTCTGTGGGAATTCTGGATTCGACAAGGGTGCAGAACATGTCTCTGCTTGAACCATCTTTTTTGATAAAAGTAATGCACAAGTCTTTGATGTTTTCATCGTGGAGTACTCCGAGAGTCCAGGTTTTAAATTCTTCAAATTCTTTTTCATTCTTGAATACTGTTTGGAATGCCATTATCTAATCTTTCTGTCATGTCTTTAAAAATTGGACCAAAAAACTCTCTAAACTCTTTTGGAGAAAAGAAAGATGTGTGCCCATTGTCAATTATAACTTTACCATTTTCATCTGTTAATTTATTTTTGATTGTGAATTCAATCGTTGCATAAGATGTGCCTTCGTTTCGTTCTTTAATCACAACAGTCTTTAATAGACCCCCACGATAGATCTCTGCTTCATAGTTAAGACTCATAATCTTCTTTCCTGTGTTTAGGTTTACGAATGTATTGAACCTTACTCTCTACCACACGCATGCGATATTTCGGAGTACGTAAATCCTTTGCAACAGGATCTCTAGGTTTCAAAGTCTTATTATACGCTTTCATTTTTTACAAGGCAAATTTCTTTAGGTATTCTTTTGCTTCTTTATATTCTGTTTGTTCTATTGCTTCTTCTGCATGTGCAAGAATAATCATTTCTTGCAAATAGTCTGCAAGTTTCTGATCTTCCTCATCCAATAAATTGTACCACTCAAAAAACTCTTCTTCTGTTTCAAGAGTCCACATATGGTCAAGCATTTCTACTTCATAAGATGATAGATTATTAATCTGAATCATGCAACTTCCTTAATGTTAGACCATTTTGCAAGTTTAGCCATTTTGGCATTCTTTGCACGATAGACAGTCATCTCATCCACCATGTCACTTGCGATTAACAATTCAATCATACAAAGCAAGTCACCTAGTTCTTCTTCCAGATGCTCTCTGTTTGTTACACCATTGTATTCGTCATCCATACCAAATCTGAATACCTTACTTATCGCTTGTGTGACTTCAGCACACTCTTCCTGAGTGATCAAAAGAATTTCTTGATCTGACTCATTTTTAATTTTATTATTCACAAATTTATTCATTTAGCTCTTTCAATTGTTACACGATAACTCTTACCATTCCTGTCAATTACTGTCATAGTTTTCTTTGTAGACAGGAACTCACCATTTGGACCAAGATCCCATTGGACTTTTCCAACTGAATCAACGAATGATCCATATACATGAGCATCTTTCTTCAAAGAGTCATGTATCACTTTCGCCATATAATCACAATATTCTAACATAATCAATCTCCTTCAAATTAGTGCTGGTTTTTCTTTATAGTCTGTAACCAGCAAAAATAGACTGCTGCTGTTTTGGCTGTTTAAAGTCTGCCACGGATATCCCTCCAGTAAGACTTGTGGGGTTTTAATCCCAACTCTTTTTATCACCGAACTGCTCGTTGTACTCATAGCCCATGAAGTACGCACGCATTTCTGCAATGCTCATGTCTTTAGATTCAACTCGGTCACCATTGTAACTTCCCTTAGGATACCAGTGTGGATCTTGTGGACGACTGTAGTAACTATCAGCTGAACCACGATCAAAGGGACTGCCATGTGTGCGATCAAAAGTCTGACCACGATATTCAATTACATTATCAATAACCATTTCACTTTTCTCCATAATATTGTGCATCGTCATTTGCCATCTCATCGGCATACGACATCATTTCATACTGCCTTTCTAATTCCAAATTCTCAAGCTGTTCGATGACATCATAAACCATTTCAACTGGACACTTCAATGTCGCTACAATATACTTTGGCGACATGCCACCTTTTAACAACTCTTCGATTTCCATCGATAACTCTGCCATTCTGCTCATCATTTCATTGCCTTTGTGCCAGAAAACATTAATAACAAACCAACGATTGTAAATAAAATCTGTGCATAAAAGTAGTCAGATGGACCATGATCCATGCCACCTACTGCACCAAACACCATCAAGAATCCAACTACCAAACGAATAGAACCTTGCATATCAAATCCTCACAATCAAACCATAAACATAAACAGCCAATAAACCAACATTGACCACCACTAAACTCACACGATTAATTCTGACAGCCCACACTAACCACAACACAGAACCGATGTTGAACATATAGATGTTCAATGGATCGATAGAGAGTGCAGTGGCGAGTGCAGCACCAACAGTAACTATCGTGGCTGACCACTCTAAAATTGCATTCACTTTTTCATTTTTCATACAACTATTATACCGCATTCTGCAATTAAAGACAAGCACTTTTTGGATGTAAAAAACCCCTGTGGATACAGGGGTTTAGGAGGGTAATAACCCTACAGGTCGTGGGGTTATTCCTTTATTTTGCTACCTGCTAGTCGATACGGAAGATACCAGATTTGTAGAAAATACCAAACCCAGAGATCTACTGGGTGTATCATGCTTTTAATTCGCCACGTTCGATTAAAATCTTTTTATTGGCTTGATGTTCTGCTTGAGTCAATTCTTTGTTCTCACCTTTGTATGGAACTGCATAATTATTCTGAATTAACCAGTCATTGACACGAGTGCCATCTTCAAGAATAAAGACACCAAGAATTCTACCAAACTTATCATCGTTACTGTCAGGTTTTTGTGTTTCAATAATTTGCCAAGAACCCACAGGTAGTTTCTCTGCTAATTTCTTCTTAGAGAGTTGCCCACGAACTTTTTCTTCTGCAATAGTAGTTCTTGATTCTGGAGTATCAACTCCAGCCATACGAACTCTTTGATTAGCAAGGATAATTTTGAAACCTAAGTCTAAATCGATGTCAACTGTATCACCATCAAGAACTTTAATAATCTTACATTTATATTGATACATAATATTCCTTAGTCGTTACGACTATTTCTGTGAGTTGGATCTCCAGCTTCATACACTGGCATTGTAGTTGCTTCTGCCAATGGAGACGAGTTGAAGTCAAATCCAAATCCATTTTGTGATGGAGCCATTGGACGTGGTGGCATCATACCCATTGGTTTTGGAGCAGGTGCAGTAGGTGTAGTTGCAACTGATGTTGGTGGTTTATCCCAACCTTTGTTTGCAGCTTGTAATGCTAATTTCTGTGCATCTTTATCCCCACCAGCCAACATGATACCTGATAAAGTACCAGTCAAGAATGTAGCGATAGGAATAATCAACTCAAAGAATTTCTGGTCGATAGGACTAATAGCGTTCAATGGTTGTGTCACAAAAATAATAGAATATAAAACAACGAAAACAATTCCAACAAGGGTAAATGATAAACAGATACCGATGAAGAATTTAAGACGAGCCATTAACTGCTCTTCTGTGTACATAAAATTATCATTCATTTGCATGCTCCTGTAGTTGATACTGGTGTAGTTGGTTTAGAAGTAACTTCACCATCTTTTGGAGGTCCAAGTCTTGGATCTCGCTGCCCTTTAAAAATATGTTCAGGACAAGTTCTTGTCACGTCACATTGTGGTAATTTACAAATTTCTTTATCCCAGTTTTCTGGGTTTTGACATGGATAGCGAAAAGACTCTGTGCTAACCATAGAAAATCCAATAGGAATTATTAATAAGATTCCTAATAATTTAAATAATTTTTTATCATTCATGGCAAATTCCTTATAGTTATTTTCCTGCCAATGGATTATCTAATGCCTTTTGTATCTTACTATCTATCTCTTTACGTAATTGACGAACATCCTGTTCAGTCTCACGAGAAAGTTGTTTTCCATCTCGTTCGACCTGCTCGACTACTTTTTCCATTCTACGTAAGTCATCTTTTAAGTCATTCTTGATGTCACGTGTGTAGTCCGCAGTCTTTTGACTGTTTTCTTCAACCACTGCAAGACGTTTGTCAAACACGCTAAGGTCTGGTGCAACATATTCTGCAATACGTTTCTTCATGCTTTGATAGTCCTTGTAAACTTCAAATGCTCCATATAAACCACCAAGAACTGATGATACGATTGTAAATGCTACCATAAGTTTAGCTGGGGTGAATTCGTATCCACCAATACTAATAACAGTATCTTTACTAGCATACTTTTTTACTGCTGCTTCTGCTTCGTCAATCTTTTTATTGACATCTTTAATTTCTGTTGTCATTTTACTTTCCTTATTTTTGTCTTTCTAATTGTTTTACCATACTACGCATTTTTATCAATTCAGAAGCAGATGGACCTGCTGATGCTTCTTTATCCATTTGTATAGTCAATTCTTTTGGTTCACTTTTAGTGTACCAATATGCAGCGATTGCAAGAACTAGAACTTGCATTAAATAATAAACCATAAACGATTCGAATAAAACTGTTATTTCCATTGTAGTTCTACCATTTCGTTGTGTAACTTATCTGACCCTGTCATAAATTTTCTTCCTGCAGGATTATCAATATTTTTTTGATTATTATATACAGTGAATGGTTGATAACTACGACCATCTGGTATAAAAGTTTTTCCGTAAACATCAAAACCTGGAACAAATGACATTGCAGAGATAACTACAGTTTGAACTTGTTTTTGTTGTTCAAAACTTTGTGCATTATTCATCTCTCTTTGTGCTTCTTTCCCCTTTGATATCTCTTGTTGTTTTGCTACTTCTGCTTTTCTTTCAGCAAGTTCTTGTCTAGTTGTTTTTTGAGTTCCAGTACTTTGAGTATCTGTTTTAGTAGGTGCATTCTGTGCACTTTCAGTAGTGCTTCTGCTAGTAGTCCCATCTTGTTTTTTCTCTTCTTGTTTTCTATCTTCTTGTTTCTCTTGTTTTCTTTCTGTCGCAACAGCAACAACAGTAGGTGTTGAACCATTATTGCTTTCATTATTTTGTTTAGATAATTGTACTGGAGCAGCTGGTGCTGCAGAAGAATTTGTCGTTGTAGTTGATGATGAAATTGCTTTATCAACGTCACTATCACCTGTTTTAGAAATACCTGTTTCTACTTTACCGTCAGAGGCGATGGCAATAGTTGTTTCTGATGTTGATCTTGTAGAAGATAATAAAGATGTATTAGATTTTGTTGTAGTTGTATATCCTGGACACATTTTATTAGATTGTGGATTAGAACCACAAGAAGCAAGTGTCGTTGTGTAATTTGGGCAATAAGAATATGTTAATTGATTACTAGAGCAAGCATTACTAGCAGTAGTATATCCTGAACAAAGAGTATTACTCAGAGGATTTGATGAGCATGTTGTTTGTGCTGTTGAATATCCTGGACAATATGAAGCATATAGTGCATTCGAACTACATTGTGTTGTGGCATTTTGATAACTTGGACAGTAAGACGCATAAAGTGGATTTAATGCGCATTGAGTTGAAGCAGTATTATATCCTGGACAAGCAGAGTCATACAATGGGTTTGCTGTGCATTGTTGATTAAGATATGCTTGAGCATATCCTGGACATTGAGGTGCGTATAGAGGATTTAACGAACATTGTTGAGTTAAATAAGCAGCAGCATATCCTGGACAAGAAGGATTGTATAATTGATTAAGTGTGCATTGTTGATTGAAATATGCAACAGCATATCCTGGACATTGTGGATCAAACAAAGCATTAGATGAACACTGTTGATTGAAATATGCAACAGCATATCCAGCACAAGATGGTGATGATAAAGGATTCGCTAAGCATGGATCTGGTGTATAAACTGCGTTACTATACATATTACTAATTGTAGCAGCACCAATTGTCCAAGGTGACATTGCGAATGCTCCAAGAGTTGACATTGGAACAGAAGAGTTTAATCTGTATTTTTTTGAATACGAACCAGATACTCCGTTGTTTCCACCATTGTGTGTATTTGATTCGCTGAATATTGTTGCATTGTTGGTATCAGTTATAACTGTAGCAACACCTGCGTCTGAATAATTCCAACCAGTTAAACAAAATCCAAACAAATCAAAAATGGCACATTGTCTACCAGCAACACTGTAATTATATCCATAATCAAATCCATGAATAGTAGCACCTGCTCCTGCTAAAGCCAGTGCTTGATTGATGGCATATGCTTGAGTTCCTGTAGTTCCAGGTAAAAGATTATTACTTATTTGTACTGTATTATATCCTGGACATGATGGAGAGTATGCTGGATTAGTCGCACAAGGATCAACTGTATACTGCAATGTTAAAGAGGGGTTGCGAACTTGTGGTCCATAATAACCTGCCCAAAATCTAGCATCTTTACCTGTAAATGATAATTCTAAATTAGATAAACCTGATAAAGAATAATTTTGGGGGAACCACTGTGTGCCAGAGAAGTTTGTAAACCCTCCGCTTGTTTGTGGATAGTTGTAGTTATATGTTTGAAGAGCATTTCCTACAGAATCTTTCAATACAACTTGACCAGTAAGTGTTCCATATTGCATGGTGGCAGGGTCATTATTAATATTCCACGAATAATTGTAACCACCAACTTGTATTCCTGTTCCAGACAATGCTTGATTGATAGCAATTGTCTGCATAGCAGTGGCTTGTGTATATCCAAATATAATTGTGTTTGTGCTAGGATTAAATGCTGGAGTATTTCCTCCTATAAAACCAGCATTTTGACCTTGAATAGTTCCAGTCCATGCATTTACTGTTGGGTTTAATAGATTAGAAGTTGCTGTGTATGTTGCGGTAGGTGATGGCTGTGTTCCTACTACTTGAGCAAACAAGTTACTTGATGTTAATAACAATAACAATAAAATTTTTTTCATAATTTATCTTTTTGTTACTATACCTTGCTTTATTGCTGCGCTTTGGTGTTCTAACCAAATACCAACAAACCCAATTATTATACATACTGCTGCGAACATTTTAGCCATGATTATATCTTATACAGTTTAAAAAAATATACGAGTAATGCAGCTACACCAATGCAGTACCACAATAAATCTTGAATTTTTTGGCGATCTTTATCAATAAACTTCATATCCTGCGCATTTTGTTCTTGTATCTCGGCTTTATATTTTTCTACTTTATTCCAAGCATCTTTACCATGTTTTACTGTTAAATCTGTTTTTAGTTTTTTTACTAACTCTTCTCTTTGTAGTTCTTCTTCAAATTTACGTATGGCTGCTAGTTCTGCGTTGATTAAGAGTTGTTCTTTCTGACGTCTTTCTTGGACTCTTTTTTTCTGTTCATTCTGAACAGATTTTTCCATGTCGCTCTGTATTTCACCAACAAATTTACCAGTATCATCCCCAAGTTTCTTGGCTTGTTTTAAAGCATTTAGACCATTGGATATGTCCTTCGGAATTTCCATTTAATCGTTTTTCTCCGCTGGTTTGCTCATTTCAACAACTGGAGGTTTTACTGCATAATTACCAATTGATTTTTTATCAACATTATCTAATGCGCCACGTTTCTTCCATTCTTCTTTTGCTGCTTCGCCAATTTTACCCTCAACAGGACATGGCGTTCCTGCTGCTAACATAGAAGCAAATACACGCTCGTCTTGGCATAAAGTAGCAACTGCAGCTACTTTCATACCCATATCATACAAATTCTTTGATAATTTGATTCTTTCGCAATTCATATCTCTCATAGTTCCACCCATAGAGATACCAAGAATCTGCGTTTGTACTGCACCTGATGCTGCTACTGCGCAGACATCATTATTGATAGATGTGATTGCTGGAGCCACTGCTGTTGGTGGCGGAGATTTTACTGTTGTTGTGCTATTTGAAGTAGAATCAGTGGTACTTCTACTAGTCGAATCAGTTACAATTGGTTGTGCCAATGTAATGGATGAAGCCATGATAAAAAGCACCGCTGTAGCGATCTTTTTAATCATTTTATTCCCTAAATTGCTTGTTATAATTGATGTGTGGTTTAACCCACTCAACTATTTAGGACTTCTTTTGTTTTTGGAGTTCTTCGACTTCTTTTTCGATGGTTTTTACACCAGTTGATTGAAACACTTCGCTAACTTTATTTAAGAAAGATTGTGTTTTTGATGGATTTATCTTCTGTTCGAGTTCTTCCTCAGTCTCTGGAGTAATACGTCTTCCAGCTGAGTCATATTCTACACGCTTTTTAACTCTATTATATAACTGAGGTTCCCAGTCCTTAGAATGCTCTTCTATTTTGATTTCTGGTAACTCTGTTTCTTCTGCTTCTTTGAAAGTTTGTTCATAGTCCATGCCATCTACTTTAGTGACAGTAACTTCCTCTTGAACGCTAACTTTATCTTCAATATCAGCACCCTCCTTTGCGAAAAAGGAATTCCATGTAGTTGGTGGTGTATCAACTACATCTTCTTTTTCTCTACGCTTCTGCCAGTTTGCAGCAACTAACAATAAAACTGCTAAAGGATCAAATACTATAACAATAAGAATGGTGACGATGCGAACTGCCTTCTCAAGCATATTCGTATCATTCGCACTTTCGTCACCATATATCAATGCTGCGATATATTTTATTGGTCCAACTTCTGCTTCGACTTTACGGACTTCGCTGGCGATTGGCGCACGCTCTTCGTTGAGTTTTGCGATCTTGGCTTGCGCTGCACCGATTTCGTTGAGGATTCTGGCTCTGTCTTTTTGCTGTCCTCTACGGATGGAAATTGCTCTGTCTGTTCCACTGGCTTCTGTGGTTCGGCTGAGGGTTTGATCAACTTGAGCATCGAGTTGAGAAAGTTCTTTACGACTTGCATTGATATTTTCCTTTTCTGTTTTAATCTTCTCATCAAGTAATGCTAACTTAGACTGAACATCTCCAGTAGGAATTGCTTGATCCAAATGTGCCTTTGATAAGAATCCAAAAATGCCCATCGATGTCAACATCATTAATACAACTAGGGCGACTACAAAGTATGACTTCATCAATTTTGGAATTTCTTTCCAATTTTGATAGAGCCAAGATGCAACTACAAGTTTCGATGCCTCAAGCAACGAACCCATAAGAGCAATTGGTACTACAGCTGCAGCAAAAATTGCGACAAGACCCATCACTGCGTAATATGCAGCGAGAGCCGACAATGATAGTGCAACTGCAAAAAGTAAATATGTCATAGTTTGTTTTTAATATGAGAGCCATGAACACGAACAGATATCTGTCCGTTGTAGTAGTCGTCTGACTCCAACACCTTTCGTGCAAACTGTTCTCGTGCTTCTATGTAAGAACATTCAGCTTTAGATTTACAAAAGAAAAGAATCTCACGAACAAAGTTGTCTTTGCCGAAAGACTCTACATCTTTATTTAGTTCTATACTCGAACCATAGTACTCCATCCAATCAGAGTCTATTTTGCTACGAATTCTTTTCCGTTTCTTAGTTCCGTTTTTCTGTTTCACCATTTTGTATGTAGTCTTAGAAAACTTAGACAGTTTCTTACCAATATACATACGACTGTTGGCTTTGTTCGTAATTAAATAAACAAAGCCAACACAGTCTTCAGGTAGTTCTTCAACGATTGAATTATTATAAGTCCACATAGTAGACTATTTATTCCTCCTCGTCAAAGTCCTCCTCTTCATAAATGTCTCCTGAACACACTGGACAGTAAACAATATCTTCTAATCTGTGGTCATCACCCTTAACAATAATCTTTCCTTGCGCACCACATTCATCACATTCAAAAATTTTAGTTGTCATTTTTGACCCTTGCTAATTTTAATTTTTCTAGTATTTTAAACCACATCCAACCAATATCAAACTCAAACCAACGTCTGCTTAATTTAGGATTTGCAGGTTCAGCATGATGATTGTTGTGCAGTTCTTCACCACCAATAATAATTCCAAATATTGATATGTTCTTTGATCGATCTTTGGTATCAGTGTTACGATAACCAAACCAATGACCAACTCCATTCACTATACCTGCTGCCCAGAATGGAATCCATATCATTTGAATGCCCCATAGTAGCAGACCAATCCAACCAAACAAAATAATATTGATGGCTAACATAATCATTATACCTGCTCTGCTATGTTTAGAGTAAATATTATTTTCTACCCAGTCATCTGGAGTTCCAACTCCATATTGATCAATCATCGCTTTATTTTTACTGGCTTCATGATAAAGTAAAGCACCACCAAACACAACTCTCCAAATACCATAGACATGAGGTGAGTGTGGATCGCCTTCTTTATCAGAATTCTGATGATGTTTACGATGAATGGCTACCCACTGTTTAGTTACCATACCAGTAGTCAGCCACAACCAGAAACGCATAAAGTGTGCGACTGCTGGATGAAATATCAATCCTCTATGAGTCTGCCCTCTATGAAGATAAAGAGTGACGCACACGATGGTGATGTGCGTCATTATTAAAACGTAGATAAGTTCAATCATCTTTTCTTTCGTACATAACTGTATCTGTATCACCAAGTGCCCACTTGGATTCATTTTCGACAGACCAGCGTTTTGTTGCTACTTTAAAATCTGGCATCTTCAACTCCCGAGGATTAGACGAAGGCTCGAGGATAATAAGACGATTGTTTGGCTGAGCAGCGAACTGCCCATTATCACACATAATAAAATTATAAGATTTATGATCTTCGGTATCTTCAGCAAATCCAGTATCAAGAATATTAAAATCAGGATGACCAGAATCAACAGTGAATAGATAAGTTCCATACATCCAATCTCCGTTTTTTAATTTAAACTTACAACGCATTGATTGCAGTTGTGCTTTCTTAATTACTGTAATATCATAAGAAAGACAGTCCCATAACTGTAAATAATCTAATGGGAGTGGTTCTCCATCAATTGGTTTCCAACAATAAGCATGCAATGGCAACTTATCATATAATGCACCATAATGATTAAGATACGATTCAATACGAAATGCTTGTCCTCTTAGTGACTTTATACTTATCCACCAGCATGGTTCTAATTCACCATGTCCCTTTTCAAAATCATAAAGGAATTCTCTTCGCACATAACATTTTACTGGTGGTAAATTTGCTACTATATGCGCCATTATTCCTTGTTTCCAAACAGTTGTAATATGCTGATGAAAATGTTGATGAAGTTTATGTAAAGACTTAACGCACCAAACCATTGCATACGTGCGATTTCATCTTGCGAAGCATCCCAAAACATATCACGAATACGATTCATGTCATATGCAGTAAGACCTAAGAAAATGAGAATTGCTAATACATTTAATGTCATCTGTAATGCTGTTGATGCTACAAAAATGTTTATGATGCCAACAACGATTAAACCGATTACACCAGCAAACAAAAATGGACCCCATCCTGAGATGTCACGTTTAGTGAAATAACCCCATCCAGCCAATGCACCGAAAGAAACAGTTGTTCCAAGTAAAGCAGTAACGATACTTGCACTAGTATATGCATAGAATAATAAACTTAAACTAAGACCCATTGCTGCTGCGAAAGCGAAGAACCAAAGTTTAATAGTAGATTCTGACATCTCAGAACCTTTCCATGCCAAAAACAAACTCATAACTAATGGTGCAAATATAATAACATATCCAAGTATACCAGAAAATAACAGTGGAACTATTCCAAGACCAACTACAATAGAAGCGAAAATCATTGTAGCAAATATGCCAACAGACATTCTACCAAGAACACCTGCTACTGCTGTGTTTAAACTTTCTACTGCTGAAACATTTAAATTCATAGTTTTTCCTTTCAATTATGCTGCTTTACCCCAAACATCACCCCAATCACCTGATAATGCACCCTTAGCATAGTCAGTCACACGATTCTCAAAGAAGTTACCGTGCACTGGTGCGTTAATCATTTCTTCAACCCATGGTAATGGATTCTTCTTAACTTTGAAGACACCTTTCATACCTAAAGAGATAAGACGACGATCTGCGATGTAACGAATATACTTCTTTACATCTTCAGCAGATAAATCTCGCATCTCTGCGCCAGCAAAAGATAGATCGATAAACTTGTCTTCAAGTTCAACCATCTTCTCAGCAATAGTATAAATCTTACCTTTGAGTTCATCATTCCAGATCTCTGGATTCTCTTTGATATACTCACGGAATAATTTAATCATTGACTCAGCGTGCATTGTTTCGTCAACAATACTCCAAGTAACAATTTGTCCCATGCCTTTCATCATACCATGACGTGGCATATTTAATAACATAATGAAAGAACTAAACAACTGCATGCCTTCAGTGAATGCAGAAAACACAGCGATGTGCTCAGCAGTAGATGCAATGGTTCCATTACGTGATGAGATGTCACCAATATAATCATGCTTGTCTTTCATTTCTTGATATTCCATAAACTGATTGTATGTAGTTTCTGGAAGACCAAGTGTTTCAATCAGATGAGAATATGCAGCAATGTGAAGTGCTTCACGTGCAGCAAAACCAGACAACATCATACGAATCTCTGGTTGTGGGAAGTATGGAAGATAGTTCTTCACATAACCACCAGCAACATCAATGTCACCTTGTGTGAAGAAACGAAAGATATTTGTGAGAAACAACTTCTCTTCTTTAGTTAATTTCTTCTTCCAATCTTTTACGTCTTCTGCCATTGGCACTTCTGTATGTAGCCAATGTGCTTGTTCGTGTTTCAACCATGCTTCATATGCCCATGGATAGTTGAATGGTTTAAAGTAATTTCTCTCATCCGTCATTTTATTATTTTTCTTAAGCATTTTATTTTTCCTGTTATCTATTAAATCTTATCCATTCTATACAATGGAATGTTTTCTGCTCGGTCGGTTTCTATTTTATTTAAAAAATAAACTAATGTTAATCTTGAATCTTCTGAATCAGAGCCAAAAAAAGTATTGGCACCATGATATTCATTACCATTAAACATAATACATCTATTGTATAAATTATTAATTTTAATGGTTTCATCAAACATAGAATTACATTCTGTTCTTTCTTCATCATATTTGTTAGACTTAATGTTTTGATGATAGAATGAATTTTTTGTTACTTGTAATTCTTCATATCTTTTGGTATCGAATAAGGAATTTGGTTTGTATATAGATGTCCCACTATTTAATGGAGCATTTGGAGTTAAGTAAAGAACTCCAGCACTTAAATCTGAACCATCAACGTGAATCCAACCATCGTTCCAATTTTTTGGAACCAATTGGAAAAACGCATATACTTCCCAACTAACTCGTTGTTCCTGAACATTATGAAATATTGAAGACAACTTTGAAGTAAACTCAAAATATAAATCAGTATTAATTTCATGTAAAGCGTCAGTTCTTGAACCTGGATATAAAATAAGTTGTCCAGCATCAATACGTTCTTTATTTGTTTTAAAGATTTGTTTTAAAGCAAATTCTCTTACTTTATCTGGATCTTTAAAGAAATTATCTACAACAGTAATTGGATATAATCTATCCATCATTCCTTGTCCAATGTCAGTTCTATCATATCATCTTTAATATAAACACCTACAACTTCACGATAACCTTCTTCAGTATTAACAACTACTTTGACTTTTTTATTTGTTTTAGTAATTTCACCAGAGTTCTTTGGAACTACTGCACACCAATACTTTTTAATTTTATCCGCAATATCATAGGCATCCATTTTTTATCCTATTTTAATTTTAGTTTAAAGGCAACAGTTATTCTTAATTCTTTGCAGTGCCTTGTCGGTTCTGATCCATAATGTAGTATATTACTATTAAATAAAATTCCAGTATTGGGTTTTGGGATATGTGTGTATGTAATATTGTCATGATGTAAAACAGTAGCACCACCCCATTTAATATCCCAAACAGGGTTCATATAAATCACAAATGTTTTGATATCTTCTGCACGATCATCTATGTGAAAATCACCACATAAACCATATGTCTGTCCATTGGCTCGTACCGATAACAGTTCAAACTTTTGCTCAGTCATACTTTGTATTTCATTAAACACAAATGAGTTATAAAAACTATTATCAATTAAATCTATATACCAAAATGTTAAAGCATCATTGCCAGGTGCACTGTTATTAATAAATTTCCATCCAGAACCATGCGCCAGTGCATTATATTGATCATAAAAATAGCATTCTGGAATTACATTATGATATACCTCAAACATTATTTTATCCCTCACAAGCTAAGCAGGTATCTGCGTCGCCAGTTAGTGCATGAAGATCGATCTCTTTAATAACTTCTCGTTCGATACGTTTTGATACCTTATCAGCTTTAGCAATCTTATCTGAACGGCAATAGTACATAGTTTTTAAACCTTGCTTCCATGCTTGGAAGTGAACAGCGTGAATATATTTGATATGACTATCTGGTCTGAAAAACACATTCAATGATTGGGCTTGATCAATAAACTCTTGACGATCTGCAGCGTGTTGGACAACCCAACGCTGGTCAATTTCCATTGATGTTTTATACACATCTTTAGTCCACTCATCCATCCAATCAAGGTGCTGAACAGAACCATCGTTGGCAATAATGCTGGACCAAACTTCGTCTGCCCATCCTTCTTTATGATTTACTGCTTCTGTTTGAATCACTATATCCAAGAAACGATTCTTGTTTAAGTGAGAACCCGATAGAGTGTCTTGGCGATAAGCATTGGCACGATAAGGTTCAATAGAAGGACTAGTATTGCCCATGAGAATGGAAGAAGAAGCATTGGGAGCAATAGCCATAAGATGACTAAAGCGATTCCCAGTACCCACTGCGTCCAATGCTTCACCACGTTCAGATCCCAATTCTTTATTAGCAACATCTAACTTTCCTCTTATGTGTGCAAAGATTTGTTTGTTACGTCCGATTGCCATTGGGGATTCCCAAGGTAACTTGTTTTTCTGCAAGTAGGCATGCCAACCCAACGCACCGATGCCGATACTTCTTTCTCGCATGGCGGAGTATTTTGCTCTTTTAATGGTGGAAGGTGCATTATCAATAAAATACTGAAGAACATTGTCAAGCATTTCTGCAACATCACGAAGGAAAGTAGGATGCGATTTCCATTCATCATAGTACTCCAAGTTTAGAGATGACAAGCAACATACTGCTGTTCGCTTTTCATTTGTTGGTAGAATAATCTCAGAACAGAGATTTGATTGATGAATCTTTAAACCTTTATCTTTTAACCATTGTGGCAATTTACGATTCGATTCATCAATAAAGTGTAGGTATGGTTCGCCAGTCATCATACGCATTTCAAGGATACGTTGCCATAATTCTTTTGCTGATACAGTTTCACGAATTTCGTTTGATGCTGGATCAACTAAATTCCAAGAGTCATCTGCATCAGGATCAATCATACAATTCTCAACTAACTGCATAAACGCATCAGGAATATTGATACCATGATGCATGTTAAGAGTACGCATGTTTTGGTCGCCTGTCGGCTTGCGCATCTCTAGAAAGTTAATAATGTCGGGATGACTGATATCAAGATAAGCAGCATAACTTCCACGACGAGTACGACCTTGGCGATAAGCAAGACTCGAAGCATCGTACATTTTGAGGTGTGGCATGACACCAGTGCTCTTGTCGTCTGCCGAACGTATACCGAACCCAATACCAACACCACCCCCGAGCATAGAAAGCCAATTAGTTTCAGAAAGGTTATCAACTAGTCCCTCCGCTGTATCTTCAATGTAGTTAAGAAAGCAAGAGATAGGCAATCCTCTTTTACTTCTCCCGAATGAGAGAATAGGTGTTGAGTAACTAAGCCAGTGCTTGCTGGAATAATCGTAAAGTCTTTGTGCATGTTCTGGATTGCTACCAAATTTACTGCTAACGAATGCGAATCTTTCTTGTGGCGAAACTTCTTCATCTTTCATGTAACTTTCTTTTAATCTTATCTTTCCTAATTCATCGAACAAATTATCTCGAGAATAGTCTACCTTGATGCCATGTACAATATTGTTCATTTATTACTCCACTTATTATTTTAATTTTTCTAACTCTGAATAGATTTGTTCTATCTGTGAGTCATATCTTCTACTATCGTTTTGCTCTATTAAATTAGCATATTCTATAAACAACAAATCTTTTCTAAAAGAATCTTCATAATTATTTTTATTATATAAAAGAGTATTCATTCTATCTTTTAGTTTACAAAATTCATATACCAAAGACTCAGCATATTCACCAATTAGTTTTTTGATTTCTTCCCGTTTAACATTATCACTACCATTATATTGATAATGTTCTGTTCCATATACAGAATGATATAGTCCAGCAGCACACACTTCTTTTGTATGTCCTAATTGCTCTAAAAGTAAAGAAACTCTATACAAATGTTCAAAAAATGTTTTTCCAGAATGTTTTAAATCAATGCTTTGTTTAAAGATAAAATCGACCTCTTCGCTTAAACAAGAATGATCAATAGTTTTAAATACTAATACACTTCTAAGTTCTGGACAAATTCTACTTAATGGTCTAGCAGAATGAAATTTATTCGAATCAAAAATTAAAACTCTATTTGGTTTTGGTAGTACAGAATATTCTATCTCATTATCAGAATTAAGAATTGTTGTTTCTCCACCCCAATCTCTATCCCAAGTTTTATTTAAATAAACAATAATAGTTTCTGTCAAAACACTAGAACCAAATTTTTTTAGAATCCAGTTATCATCTACGTGATAATATGCATCAGTACCAAAAGTATAACCATTGATATATGATCTTAAAAGACATCGTTTACCAATTTTAGATTGAATAGCCGACCATAATAGATCTACTTCTTGATGTGATGATATAAAGGGCATAACACTATGATCATAATAATGAAATTTACTGTTGCTTAAAATGTTTTTATTCCAGTGTCCAAAGTCGTAAGATTTATCAACATTAGACTTTCCACCATAAGTTAATCCACTCTCTACATATCTTGACCTAATATTTGATATTAGGTTATCACATTCATCTAACTGCAATAAAATAGTACTCATAATTGTCTATCCAATTTTTTAATAATTGGGAATACCTCAGCAATAACTTTAGCACATTCAAGTGCAACTATCTGATGTTCTTTTTGTGTACCATTTGCACTGCGTAATTCAATAAAGTGAATCCAACTACGCAGTGTACCATTCATGTATAAACGACTAACTGTATTGCCTTCTGGTAGAATTGCTCTTGCTTGTTCTTTAGCAATTCCTTGACCAATCGCCCAGTCATACGTCTTTATTACTAGTGCTAGAATTTCTCTTTGCCTGTGACGCCACTCTTCAGCAATATTCTGTCCAGCAATGGTGGCTGGTAACTCTACGCTATTTTGACGATTGGTTTCGTCTTGGAGTCTGGCTTCCCTAAGGACAAATGATAAGTCCTTGGTGGGATCTGCGTAGCGTTGGCTGAATTCTTGAAAACTAAAAGAGCGGTGACGCAAGATTTGTCTTGCGATATCACGAGTAGTTTCTATTTCTAAACACGCACTGACCATTTCTAATGGTGACCAATGGCTGTGTTTGATAAGATACTTAATTAACTTCTCTGATGTCTCTGTGTTGAACTGGTTGGATGGATTTGATACACGAGCACAAAAAGCAACTAGCTCTTGTGCGTCAATCAAACCCTCATCATACATTTCATCTGATGGTTTAGAATAACTAATCAATTTCACTTTCACTTAACTCTCCATTCACTAAATCTAAGTTTCGCTTCCATACCAGTATGGGTGTTTGTATTTATTACTTCGGTGATTTCATCGGCAGTCATTTCGCCATGTAAAATCATTTCATTAATATCCTTTTGTTGTATGCTGTTTGGAAACATACATACACTAAATCCTGAATCAATATATTTTTCTAACTGTTTGACGATATCTTTATTTCTTGGCTCATTGTCCATAATGATTGTAGCGTTAGTGAGCAACTGACGAATCGTTGGTGTATCAAATGAAGCACCTGACACAGCAACAGCATTGGGTAGAAATAAAGAATCAATTGGACCTTCCACAACCAAGATTCGTTTCGAATAATCAACTCGATCCAAACCATAAATCTTTTCCTGAGTCTCATCTACCTTAATGGTATAATACTTAGGCTCCTCATTTCCATACGCTCTACCTTGAAAAGCAAAACACTTTCCTGCTGGAGTAAAGTATGGAATAATCATACGTGGATGTTCATCAACAATTGGTTCCACAAACTTCGGTGTGACAGAGTTTACAAACTTCTTAAACTTAGCACAGAAGTAAAGCAGATGCCATTTGTCTCGTGGAATCTTTCTACTCAAAACATACTTTACTGCAGGATGAGAAACATCAAGTGTGTCTATCCTACTTAGTGGCTCAAGAATATCATCTTCAAGCAACTCAATCTTTTCTGGTTCTGGTAGGATTTCCGATATATCTTTGTGCGCATTGTAACGAGTAGCACCAGCTTTGTATCGTTCAAGAACATACTCATCATATAATTTTGTATCAACATACTTAATTAAATTACCAATATTGGTACTGTAGTTGCAGTTGTGGCACTTCACAAACAAGTCAGCTTCTGCACGATAAATGTACCCACGTGCCTTCAATTTATTTTTAGATGAGTCACCACACACTGGACAAGAATAGTTCCAGAGATAATCTTTTTTCTGTTTGAAATTTCGCAAGCGACTACCCAGTATTTGGGCATACTTTGCATCAATGTATAACATAATAACTCCACATGTAGGATACAATTATACCCTACATAACATTATAAAACAAGTTTATTTCAGAAAATTTGCAATTTCTGAGATATGACCAAGAATAAATCCTAAAGTTGCAGCACCACCGATTACATACCATTTCCACTGCTCTAATGCACCAACTCGCTTTTCCATTTTCTCTATATCTTCAACAACATCTTTACGTATTTCTTCATGTTGAGTTTGCGAGATTTGAGCATTTGCATTCATCTTATGCTCAATGCGTGTTTGCATATCGTCAATCTTATCAACGATCTCTCTATTAGATGTAGTAATACGAGAGTGGATCTCTTTAATATCAGATTTCAACTCTTTGACATCCTCTTTAATAGTTTCTACTTGCGCTTCCAATTTAGCTAGTCTCTCTGGCGAATCCATTTATTTTACACTTTCAAAAATGTATTTTTGTGTTTTGTACCATTCAACCCAAGTGTCTACTTTAATTTTACATTCATGATATTGTCCGTAGTTGTCCACTACGACTTTCAACACTTCACTTAACTTTTCAGTAGGTTCTGTAGTCTTTAAGTCAGGACATGCTTCCATAAGTTGTTTTGGAACTTCTGGAAAAGTTCTTTTCACTGGTGTTGTTAAACAACCTGTTAGTAATATAACAGGAATCAAAAGAAGTAATCTTTTCATTTCTTGATTCCCTTTGCTGCATCGTTAAAAATGTCTACAGTTTCATTAGTAATTTTACACTGAGAATCAATTTTAACTTCTACTGTCTTTATTTTTTCTTGAATAACAACTTGAGTTTCTTTAACAACTCGCACTTTATCCACATAAACAGTTTTAATCTTTTCGTTAGCGGTTTTAGATTCAGCTTCAGCTTTTGCAACCTTGGCTTCCATCTCAGCTACTCTTGCTCTCCATGACATCTCAACACCAACCCCACCTTTAAAGTATACACCAGCAATGAGTAGAACAAGAGCAACTATTTGCAGGAGCATTCTGTAAGGAATAATCCACGGAAGATAACGAATAAAGAAACCAAAGAAAAATGCTACAACAGTGCCGATGATACCAGCAATTAGAATTGCATTAACTACCCAAAGTAGGAACGCATCAGGAATAAAATTAAGCAGAAACATTCACTGGTTTTCTCTTAGCCATTAGCTGAAACTTCTTGATGTTTTTCTTATCAATTTTAGGTTCATCAGTAGAGACTGCAGCACCAGTAACATTCATGGCACCAGCATCACCTTCTTCAGATAAGAATTTTTTAACAAGTAGTTCCTCTTCAACAAGAGACACTCTATTATCCAACATAGTGATCAACTTATCAAACTTTTCTTGCATCATTGCAGTTGAACGACTGCCTGACTCGTATGTTTCTTTGACTAACCAAAGAGCAGCAACTAAACTTTTAGTCTTGTTTTCACCACCTGGAAGTTTGTTAATGATTTTCTTCATATTGAAAACCAAACGATTCAAAAAGGTGTAAGCATCTTTTTCTTGTGTAGTCGAAAGAGTATTTGCTTTGCGAAGATTCTTTCCTTTTGCATCAATAATACCTAGCTTGAATGCTTCCGTGTCAGTGAAATTTGTCACTAACATTTTTAATACTTTGTAAGCAATCAGGTTGTCTATTATGCGACTCATTAAATCTTCCTTAATGTGGCTATGATTGTTTCATCTAAAACTACATCTGATAAAACAATACCGTATTCTGGTAGGGTTTCTGGCATTCGATCAAGATAGACCAAGAATGTTACCAACGAATCCCAACACTCTTTTTCGATTTTATAAAACAGCATCTTAGTTGCTGAATCACCGAAGATATTATAAAGGACAATAATATGATTGAGGATTAATCTTTCTCGCAGTTCACCATTGTTTTTATATCTTGAGAGCAATTTCTTAAGATACAAGAACTTTTTGATATCTTCTTCAAACTCTGCTAGACTATGACATTGTGGGTTATCATAGTGATGCATTGCATAAACAAGAAAGTTACCTTCATTTAATTTTTCACTAACCATATTCTCTTCACAGAAATAGAGGGAGACCAACTCTCCCTCTTTACATCATGTATTTATTACGCTACTGTTAAAGTCGCTGCGTTAGAAGTCTTAGTGTCAGCACCAGCTAGAGATACTAGAACACGATACTTGTCGCCATCTGTTGCACCTGCGCCATCACCAGTTGCTGTCGCACCAGTTGTGTATGACGCAGTAGTTCCACCAGTACCAGTTGTTACGTTAGCCCATGCGCCAGCACCTTCTTGTTGAATCTGCCATTGGTATGTGATTGTACCAGTACCAGTACGAGTAGCAGTTACGCTAAATGTAGCTGTTGCTGGAGCAGTTACAGATTGATTAGCTGGTTGTACAGTGATAGTAATTTCTGGGGCAATAGTGTCATTGTCACCAGTCATTGAACCCATCGCAACCAATACTTCGTGGAATACACGACCAGAGCGATCTCCAGAACCAGTTGTTTTTAAATTCCAGCCAGCAGTTAATCCATTAGCAGTTGCTTCTTCAGTATTAATACCAACAGTGTTTGATGCGTCTGTTGCATTTAAAAACTTTGGTTTACCTGCTTCCTCGTCTACGTTTGTCCATAGTGCCATTTTTATTTCTCCTTATTTGTATAACTTTGAAGTGCCAGTAATTTTACCAGCACCAGATTTTGCCCCAGCTGGGCGACCACGACCACGCTTTACAGCTGGCTGTTGTTTTGGTTTCTTATCATCAGCATCGTCAGCACCTTCTGGATCTACATATGATCCACCATAAGTGCCTTTGTGAACATAACGACCATCTTTTGCTTCATACTCAAGCATCATTGCAAATTCTTTATAAGAAACTTTATTGTTTATGATATTACCATCTGCATCAAAACTTTCTTTCACATTAGTTGGCATACCATTGATTGGTTTCTTAGTTGCTTTATATGCTTTGTGCTCTGGAGTACCTTTAATATATTTTTTATCTGGAACTGGAGCAACAGGTGCTTGCTCTTCTATTTCAGAGTGTAGATAATCAGACGCAGTTTGAATGTAGTCAGCAGCAAGAGTAATCTTAGACTGAACCCACTCAGGTAGATTAGTATCAGGTTGCATTTTTGCTTGTAGTGCCTCAGCATGACGCATGATGGTCTTTAGTTGAGTAACAGCCATCTCACCTTCGTAGTTGTACTCATTGTCATCTTTCTCAAACAAACGATCGATATCTTCTTTCATTTGTTTCTTTATTGCGTCTTTAGCAAGTGCACGTGCACGACTCATTGGTGATTGAGTAGTGCCATCTGAGTTTTTAGCAGGTTTAGTCTTTGTGTATGGACCATCGAATGGAACATCGTCTTTTTTAACTTCTTCGGCTTTCATTGCAGCACGACCAATTGCTACGTTTAAATTCTGTGCTCTTTTGTAACCATATTCAGCAGGATCTAACTTAAGACCACGATTGATTTGTGCACCTTTAGATGCAGCCATCACATTTTTCATTATCTTGTTTCTTTTAGCTTGATCAGATTTCTCGTCTAATTCTTGAACTTCTTCTGCCATTTTTATTCTGTTTTTCATAAACTCAGAACGACCACGTCCAACTGTGCCACCAATTCGATCTGTCTTCTTTGCTGCAGTTTGAGCATTATCAAAATGTCTTTCTTCGCCATCCATGTCACCCTTAGCATTTGCTCTTGCTGCTTTCTTCATGTGTCCCATAACTACATCACCATGAACTTTTGTGATTGCTTTTTCAGTTGGCTTGGTATCGTTACCATTAACATGAGCATTTGCAAATTTATTGTAGAGAGTTCTTACTGATAGATCACCTTCGTCTAATTCTTCAGCTTCTTCTTTCATCGCTTGTTTAGTTGCAGTAGCATACATAACTTCTTTTGCTCTGTCACCGTAACGTGCTTTGAAGCCAGCTAAGTTTTTCTTCATACCTTTAACGATACGCTCTCTTTCAGCCATATCTGCATCAGACATCTTGGCTTCTTTCATTTCTTCTTTGTCGTCTTTAGATTCAGCATCGTTGAAAACGATTTCTTTATGAGACTTACGACCAGATGGACCAACTTTATAATCGGCACGAGCCATACGAACTTCTGCCTCATCTAACTCTTCTTCCTCTTTACGAAGAAGTTTAAAGTCTTGAGCATCGATCTCGCCATTCTTGTTCTTATCGATCTTGTGTTGTTTGCCCTTCAAGGCTTCCATAAATGATTTAAATTGCATTCTTATTCCCCAGATTTAAGGATAGATTTTAACATCCATCCATGTTTCTTATGTGCGTCTAGTCTACCAGCTACGAAATCAGCAAACCCCTGCTCACCTGCAGTGTCTAATTCCCCGAATAATTTATTTAGGGTTATAATGCTTTGGTTATTTGCAATTAATAGATCTGCCACCATCGCAGATGCATTTGTTGCAACATTGTCTCCATCAATAGTCTTTAGAGCAAAAACTTCATCTAAATTCTTTGGAGCATACTCGCCGAGTGCTCGAATTTCTTCTGCAAATGGATCAACTGCCCCTTGTAACTCTTCATATAAGTCACCGAAAAACTCATGCATTTGTGGGAAGAACATACCTTCCACATTCCAGTGATACGATTGTGCTTTGAAATACATTACGAATGTATTTGCCATTGCTTGTTTTGCGGTTTCAATCATTAACAGTTCCACTTTCTAAGAGCCAGTGCCTTACGAGTTGGTTCACCATTTGGTTTTTTCATTGGACCTTCCATACCACCCATACGTGCGCAGAAAGATTTTCTACGCTTTGCTGCTTTGCTGTCTGGGTTTAACTTAGATGGTGGAGTCGTTACTGGTGCTTTTAGATTAGCACCTTTAGCATTATATGCATCACGACCTTTTTGAGTTAAACCACCAGTAGAAGACTTGTGTCCTTTGGCATCGACTGCATACTCTAGCAACTCTTCATCGCTAAACTGTTCAAACTTTTCCCAAACATATTCAGGATCTAGATTATGTTGTAGTGCAAGATCTTCAATAACTTCTTCGATTAAGTCAAACTGTTGTTCAACTTCTTCATTCTTTGGTACGCAGTCAGGAACCATGCGGTCACCTTTCTTTTTCATACCAACTTGCTTATGAGTATCCCAGCATGCTTCGTATAACTCTTCATCCATCTCTTCACCGAACATCTCACGATACTTCTTAGTGTGCTTGGATTCTTTGGTCTTTGCTTCTGCATCTCCAGGTGCTGGAGCATATGCAGATGGATCGCTATCGCTTTTCTTATCCATTTTGTCCCAATGTGCTGCTCTGGCTTTTGCTGTTGAAGCAGATAGACCAGCAACATATTTCTTTGGTAGACCAGACTCTTTATCTTTTGGAACTTCTGGTAGATTATTTTCTACGATTTCTTCTTCACGTAGATCTTTATCAGCACCATGATAAGTTCCCTTACCTTTAGTGATATAAGAATTTACACGAGCCATACCCCACTGTTGTGGAGTAGTTCCTGGACGATGACCAGAGTTCCATGCAGCAACACCACGACGATATACTTTACGTAGTGTGCCAATAGAAATACCTGACTTTGATGCTTTGGCTGCGAGACCAGCGTCAGCAGTTTCGCAGATTGTGATTGCAAATTGTTTTAATGATAGCATGTTATTCCTTAAAATACGCTAGGCTGTGAACCTTGAGTATACTTTGAGTGAGACATACGTGCCTTCTCAACTTTACGAACACGTGGAGCAAGACGAGTGGCAATACGTCCAATAAGTGCTTTACGTTGTTCTAATGTTCTTTCGATTCTTTCTTTCTCACCAACAGAAAGTTTACTCGCATCACGACCACGTAGTAGACGTTGCTTCATTAGTTTAATTGCAAGGCGACGTGCACGTTTGTTAATTGTTGCAGTGTTTGAGTAACGCTTCAACGCAATTTTAGTTGCACGTTCACGTTTTGCTGCAGTGCGACGAATACGGAACTTTGCTTTCATTCTTTCGATACGAGAAAGGACTTCCATGATTGCTTGTTCATCAAGAGCATCTTCTTCAGGTGACTTTGGAATCTCTTCGCCAGTTTCATCATCGACTAAACCAAGTTCGTCTTCACCGTACTCGTCCATAATTTCTTCGTCAGAAAGATTACCAATCATGGCTTCGATTTCTTTATCATCGATATCATCTTCTTCTGATGTTTCTAGAGGAGTATTTGGAGTGGCAACTTCAATCGTTTGATCTTCTTCTTTAAAGAATGGATCAAATGTAGGTTTTAGTTGAGTTTGATCAATTGATTTATCGTCACAAACACATGGAGATTTTTCGCATTCTTCACAAATATCATCTTCAAATTCTATTTCTTCACCAATTGCTTTTCTTAACCCACGAATGGCAAAATCATGCGATTTTAAATGCGCTGGACCTGCCCATTCTCCTGAATGTTTCCTTAAAGAATCTCTCTCTTTAGTTAAATGATGTATAATTTCTTTTGTTTTAGAGGTGCCATGCTTCTTTGCTATGTCAGAGTAATTAGACTGTCCTTTGATATGAGTATCATACACTGGCGTAGTAGAAGATTCTTTTAATCTTTCTCTCTCTGACTTTTGCTTGTTTGCTAAAGATTCTTTTTCTTGTGCATGTTTAGCCATTAGATTTGCTTTGGCAACTTCATTTGACTTTGGATCAGGAGTGCTATTTTCTGCAACACTTTGCATTTTTGATAAGAAAGATTTAGCAAGTGCCTTTTGTTTGGCAGTGTGTTCTGGATCTGTTTCAATATGTTGAGCAGTTAATTCATGACCACCTTCTTTACCGTAAGTAGTCATACCTTTCTTCATAATCTTTTTAGCGATCTCAAAACCATGTTGTTCACCAAGATGATATTTAACTTTACGACGACGTAGATTATCTTGACCACCTGGAGATACTAAAGTGTGTCCAACTTCTCTTTTATCTGCTGCATGTGAATCATAGTCAGCATCAATATCAGACTCGTTATCTTTCTTATGGTCAGCTTGAGATTCTTTACCTTTGTGTTGCTCTTCTTTAATCTTCTGTGCCTTAGTGTAATTATAGAAAGTGATCATTCCCTTCTTCACTGTTTTCTCGGGAAACTTACCAACTTCACTGGTTGGTTCAGAAGTCTTGGTATCGATCTTGTCTGTACCATTTGGTTGAATTGGTGCTTCTGTTAGGTTTGATTCGTTCATTTCTTTTTCTTCTGTAGGTTTAACATCTTGAATCCATTTGGAAATCAATTTGCCTGTTGATTCTTTTAACAACAAATGATTAGAGCCACGCTTTACAATTGTAAATTTCTCACCATTTGATTCTACGATATCACCTTCGTTAAAAATTTCACCACGGAAATACTTCTCACGCAGTTTATCTTTAACCAAGACTATCTGTTCTTTAATAGGCTCAAGACCTAGACCAGTACGCATCTCATTCATTAGACGTTTACCATCAATATCACGAATGGTGCTTGGTAATCTCTTTTTAAAGTTTTCGTAGATACCCTTTGAAGCAAACTGCCTCATTTTAGTATTGTCTGCTTCTGGATCTTTATCTACAGGAATAAGTTCTACATTCTGTAGCTTACGCATTTCTGTGATTTGATCAGTTCCAGCAACAAGGATAATCTTCTTGTACTTCTTATGTAACTCTGTAATAACTTCTTGTAGATTTGATTCGTTGAGTGACTTAAACTTAGTCTTAGGGAACATTAGATTAAGGTAATGTTCCTTTTTGTCCTCTTGAATCAGACTATTTTTAGATGGGGATGTATAGATAACGTGTGCGGAACTCTTCTGTTCTGCCAGTTTTTTGACTGTCTTTACCAATAATTCGTGACCAACAGTCGGAGGGTTAAATTCTCCAACTGCGCATACAATGGTATTGGACGGTAGTTCTCTGATTAACTGTTTGTAATCTTTCATTTTATCCATCTATAAAGGGTTTGCCTAATTATTTAGGACTTTTGTAAATTACGCTAAGGCGATTAACGCTTCTGCTGCAGCTGCAATCCAACGACAGGCGATCTCATCTGAGGCTAATTCTTGCTGGGCACGAACCGAAGCGATCTCTTGGAGTAGATAATCATACTCCTCTCTACTTAGCTGTCCCTGTTCGAAGTTCTCACGAATAACCAATAGTTCGTTGGCTAAAACTGCTGCTGGACCACCTAGTCCTGCTTGTTCTCTTAGATCGTTTATAATACTCATTTTCTTCCTTTCCATGCATCGGTGATAACATCTACTCTGGCTTTGTTAATTTTGATAACAGACTCACAGAACTTCTCATTTTTAGACTCGTGTGCTTTCTTTAAAGCTGATTCTAGTCCCTCGACTGCTGGTGCTTGAGGATCGTTACGATGCCATGTATAGACTTTTAGTTTCTCTATCTTAGAGAATGCATCGTTCCAGTCTTTATTCGTGCAGTTTAATTTATCAACTGCAATCTTTACTTCAACTAGATTATTAAACGCAGCACCATCATGTGGAATAGGAAAGATTACTGCACATCCTGATAATGCTACTGCTAGAATTAAAATTAGTTTTTTCATTAGTATATTTCCCTCCATTGAAGAGCAGCACCCACAGTGGCAGTGGCATTTCCTGCGGTTGAAATAGTTTTAACTACAATAACATAAACCTCAGAATTATTAGAGTCAAAATTTTGATTTAGAGCATTTTTCTTAGCACTAGTTAGTTCTCCAGAGTTTACTGGAGATAAAGAGTTTTGAGAAGCACCAGCTGGAATAAAACCAGCCGATAACATATCACCATCTGCTTCAACATACCCTGTTTGTGTCACTGAATATTCAACAGCACTATCATCATTAACAGATACCCAAGTTACAGTTCCTGTTAAGGATGCAGCTGTAGGTAGTTTTATTACTTGATAGTATACGCTATTCGTTTCTGCGTAGAAAGAAACATTATTTAAACGAGCAGTGATTCTATTTGGATAACCATTAAATGTATTTTTTAATCTAATAGCAACCAAAGGAAGTGGTGTTGCTGCTGGCGATGCAGTCGTTCTTGCTAACGGAGCAATTGCCCAGTCGATACCATTTTGCGAGTACCCACCTTCACTAATAACAGTAGCACAGATTTGATCTAAACTTCCACCAGTGGTCGTTCCTGTGTTAAGAATTTCACAACGAACAGGAAGATTAGGATTTGAAATATAAACTTCACTTAACACGTTACTGCAATTATATTCATGAGCAATAATATACACTCCATCATGAACAAAACCGACTCGGATTCTACCAACACCTAACCATTGGAAATCCATATAAACGAGTTGGGTCTTTGACATGTTAATGTTAAAGCCACTTGGACCAGTACCATCACATTTGTCTACATTCCACAAATGTTGTGGAACTCTACGAACATATTCACCCTGTGTGGCTTCACTTGGTGAACCAGAAACATAACTTCTTACCACAAAGTTAAGTGTTCCATTGTTTGTATTGTCGCTAGTGTTAGAACCAACCTGTTCGAAATAGATGCCATCTCTGTCATCAAAGTATCCAGTTCTTTTCGTCACATTTCTTTGAGCATACCCAAAACAAATAGATGATAGAATTGTTTGGGATTTTCCTGGCTGATAGTGATGATAAAATTTAGTTTGGTGTGCAGCATATGACGTTGTATTGCTAGTAGTTGATAATACAGCACATGCTTTGTTCGAAATAAAAGTTACAGAACCACCATTTGATACTTTGTCTACAAAGTTAGGATCAAGAGCATAAAGATGTTTATAATCTCCCAGTGTGAATGGTTCACTGACACGCTGTCTACCAAATGCATCGTTACCACCACCTGATGGAGTAGTTTGAGCATCTACATATATTGGGTTTGCAGCAGAGTTTACTGTGGTGTTCTTTGATACTGGTAACGGATTTCCAATATCATTCTTAACTTCTTGATTGTTTGTGAACAAATATGTCATACGATTCTCCAACCATTACGATATATCATCTGTATGGCTCCATTGTTAATTTGAATTATGAAACCACCAGCATCGTTATCAACAGTCCCAAGTACGGTAATAGGATTGATTTCTGCGTCGCCATCTTCATCTTTAATGATTAACATTCTACCAGAATTGGCAGATGATGGTAGTGTTATTGTTACTGGACCAGCATAGTTCACACCAATGTAGTAGTCACTATCTTGTACTGTATATGTCGGTGTTGTTACTTCAGTTGTATTATATACAACTTCGTATGGATTGATTTCATCAAATACAAATTTCTTGCGAGCACCATCATACTTTAACCAGCGTCCATCTAATATGGTTTCTCTGGCGACATCGTCAAGGTATCTAAGATTAACTTCACCAGATCCTGGACCAGCATTGTTAATCTTACCGATCCATTGCTCAAGGAATTTAATCTTGTTATTGATTAGTTGAAATTCTCTCTGCGAACTATCTTCTTTAGGAGTTTCAAACTGAGGCGACTTTAAGTATTTTTCAATAGAAGGTAAATCAGCAATGGCTGGATGTTGAGTCTCAGCTGGAACATCTCCAATCGGAGTTGGGAGTGGTTTAGTTTCAATAAGAACTTCCTCAACTAATTGAGGGTTTTCTTGAATGATTTCTTCTTTTCTATTCTTTAGAGATGCTAGTTCTGCAAATAAAGAATCAAAATCTGTTTTAACATTTTCTTTAATGTCAGATTCTAATTTTCTATTCTTCTGAACGACAGGATCTTTGTCCTTTAAATGTGACAATTGGGAGAATAATCCTCCCAAGTCTTCTTTAATATTTTCTTTTATCTCTCTATTCTTAACAGCAACAGGATCTTTTTGTTTACCCTCTGCCATTAATTTGAGGAAATCATTTAATTCACTCATTACTTCATCGCTTTTCGTAGGTCATTATACAACGCATCTTTGTGTTCTGGTTTCATCTGTGAAGATAATGCAGCATGAAATTCTTTCTTCTTACCAGTGGATGCTAACTCTCTTAATTTAGTTCCAGAGATACCAGCTACACCTTTAGCATTCTCGTCACGTTGACCAGATGAATGCATGGTGATTGATTTAAAGTTAAAGTGCCCATGAGAAGACTCTTTACCATTATACTTCTTGAGCATCTCAACCATACTCTCACGATCTGAACCGCCAACAAAGTGTAGATGTTTAACACCTTTGTTGTATAGATCAACTGCATGGTGAAGGATTGTTGGTTTACTCTTGTCTGCTACTTCAATGTTAGTTCCAGGGAATGCATTCTTAGCATGTTTTAACTTCTGCTCTGGACTTAGTGGATTCTTACCATCTTTAGTATTGTGTGAATGAGAAAGAATCAATGTATGGTCACCACCAACTTCTTTGGCAGTTTTCTTTAATTGATTAACAACTTGTTCATGTCCAGCAGTTGGAGGATTCATACGACCAAATGCGATGGTATGATGTTTCTCGTCTGGCTCTTTGGCTGGAGCACGTGACTTCAATAGATTCTGACGAGCAAATTCTGCACGATTGACCAACTTGGTTGGCTCAGTTGTACCTTTGTGAGTATGATTGTAAACAAAACCTTCTGGCTTAGAAGCAACACCACCGATGGCATGTTCATAAGATCCTTCGTTGGATTCTAGAGTCTTAACCAATTCATTCTTAGCATTGGCTAAGTGACCATGCATCTTTAAAAGATTTTCGTAATGTTCAGCATTCTTTTGAATGTGTTTAACATGACCACTCAACTCAGCAAGTTTAGCGTTTTGAGACTTCTCAGTTTTAAGTTTACCAATAATCTTTTCGTATTTACCAGCGATGTGTTTTTGTAAACCTTCAGCGGATGGAGTGCTACCATCACGAACTGTTTGATTAATGTATGTGCTCAAGTGTCCAGCTTCACCAGAGTGTTCTGGGTGGATGGCATTATACATTTTAGTACCATGCTTTTCGTGAATTGTTTTTGCTTTGGATAGTTCTGAAAGAACTTTGTCTTGAGATTCTTGAGGATACTTTGCACCACTGGCATCGTAAGAAGCAGTGTGGTGAAATACGTGATCGTGTTTACCAAACTCATCATCACTAACATTGCCAGTGGCACGCATACTGCTGAGAGTATTACCTTCGTATTTGGTATGAGTAACTACACCCAACTTGGCTTTGTGAATTGCTGCAGCTTTGTCGCCATGTGCAGTATAAGTGATAGTGTTTGGAGTGAAGGAAGCAGATCCGCTTTTACCTTTCTTGACATCAGGTTTAGTAAACATCACGTCACCCTGATAAACACCCTTCTTTGGAGCAACTTTTGGTAAATGCTCAAGACCAGCTTTTAGTTTTTCTACAAGACCTGGAGCATGTCCATGATTCTTTTCTACATCTTCAGGTGTGTAGTTTAATTTTGGATTCTTATTGAACGCAGACTTGGAAGCAACAAAGAACTTACCAGTCTCTGGATGATGACCATAAACAATAGATGGCGAACCATCGTATTTCATCGTCAACTTGTTGGATTGCTTACCTTGTTTGGTATGGAAGTGTGCACCATGGAGGGCATCGTATGCATGATGGAAACCTTCTGCTCCGTGGAACAGAGGTCTGTCTTCTGCATGAGTAATGTGCTTGAGTTTAGCACCCTCTTCCTCTACACCTTCGATTAAAAAATCATTGAATCCTAACACTTTCATACCTTTATTATACCCTAATTTGCAATATTTGTCAAGCAATAACCCTACAGACTTGAGGGGTTTATTTCAGCTTGAAAGAGCCAGCGATTCCCTTGTGAGCACCTGACGAGGACTTCAGAGTGTAGCGAGCCACAGTCATAGTCTTACCAGATTCTCTATGTTTACCTTTGATTGTTAAAGTAGTTCCAGCTCCAGGAGCAACGTGTAATCCTTCAAACTTCGCTAAATGTTCATCTGCTAAAGTATGTGATGGTTTGATAATAGAATCTGCAGAACCATCGTTCTTAACTTTACTATGAGCAACATAGTGAGGGATATGAGTTGGAGGAGATACGTTTCCTCTAATAACATCTCTTAGTTTAGCATCATCATGTTTTGATAACGCATTAGCAAAGTCAGCAGTAGCTGCAGTGCGTGCTGCAATATTAGATGAACGAGCCAGCTCTGCACGCTGTTTTGATTTTGCTAAAAACTCTGCTTGTTTCTTCGCTGGTAAACTATCATGTGCTTTAACAAAAGCAGATAGTTGTGCATGCATAATTTTGTTTTTACCAGATAGTGTTTTACCTGAAGCCAAAGCACCTTCGTGTTTAGCGTGTTCTTCTCTGGCTTTATCAATACCCATCTCATCAATCTTGGTCTGCATATTTCTTTGATCAGCAGAACCATGATGTCCCAAAGCATCCATATGTTCTTTATGGATGTCCATATGCTTCTGTAAAGTTCCAGGTGGTAGTCCAGCAGTTTTCTCTAAAGAATCAACTCCAGGATTACGATAGTTTGGTTCTTGTGAACCATACTTGGCAGAGATACCAATATGTCCAACTGGTTTACCATCTTTATGTAATGTAGTAATTAAGTCAGCATTAGAGTTTACGTCTTTGACACCAACAGTTTTCTCGTGGTCACCAGCGACGTTAGGTTTATCTGCGTTAGATGTCCAATGAACATTACCAATTGTAATTCCGTTACCTGTATGTCCATGTTGATCAAGTTGTTTCTTAATATGTTCAGCAGTTTGTTTAGCGTGATTATCAATCTCAGCGTATGCAGCTGGACCAATCTTTTGTTTCAAACGATCATGCACTTGCTCAGGAGTTCCTGCGTGGTCTTCGTTATCTGAAAATGAACGATGATGTTCTGGCAGAGTAGTTGCTGGGTGTAGATGTTTTGCTAAAAGCAACTCATGCATCTTACCTTTGTCATCTGCTTCCAGATCTGATGTTTCTGCTTTCTCTAGCAGTAAAGTTTCTTCTTTAAGAAATGATTTAAAATTTAACATTACGCAAATGCCTCAATTAGTTGTTTGTTGTGAACAGTATTATAAAGATTCTCATTGATAGTAACATTAGAAGCACTAGTAACTGGTGCTATGTTATAATGTGATTTAGTCATTTTACTAAACTCTAAAGTCATAACAAATTGATAATCTCCACCACCTTTATTTTGACAACGAACTCTAATTCTAGCAGAGGCAATGTCAGAAAAATCAGGAATTTTATCTTTGAGTTTAGTGTTTAACTTTAATGGATCTCTTTTATTTAATAGATAAAAACCATGGGTGCCAACATTAATATATGAACACTTTTTGGTATTATAGTAATCACAAATTGCTTTAGCTGGTATATTAATATGAACTTCATTCTCTCCGCTGAACTGTTTGATGTCCTCTTTATAGGCATCAACTTTTGTTTTACCACTTGGAATTATTTTCTTACCTGACTTATCATTTTGTAGAAATGGAACTTTACCTCGCCAGTTTCTACCAGCAGTTCCAGATACATTCATCTCGTTAAGTAGTTTGTATTTGTTACCTAAAGCAACTAGTAATTCTTTCTCTGGGTCACCTTTGGAATCTCCATATGCCCATTGACCATCTGTATACTTTAGAACTAAAGAACCTGCTGCGGTGGGAGCAATTTTCATCTCACACCCCTCTCGATTGACTCCAGTTTTATCTCTTACTAATTTGATCTCTAAATCTGGACGATCTGATGATGCGCCAGCATGCCCTATTCCCGCACTGATGCCATATTTCTTCAGTGCAGTCCATGCATTCGCTTCGTATTGAAAACCTTGTTGCGCCATTTAATCCATTAATAAGAGATTGTAATCTCTTATTTAGGTCTTCTGGATGCCCTAATAGTTCTTTCGTATTTGCGTTCCCACTTACCCACTTGCTGGATAATCTTTTGAATAGCGTGGTTATTACGATAATCGTAATTGAAAGCCTTGAGGATGTAATGGAAGGTATTTGAGTCTCGCTTCGTTTTGGATCTAGCGAGTAATTCTGACACTGGTACATTTGGTTTAAACATCTTATAGTCTAAAAATATACAATGTGCATATGCTTGAATCTCATCAAACTCTGACAGATATCTTCTCTCTGCGTCTTTTTTGACTTGACCTATTTTTTTGTATGGAACAATGTAGTTGCTCCACTCATCATCACGTCTATCGTATTGCATAAAGTGGATTAATTCATGCATTTCTACTTGAATTAGTTTAAACTTAAACCTTTCCCATGAACGAGGGGTGAATGGGAAAGAGTCGTAGTGTTCAGTGTGAATTTGTAAAATACACTGTCGAGTTTCTGGATCGTACTCTCCACCTACAGCAACATGTGTCTCAAAGTACTTGGCTTTGGACTTTTCTTTGAACCAAACTACTTTAGTTCTCCACTTTCTAAAGTAGTTTGATAGACCTTTGGAATCGTTGCGATACTTGTCTAGGTCTACCCATATTTTCGCAGGGTTGAACTTAGCCCTAAATGGACGCTCGTAAAAATTGAGCATTTCCATCCAGTCATAGTTTGATTGTTCTAGGAATTTCATAATCCTAGAAAGTCCTATCCTTACCCTAATTGACCCTCTAAAAAGGTTAGAACTTTCCCCTGCTCCTCTAAGTTAGTGTTTGCAAACTCAGTAATATAGGACATCAATTCGAAATTAGATAATAGATTACTATATTTAGTCTCTCGCCCTCTTAGGAATTGTTCAGATTGGTCTGAACCACGATCAATATAACGCTGTTCTAGGATCTCTTTAGGTGCTTTGAGATAGACAATCTGTAGGTCGGTATTCGGTAGACCCATACAGAACTCTAGGAATGACTGATTAAAAACTCGATCTCCTTCGAAAAGAATGTTACAGTTATGCGTCTGGATCCACTCTTGTAGGTTCGGCTGGACTGCCATCGAAAGGCGATCTGTTCCAGCGAATGTTTCGCCATCTTCATACTTACCTAGAATGTAAAGATCTCGCTCTGTATTATATGAAGCTGAAACTAACTTGGCAGGTTCAGTGGCAATCCACTGCTTGTTTTCCATAAACTTACGGAACAACGTAGTCTTGCCAGTTCCAGGTGAACCACCAACTGCGATAATCTTTCTAGTCTTCATAGGTTTAGTAATTTTCTGAACAGTAATGGTATCTAAAACACCAAGTTTTTCATTAAGCATGTTTCGCTTCCTCAAGTAATTTCTTTAGCTCATCTTCTGTAAATACCCATACACGACCAATAAAGTGATGTACGTCTGCATCGACATCTCGTTTCTTAGTGAAAGATGTTTTTTTAATTATCTCTCTTGCAAGATTGCGAGACAAGTTTTCTTTAATCTCATCTGCATATGTTGGAACAGTATCTTTAAGTTTCATCAACTCAAACTCTGTAACTTTATGCTCAACAGTCAGAAGATTTAACTCATGTCGTTCCATCAAATCTTCTACAGCAGTTGGTGGTACAGATATCGTTCCATAAGTTGTAGCAGAGGTTTTGATAGATCCAACAGTCAGTGAATCAATAGGTGTAGTAATAGGTGTAGTAATAGTAGTAATCATGCGAACATCTCCAATCCATTTAATATAGGTTCTTCATCATCGAACAGCCACTCTAGATTTTCTAGACGACCTGTTCTTACAAAACTTGAAAATCTTTCTTTATCAATACCACGTTTGTGGTCTAAACGCAAGTCAATTGTTTCTTCTCTAGCTTGCCATAAAACATTCCAGTCAATACCATACCATCCATCGGACTCAGCTTTGATAATTTCTTCTGCTTGTCTATCAAGATAGTATCCAAGATACCTTCCGTGATTCTCTCTAAAGATTTTCTTAAAAGAACACAGACAGGTTTCCATGGTAAAGTAATCTATACTCGATGAGAGTTCTGGAAATCTCGCTTTCGTCTCTGCAAGAATCTCTTTGGCTTGTGACTCAAGATTTCCATACTCTGATGCAGTGAGTTTTCTATCCACACTGTCTTCTTGTCCGATGGCATAAAGTAATCCATTACGATGAGAGCGAGAGCCATCATAATCGTCCAGCATGAGAGAAGTAGGATTGATCCGAACACCAGCGGTATGCTTAAGATGCTGAAGATAAAACCAAGTACTGTAACGACCAAACTTATGCAAGCCAGACTTAACGCTTTGCCACAAGTTATCAAAGTTCGCTTCCTCATTGTGTCCATAGTAACTTTCCAATCTCTCTCGTTGTGTTCTTCCACCAATAAATTGTTGATAAGATGCGAACATGGCTGGAAGATGTCCCTTGTTCCATTTTGTGTCAGTCTGATAACGCAGACGTTTGTAGTTGGTTGTGTTCCACTGAGTGGTTCTGTCCACTGTGGCAAGTTCAAAGTCAGGAAACTCATTCATTAATACCCATGCAGTTGGGAGTTGATATGTGTTACCATATAACCAGCATAACCAAAGTTTCTGCTCATCATTATGTTCATATCGTTTGTTGAGATAGTTCGTACACCAAACTGCTGGATCGCAGTCATCATACTTTAATGACCACACATACCAACGAATGAACGCTTCCCTACGATTTTGTTCTAAGCGATAATCCATTATACTAAAAATTCTTCAAGCGAGGGTTGTTCCATTAATGCATCACGCAACCATGCTTTACCGACAGCGTCAATTGCTGCTTGCGTTTTTGCTTTCTTTTTGTCTCCCCACTTATATGTTTCTAATGCTTCCGAACGGAATTGATCTCTTGCCTTATAAGGTGGCAGAGCCGAGATTGGATTTGCGATAGCAGCAGCTCTAAATGCGAGTTGCTCATTACGAGTGGGGAATAGAGTTTGGTCAGAGCGGAGACTACCTGTGGGGTCAACTGCCCAGAAGATGAGACCATTTCTGTAATGCCAAGTGACTGAAGATGGCGTACAAGATATTTTAAGTCTTTTAGATTTTCGCTCTTCAACTGCATACCTAATCCAAGATTCCCAACATTTGCTGGCATATCCATTTCCCTCTTTCCCTTCCAACGTGACTATTTCATACAAATTGGCATATCCATCACGATTGTGTGTGGCAAAAATTAAAGAAACAACTTCTCCATTAACTTCATACGCAAGCGGAGGTGCTTTGTCATAGTTATGAAAGCGATACCACAATGAATGTGCAGCCGATAAGAACTTGGTGTTCTTACCAGCTGGACTAGTTTTAATTAACTCTTCAACTCTCGTTGAATTAACAAAGTTCATATTGTAAGTCCACCGCATCTTCAATGACTTCTTTTTCAATAGTCATTGCGAGTTGGTCATCAAATGTAATGTAATGATTCATCAAAGTATGAATCGGCAATCCTGGAACTTCTGCTCGTTTTGGAACATCAGCAGTAGAAGTAATTATACAACCATTTGAGATATTTGTCAAGTATAATGGACGCTTACCATTGCGATAGAATCTAATAACTTTATCAACATGCAACTCAATTACTGCAAGACTAGAATCTTTCCAACGAACCAATGGACTAATACAATCTTCTGCCGTATGCAAAATCAATTCAGTATCGTTTTTAGTTTCGCAATCATATCCATAGAGTTCTTTCCATTTCTCAGGCAACTCTTGAGTAATAACTCCATTGTGGACTACCGAAAGATTCTCATTGGCGATGGGTTGATTGAATTCTAAGTCACTGGTACTATAGCGACAGTGACCAATTAGATAAAGACTACCATCTTCATTGACATAACTCGGAAAGTTAAATGGAAATTGATCGGCAGGTACTGGTCGCTTCTCAGTGATAATCTTTCCATGTTTAACATAGGAGATTCCAGTGGCATGCATCCCTCGAATCTTAGACTCAAGGAACACACGATGAAGCATTAAGAAATCCTCGGCACGAGGTTCTTTAATAATTGCTCCAATGACTGAACACATTAGAAGAATCCTTCAAGTGAGTTTGACTTTTGCGATTCTGGATGATACTTCATCAATGTATCGTGTCCAAGTTTACTCTCAAGATATTCATACCACTCATCAGATTCCCACATTGAAGGGCTGACACCATTCCAAAGATGTCGCTGAGAACCATCTTCATATTTTTGATCTGGGTGTTCTTTGTTAAGTCTGCGTTGTTCAACAAAGTCATAACGGCAGTCTTCGTATTGTTTAGAACCCAACTCAAGCATTTTCTCACGGAAGTAAACAACCAATGAGATTCGTTCTGCTTCTTCATCAAGCAATTCAATCTGAGTATTGCCATGCATAACTTCATGGTTGTTAATTAGTAGCAAATCTCCAGGTCTTGGATTGACAGCAACACGATACTCTGGTGCAACAAGATAACATCCTTTGTAGTTACCATTGTTTGTTAGAGTCAACAGATTTGATAGACCAGAAGTTAAGTCACCTGCATCGTAGTGACATGCAGTTCTGAAAGATTTATTAACTGTAATAGTAGTAAATGGAGTTCCAGGAACTAAGAATGCAGGATCTAGTTTCTTTGCTGCTTCCATTTGATTATTGTATCTCCATGGCAACAAGTCTTTGAAACCTTGCGCAAGTTGCTGGAGGAATGGATATGACATGGCAAACTTTACTGGCTCACGAGCAGTATAAGATGTTGCACGACCATAAGGAATGCGAGGATAACGATCGAACCATCCAGCAATACCAGACATAACACCATTGGCATAGGTAGTTGCACAAACATATGCTTTCTCTACTCGTCTGGCTTCAGCAATCATTTCAGATGCATCTAATTTACGAACTTTCTCGACCCATTCATTGAAGACAAAATTGTCTTTCTTAACTGCTTGAATACCCCAAACATTATTTCGTGTAGATGGTTTGTCAGTCTTACCTTGATGTTTGGCTTTAATGGCTTCAATTGGATCTCCATCCAAAGATGCTTTTGGGTTTAAGAAGTAGTCAATGATTTCTGATTCATATTCAGTGACCCATTCACGATTACCCAATTTCTCTGCTCTTGGACCTGCAGCCATACCTCTGTTTTGAGTTTCAGTTGCAGCCTCACGCAAACCAATGTATGCTTGATCTTGTTGTTCCTTTGTAAAATAATTCTTACGGAACTTCAGAACAATCCTTTCTTCAGAGTATGTCAACTCTGGATGTCCAGGAATTTCTGGCATATAAACATCACAGTCCTCTTCAATGAGGAAATCATAATGAGACTCATCAGGAAATTGTCCCAACATATGAGTCATATCATGTTTCTGTTTTGCTACGATTACCTTAGTCATATTCTCTCCTAAAACTTAAATCCATTAAAACTCTCTGTACTATGTATGCGTTTGCCAAAAGCAGATTTATCAAACATTGGACCATCATCTTTATCTTGACCAGCATCAGACAAACCAGTCTGTGCAGACGCTTCAACATCATAGAGTTTCATCTTTGCTCTATCAATCCCAATTACGAATCTCTTGTAGAAACTTGGATCGTTATAACGATTCTTTAATTGCTTAACGATAATCTGATTTAACTCCTCAAGTTCTTCGTTGCTGACCAAAGCAAACATAAAGTCAGCAGTTGCAGGCAGACCAAAAGATTCAGATGTATCTTCAAGTCCTGGATCGCTGTTAGTGAAACCACCACGAGTAGTTTGAGTGGCAGATACAATTGGAACATTATACTCAACTGCTAGACCACGCAACTCTTCAGCAATGCTCTTAATATATGTATAAGAGTTAATACTTCCACCTTGTTTCATTCTTTGACTCGCACAAATATTCAAATAGTCAATAAAAATAATATCAGGTCTAAACTCTTTCTTCAATTTCAATTCTTCCAACAAAGCACGGAAGTGACCAGCATGAGCACCAGCAGTTGGATACTCTTTGATGATAAACTTACCTGTACTCTTTTTGGCGATCTTATCAATTCTAGTTTCGTAAATATCTCTATCAATAACCTTCAACTCGTCCATGGTCAGATTTAACAGATTCGCATCAACACGTTCAGCGATTCGTTCTTCTGCCATTTCCATAGTTATGTATAAGGCATTTTTACCCTGCGTCAAAACTCCTGCAGCCATGTGACACATGAACAATGATTTGCCAACACCAGTACCAGCCAATGCGATGTTTAGGGTTTTCTTTGAAAGTCCACCCTTGGTGATTTTATTGAACATGTCAAGGTCGAAAGGAATCTTCTCTTCAACCCTGTGATAAAAATCAAACCTCGCATGATGGTCATCGATGTAGTCATGACCAATGTGATTATCAAAAGAAACAGCCAGTGCGTCAGATAGAATAGAAGGAATCGCATCTTTAGAATTTACCTTATCACCACCATCAATAATTTTAATCGAACCTAAGATGGCATTATAAACGGCACGATCCTTACAAAACTTCTCAGTGTTCTCAAGCATCCAGTCTTCGTTGACTGGTTCATGAGACATTGTGTTGATATACTCAGTTAGTTCAGATAATTCTTTATCTGTAAGATCCTTACGATTCGAAACTTCAATCGTAAGAATTTCTTTTGTGGCTGGTTTGTTGTACTTGCTGAAGAAGTCTACAAGTTCGTTTGCTAGGATTGCTTCTTTTTTATCCGAGAAGTATTCTCGTTTGATAAATGGGATTACCTTACGGCAGTACTGCTCATCATAAATCAGATTGCTCAGAATTTTTTGTTCTATTCTCATCAACTCCGCCTGTGTATGTCAAATTATTTCGTTCAATACCTTCATAGATTAACTCTTGTAGAATATCTCCAATATATTGCTCGAATGATGCTTTATCGGTTAAATCTTTATCATCGTCATCAATGATATCATATTCGAAACGAAGATGAATATTATCAGTTGTTTCATTTTCATCGAATTGAACTTTACCGTAAGTATAGATTATACCCTCAAAAGCACCTTCTGTCAACTTTATTGCTTGGAGTCCATCTTGTTTAGAATCCAACACAACGTAACGTGGGTTACTCATCAAACTCTAACTCTTCTAATGCTTTATCAAGTTCATCTTCTTGCATCATTTGACCACCCTGACCGATTGAATACTTACTCTTTACAAAATCATAGAATGACTTACTTGTAAGAATTGACAACCAGAAATCTTTTGAGTCTGTTTCTTTGATACGATATTTCTTATCTTCTACTTCGCCAGTCTCAGGGTCACATTTGGAATACCATCCGTTGCTTGGCTTAACCACATGCTTGGATTCAAGAGCAAGGTCAAGTAGACCAGACCACTTACTAAGACCACCATCAAAAGATACGCTAACAGGTATCTTAGATTTTTCTTTAACATAACGACTCTTCTCTACGTTGATAATAAAATTGTAACCAACAATCTCAGCACCTTCTTTTTCTTGCTGACGTCCAAGGATATAGACATTGTCTGCTGAATACATTGCGCCAGTACCACCACCAACAATTGCTTTCGGGAACATACCAATTTCCATGTAGGTATGATTCACAACTACCAATGGAATGTCTTTAAGGTTCAAGTGTGGAGTTACCATACGGAACAATGACTTCATCTGCTTTGCACGAGTCATATCAGCTGCAGACTTACCTTCCAATGCATCTTCAACTTCTTTCTTAGAAGCCAGATTACCGATCGAGTCAATGACGATGATAAGATGATCACCACGATCTACACTTTGTAGTTGTTGCATGATGTCGAACTTCAATTGCTCAACGTCAGTGAGTGGAGTATGAACAACACGCTTTGTATCAATACCAAATGTATCGAAGTAAGACTGTGGAGTACCAAACTCTGAATCATAGAACAACAAAGCTGCATCTTCATACTTGTCCATGTATGACTTAGCCATTAGCAAAGAGAATGCTGTCTTGAAGTGTTTACTTGGACCAGCCCACATTGTAATACCTGGAGTCAAACCACCATCTAAGCGACCAGATAAAGCCACATTGATAATAGGAACTGAAGTGGGAATCATGTCTTTCTTTTTGAAGAACTTTGATTCAGAGAGAATAGCAGAGTCTTTAATCGTACTATTTTTTTTGATTTTATCTAGAATGCTCATTGTGTTTATCCTTTACGTAATATTAGTATTATACAGTGTTTATATTTGCAAGACAATTTAATTATCCAAAGAAATCTTCCAATGAACTTTCTTCTTGTGTCTTCCAACCCAGTGGTTCAATAACAATTTGTAGAGCATCCAAGAATACTTTCTCAAACTGTTTGTCATAATCTATGTATGATTCCAATCCAAACTCCTTTGGAAGAACTTGAGGGAATGCAATAACATCTTCTTGAAGTGGGTTTGGTGTCTTAACATAAACGAATTTAATCTTGTCACCATCACGAATAGGTTGATACCTTTTATCAATACCGAATCGTTTGCAGTGATGATTGAATAATAAAGCACCACGAACATGAATCGGTGTTCCTTTGGCATACACTGGCGAACCAGCATACTGTTTGATACCATTGACACCACGAGGGAATGCAATCTCTTCAACAGGAAGTTTCTCGAACTCTTTCTTAAAGTCCATAACATACTTATGCAGAACTTTTTGGTCACCGAGCAGAATGACATCAATGGAGTCTTTTAGTTTGTCACGAATCACTGCAGGTGTAGATGACTTGACCATTTCAAGACCCATCACCTTGACTTTAGGTTTTGCAAACTGGACACCCTCAGAGTTATGCACATTGATAACATATCGCTTCTTAGCAGTCCAGATGGCTTTGTCGGCTAGAACTTCTCGCTTCATTACCATCTTTTGCGAATACGCATTCATGTACTCGGCTAGTTCTTGATAACCAGTATCAATAAATGGCTGAAAAATATCTTCACATATCTTGTCCATGAATTTGATTTTCTCTTCAGTGGACTTTCCAGCACAAACTTTTTCAACAAGATCTTCCAATGTAAGATAGATTGAGTCAGTGTCAATCGCAACAACAAAGTCTTTACCCTCTGACTTGAGAGTTTTGTTGAGGAATGCATTCAACTTGTTGGCCATCCAACGAATGGACAACTGACCAGAAGTCGTAATACCTTCAGCCATACGAATATCAAAGTAACGGAAGTATTGATTACCCATCGCACCGTAAGCAGAGTTCAAAGCAATCTTCATCGCCATCTGCAGGTTGTTCAAACGAGAGATATCTTTCAACAGATGTTTCTTACTTTTGTCGTTTTGATACTCTTGCTCAACCTTCAACATCTGCTTTTTAAACTTGGAGCGGTTCGCATACATCTGTTCCATCAACTCAGGCATGAAACCTTTGACGTCTTTGCGATACGTCCAACCATTGGCAGTCAATGCCAAATCTCTACGCTTTGCATATGAAGTATCAATCTCTTGATTGAGTAACTTATCAACTGTCACAGAAATCTTTTCGCTTGTGAGAGTTTCAGGGCTGATGTTGTACTGCATAATCAAGTGAGGATACAGAGAGTTCAAGTCAAAGGATGCCATCCATTTGTGAAGTCCGATGATTGGATCCTTCACATAAGCACCTTCGAACTGAGCATCTTTACCAGAGAAAGACTTGGATGGAATGACAATACCTTTCTTACGCAGGTGATTGTAAATGATAGTATCCCACATACGAACCTGCGAGTAAACATCTTCAGGATTAATCTTGGCATTGTATGCCATAGTCAGATGCAGTTCAAGCAGACGCATCTTATCTTCTAGTTGGTCAACCAACTCTACGTCATGAATGTTATACTCAACGAACTGTTGCCAGTAATTTGTGTAGAAGTCTTTGAAGTCAACTCCAGGATTCTCTTTCTTTTTGTCGCCTAGTTCTTCTTGTGCAATGTAATCCAGACGATATGATTCTTGTTTTGTGTATGTGTATTTCTTATAGAGTTCTAGGTAGTCAAGCTGATTGATACCCATGATATCGTAGTGAAGTTCTTCATTACCTTTGATGAATGTCTTACGTTCAAGAACATTACCCCATGGACTCATCTTGTTGGCAAAAGTATCACCCAACTCACGAGAGATCCTACGAATGAGATAAGGCATATCGAAGAAGTCAGTATTCCAGCCAGTGATGCAGTCTGGATAATTCTGTTGCCAGAAAATCATAAACTCTTTAAGCAAATGAAGTTCGTCATTACAACGAACATACTTAACATCTTTACGATCTGTATGAAACTCTTTTGAACCAAAGGTGATGATGCTCTTTGTTTGGAGATCTTTGATTGTAATTAGGAGAATCTGCTCATTGGCAGTTTTGGTATCAGGGAATCCATTCTCAGTTTCAGTTTCAATGTCAATGGTGAATACTTTGACTTGTTCCATATCCCAGTTGACATCGTCTTCATAGGTGTCACTGATATATTGATATGCGTAATTGGTGTTACCGTAAACAGGAAATCCTTCGACATCTTCGTATCGTTTAACAAAGTCTTTTGTTTCTTTGATACTTCCAGGTTTAATTTCATCTACGTAAGTACCTTCCAATGTCTTCCAATCAGAAGACTTATTAGAAGTGACATACAGCGTAGGATAGAAATCTACCTTACGCTGATATTGTCTGCCCTTATCGTAACCTCGAACGAGGATCTTGTCACCCCATGCATGGGCTGATGTGTAAAATTCCATTAAGTCTTTCCATACATTAATTGCATTGCGTCAAGTGCACAGTCGTGAACAGGATGATGTTTAATTACGTTGTGTCGTTCAAATAGTGGATGCACAACTTCAACATATCCGTTTGTAGTTCCGTAGAGAATATCGACTGCAGTTCTGACATCTCTCCACATATTATACCCTGTAATTTCTTCCAAGCCAAATTTAACTGCCAAAGAATCAATTGCCATCTGGTCTAACGAACCACGTGCCCACATTGTTTGTTGTTTTGCATTTGTAAACTTAGCCATGTAATCATAGAACTTTTGCATTCCATTTTCAACAGTCATGTCTTCACGACTTGGATCCAGAGAAACTTTGCGAACATATTCATGTTGACCTTTCCACCATTCTAAAGTAGATTTAGATGCAGTACGACCAACACTCATCTGTTCTTTGACATCGAACTTAACAAAGCACGCATTGTCCAGCAAGTCTTGATATGTTGGTCGTTTCTCTGGGTCGAATTGAACCAATGCAGCAGATAAAACTACGCAAGTAGATTCTACACCCAAAGTTTCTACATCAAATACAAACATTATTAATCTGCCTTATATCCAATTGGTGTAGTAAGTCGTTCAATCTTTTCTTCATCAGTCCATGATTTAAGATAATCATTATCCTCAGCACATAGGCAAAGAATTTCTGGTTTGTCAACCTGTCTAGATCCAATGATTGTTTCACCCAACCACTTCTGCGAAAACTCTTTCATCTCTTCCATTGTGACAGTATCTTCTGCCCATTGAATGTCAGTGCAGGGAAACTCTCTGTCATTATGGTCATCAGGCACTTCAATCACATAACGCATACGATATTGAGATAGTGTTTCAACCAATACAAATTTACTCATCATCTTCCTCCTGAGATTTTTCACGACCCTGCTCTTTTGCATGCACATCACAAAGTGTTGTGTGCCATCCATCTGTGTATCTTTCTCCAGGACTGCCACAAACTTCACAAGTTTTATAACTAATACTCTCAGCAAAGTTAATATAGTTGTAGTGTTTATCAGTTGCAGCATGAACATAGAATCGAAGTCCACCAAACTTTTCTTTCACCTGAACAGCAACTGGAACCTTTAATGTTTCTTCGTCAAGTTTCGCTTTGGCTTTATCAATCTCCTCTTGAGTAACAATCTTGTTGCTACCTTCCCACTGTGGCTGATTGACTTTATCTTTAATGAAGTCGTAGCGTGATTGAGCAGAACGATAGTCGCTTGTCAACAAACCACAAAGAGTGTCAAGGATATTGTACCAACCATCACCAGTACAAATACCCCAACACATGGCTGTGGTGCGCATGTCCGCATTACGATCTTTGAAGATTAGCGGATACTTTGCACATAGTGTTTCATCAAGTTCTTTACGCATACCAAGTCCTATGGTCCTCTGCGATATGTTCAATTCCATCGTATTCACTGATATGCCATTTAACATCATCTGGAATTTCTACAATAGCAATTTCTGCTGCCCAATCCCATGATGCCTGACCCATCTCTTCAATCACTGCAATCAAATCTGGATCCGCACGATTCTCGTAGTAATTATAAGAACTGATATAATAGTCATCATCACCAACATGTCCTGCTTGATAATAAGTCGCACCCATCAGTTTAGATTCATTCTCTACTTTTTCAAACGCAATACCTTTACGCTCGAGTAATTTCTCAAACGCTTCATCTGAGATACCGAAGCCACCGAAGCAACGATTAATAGCGACTCTTGTCATTTTTAACTCCTAAAATCATAATATACTTACCTGAAATTTATCTACATTTATAATTCTACTCGAATCAACTGGGAATGTCAACTTTATCATGTCTCTTCTATTGGGATAAATTGCAACCTTACCACTATCATGAACATGATACAAATCAACACCATCATAATCTAACTGATATCTTTTATTAAAAACTTCTTTTCCAAGATTGTAACCTTTAACATTTAGATGAATGCGATTGTGAAACGAGTCTAATATAAAGTTATCTGTTTGAGTGCGTAAATCATTATAATCATGTTTCCACTTTTCTTGGAAATACATCTCACCAACAATCACCATTTTGTCCAATTGAAATTCAATATTCTTTATATCAAAGGCAATTGCTTTACTTCTATTATTAACTTCTTTGATCGCTAAATTTCGTTTCTTTTCATTCTCAATTTTTGCTTTTAGATGATCACGTGTTTCTTGAGTGACATTGGCAGAGTTTGTATTAATTTTATTAGATCTTGAGACTACCTCTGCTTGTATTTCAATAGTGGTGCATTCATTGCGAATGACTTTATAAGACTTAATAAGTCCACCACTATACTCAACTATTCGTTCTTTGTAAACGTCTTGATCAACTGTTTTCTCACCAGACATCCAAACACCTACTGCCTTTTCTATAGCAGTAACCTTAGCATTTTCTAATGCCTGCTCACAAGTCTTACCCTTGCCAATAGCAGTCACAGTAACAGAAGATGTTCTATCAAATTTATCTTCTCGTGAGAGCTCAGTGATTATTGATGGGACTATTGCTTGTATCCAAGCAACAGGATTCGCATGAACAGAAGTAGCCACCAGTGCAGTGGCTACTAACATTAGCTGTTTCATTACTGACCCATCGACGCACGAATCTGACTTGCAGCACGAATAGATTTTTTATCGACTTGAACAGTTACAGAAACAACACGAGTGTCAGAGGATATTTTACGTTCTTTGATATATGAACCACGGACGATACCGTTTGATTCTTCTACCATTTTCTCTGTGACTTTGGTTGCAATATTTGCAGCACGCTCTTTAGATTTCTGATCATTATCAGAAACTTCTTTTGCCAAAGAGTTTGTGATTACATCTACTGTCTTATTGTTCTTTAAATCAGTATTCATGAACTCAACAATGTTACGTTTTGCTCGCATGGTTGCGATATTCATCGCTTGCTCAAGACCAGCATCGTCATTGATAGGAATTGCTGCCGTGGCAGTGGACTTAATCTCTGTCCAAGTATCATCGTTAAATGTCACCTCAACTTTACCAAAGTCTTGAGTATACTTAACTGCGTCTTTAGAAACAGGGTCAACTTCAGCTAACTTGGTTGTGCTACATCCTGATACAGCAAGAGCGAGTACAGCAATTGATAAAATCTTTTTCATAATATATTACCTCACAGTGGTTGAATAAACTACTACATCGTCACGCTTGTATAACGACTGCATCCTTTCTCTTAAGACTGGATCACTTACATGATTACCCAATCTTTCTGGAGCCTTCGGGTCTACAAGTTTTAAATCAGCATCAGTTACAGGAACTGAATTTACAGGAACTGTTGCTGAATTGGTTTTGGCTTTTAGTTTAACAAATTCATTCTTAAACTTAGCCCATTCTGTATCAAAGTCTAGTGCCATCGCATTGGTTGACACCAAAACCATCATAATAAAAAGTTTCTTCATTTTACATTCTTTATAATAATTTCTTTTGCTTGATTAACATGATAGTCTGTAAAACTAAGTAAGTTACCAACACCTACCGTAGCTACAACAAACCCTAATATAAAACTAATCAGTAGTTTCATTTAATGTCCTTACTAGCATCAGCTACATCTTTATCATCACGTAGTTCTACAAAAATTGGAAGAAATAAACTCTCTTCACCTTGTTTGTTTTTAATTCTAGTATTATACTTCACTGCAACGATTTTGTCAAGTATTTCTTGTTTGATGTGCCACAAGTTGATTCGATGTTCGTCATTCAAGCCAGAGCCAACAGATACCTTTACAACTCCATCTGACGATTCGCAAATTATTGCACCGAGCATTCCTGCATACTTACCAGATCCTTCTTCAACTGCAACAATCTTAAGATCGCATTCCAATTCACCTTTGAATTTAATCTGGTGCTTTGCACGCTTGTCTTCCCAAACACCTGAACCATCTTTGAGAATGATACCTTCATGCCCCAAAGACAAATACTCTTGAAACATTTCTTGTGCTTCTTCGATTGTTTGCACGATCTTGCTGGAAACTAACCAGACTTTTTTATTTTTAATACTTTGTTTCTGAACCAGTTGTTCTAAACTAGAAAATCGTTTTGAGTATGGAACTGGACAATGCCCATCTGTAAAGTAAGCATAAGGAATAACATCCCATACAGAAGCATGAACCATTGCAGCTTCTTCAGCTGAGATTGTACCCTTGTTTGCTTTGTTTAGAATACCATTACCTGTCTGACGATCCGCAAACTGGATATCATCTGGAAACATAACAAGCAACTCACCATCAAATACGCAATCTACTTCTCCTGCCATTGCGATAAATTGTTCATCTAGATTACCCAACAGCTGAATCTCTTTACCATTGCGACTACGATATTCAACCTTACCATCACGAACAATTGCATTAAATCGCATACCATCCATCTTCATCTGAGCATAGGCTGGGAATTTAATTTTGTCAATCAGCTTCTGTTCAAACTGTGAGCAAAGCATCACAGGATATTCTCTAATTAGACCAGACCAAACTGCATTGGCAGTTGATACTTGAACACCACAATCAAGACTTTTGTCAATGATTCTTTCAATGACCTTTGCGTCATCTGGATCTAGAGATGAAAGAAGATTGCGTAAGAATTCAATTGCAGCATTTCCTGTTACTTCTCTACTTGAAAGACTATACAGTTGCTGCATGGCAAATCCAAGAGTCATCGTATTGAATTTTGGATCTCGAGTGTATGCTGGAATCTTACGCTGATAGAACTGAGTGAATGGACATAGTGCCAAACGAACAACCTCACGCAAAATCTCATTGTCAGCATATTTTTCCAACTGCTCGATCTTGTAGTTACGTGATGGGTTTGCAGCAAGAGTGTTTAGGAAGGCATTAATATTCATACTTCTTTCAATCCTTTTTGAATAATCTTAAATGTTCTGTATCGTTTATCGAAACGAATTGGATTTTTAAACATAGTAAAATCTTTTGGATTATTCCATTTGAAGTATCCATAAATCTTACTCATACTATCTGACATTAGATATGTATGATTTGGTTGTCTGTGTTCACAATTCCAGACAGTAGTTTCTCTGGCGAGAATCATGCAGCATCCAATACTTTTGCAGGATAAGTAATCTTACCATCGTACTCCAGCTGACTAATCTCAAACTCAGTCATGAAGTCATCGGCAACAATACCATAACCGATGATGTACTGACGACTACCAATATCATTCCACTCAATTTTGTCACGTACTGAGTCAACAATCATCTCAAGATTCTTCTCAGCGAACTCGTGTTCAGCATTGTAACCATCAAGAGACATGAAGTAATCTTCTCCACCCTTCATCTTCCAATACTGAGGACACTCACCCTCGCCATCCCAATCATGAGCACCATAGTTTTCCATGTACTGCGTGATGATATGTAGTTTCATAATATAGATCCTATCAATTAAACAAAAGTCCTGCGTGGATAACCAGTGGCGAATCCACTAGTGCCACCCATAAAGCCACGTGAGGACTTACCAGACATTTTAGTCTTAGGCACTTTACGTTTCTTCTCGTCAACCTGAATAACTCCACCCTTCTTCAAGAATGCTTTCATCGCTTTCTCGCTTTCAGCACGTGCCTCAGCTTTTGTCATGACAGGTTTGTTGTAAATTGTTGCAACAATCAATTTCTTCTCCGACTTCTTCATTATGCACACTCCTTCATATCAATTTTATCGAATCCAAAACTAGCCACCACAAAAGTCTCATCTGTCTCTAGGTTGTGAACAATGTCACCGACCGACAGACTATGCATCTTACCAACAACTTCAATCAGTTCTGCGTCCGACTCACACACAAAGTTTGCAATTCGGAAGACTTCATCCATCGTTCGTGCTTCCACATGAGCCACCATTTCAAACTGATCAGAGATATCTTCAATCTGTTTGGCATTCATGAAGTGCAGGTCACGAGAATTTTGGTTTTCAAAGGGGAGTTGATAGATTGCGTATTTCATTACATTTCCTTTTCTCATCATAATATAACTATTATGCCCTAAATCGGAATTAAAGACAACAACTATTTGCAAATGACCCTACACGTCTGAGGGGATTAGATCCCCTGTAGATACAAGGGTTTAGAATGACAAAAACCCTCTACGAGAGAGGGTTTGGAGGGAGGTTTAGCCCTGTAGATTAGGGCATCTGGAGTCCAGCTAGAGCGGATGCTGGAGCCACTTGGATACCAGAACCATATAATCGGTTATATTCGTTCACCATATTAGCGGATGGGGTTGCTTCGGTGGCAATAGATTGACTGAACAACTTCATCTTTCCTTCTGCATAAGGCATGTATGGCATCAAAGCCAAACCAACACCTTCTTTTGTTTGTTGCATAAGAATAGTTGCTGGTGATTCTATTGTATATCCAAGTCCAGTAACTTCTACTTTGGCAATTAGTTCTTCACCACTAATCAATTTAAATACTTTAATCTCGTTCATTTCAATCCTCTATAACAAGTAGTTCAATAAAATCTGCTGCTGCATTTGAATCTGAAAAACAACGGATAATCATTTTTTCCAATTCATAACAATGTTGTGCAATAACCATAATCTGTTTACTTTTATAAACAGAAACTTTGAGAATCCATTCTCCTCTGCGAACAGTGACGAATGAGATTAAATTTTGTGATAGTTTTGCTTTCATCATACAAGTATTTAGGGAGAGCCGAAACTCTCCCTACCTGCATGATTATTTTGGTTGGGGTACTGGTAGTTTACCGTTTACCCAATCCCAATCATCATCTGTCATCGGGATCCAGTTATTCATTTGCATTCCCCATACTTCGCCATTAATGCTTGTGCTTCTTTATGTTTACCATTTCTGGCGAGGTTTGCTGCTGCTTTTGCGTAACCTAAACCCTTTAGGCAGATATAAACTTTGCGGAAAAACGATTTCATTATTTCTCCTCAGTCAATAACTGCTTCTCACCTGTTGACTTAACTGCGATTTTCTTTGGTTTCTTTGCTTCTGGAATTAAACGCTCCAAAGCAATTTTTAGCATACCATTAAAAATCTCGGCATCTTTAACTTCTACTTCGTCATTCAATACGAATGAACGAGTGAAAGCACGATTAGCGATACCTTTGAACAAGAAGTTATCTTCTTGGTCTTCAGTTTTAATATTACCACGGACAACTAATTTACCACCATCAATTTCAATATCAATATCTTGCTGAGCAAAACCTGCAACAGCAATCTCAATGGTATAATGGTTTTCGTCATTCTTGCGAATGTTGTATGGTGGATAGTTTGGAATATTTTTTGTTACATCATCATGTAGTTTTTGAAGAGTTTTAAACTGTTCATCAAAACCAACAAAGAATTTATCCAAGTCTTTAGTTCCCCAGAATGTAGGGATGAAATTGTTTGTCATGTTATCTCCTTACTTAACTACAATAGCTGTGAAGAAATCATTAGTAGATTTCGCTACAGTTTTTGCGAAAGATGCTTGTGCATCAATATAAGTTTGGAGTTGTTTTGCGATCTTTTCGTCTTTAACAAATGTCTTAACGAATTGAGTCTTTACACCAGAAATGGTGTCGATGGATGTATTTACTGCTTGTAACATATAGTTCTCCTATTAAGCGAGATTAAATAAAAACTCTATCCCAAATGGGCATAGAGGGTTTGCTGGTTACTGGTTCCAGCGACAGCTTAACGCACTGTCAGCTTTATGCGATTCGTAACTTAGTGGTCCTAAGGTGAATTCTTGGTAGTGATTGAATAGGTTACCAGCCTATCTTCCCATCCCTGAGAATTATTTATGCTGCTGGCGATTGAGCAGACTTTTCTACTTCAGCCATTGCTGCAACTTGCGGTTCGCCTTGTTGCTTAATCTTGTTGATAACAGAGACTACTTCTTCAAATGGATGTTTACCCAATACACGAAGAATCATATTACACTCTTCAATACTCAATTCAAGTTTAATCATTTTGCTTTCTTTCCTATGTTATATTTTGGAACTAATTCCCACTGGTCTTTTTCTTTATAAGAGACCACCTTAATTTGAGATAGTGACGCTTTCTGTTCTGCTCTAACATTATCTAGGATCTTAAGTAGATCCCAGTCTTGTAGCAGACCAGCGATAGCATTTCGTCTCTCGATATCTCCGCTAGTGATGTTTGATTCTTTACCATCAAGAGCGAATAATTCTTTAAAGTGCACAATGAAATACCTACCCTGTTTATGAAGGATATGGCATGATTGGTACAATGTGTTTTCTTTTCTGGAAGCGATGCCGATGCGAGTTAGGGTCTCACGGACTTTTAGAAAGTTGTCTGGTTCTGGCAGACTCACTTCAAGCATCGACTCTGGTGTCCAGTCGTAATAAATCATCTCTACAGTCATTATTTTCCACCTTTGTATAATTTTTCTTTTATCATATTCAACTGTTCTTCAGATAAGATGCTTAGTGCTTCATTAGCCTTCTCGGAAGAATATCCAAAGTACTCTTTTACAAGAGTAAGATCCATCGTATCGGCTTCTTTCTTATGCCATTTCGAGAATCTCTTTTTCTTTGATATAGTATTTAGGAAAAAGGAAAACTGCCAGTCCTTGGGTATGCTCGAGTTACGATTCATCTCGTTTGCATATAGGACTGTATCGGGGAAATACGACAAACCACGATTGACTAGGAATGGTGTATAATCTTTGTCAGCCTGTGGTTCTTCGAATAGGTTTTTCTTTGTAAGATTGATTGCGTTGATAAAGTCAAAAGGTGTCATCGTCCTGCTCTCAATACCCAGTCTTCTGCAAATTCTTCTGCAAGATCAATAGATGGAAAGGATTCGAATTCATTATAGTCATTTTGAGCATCAAAGACAACAACAGAGTATTGACCATTGGCATCTTTATAAACTTTTGCGTTACGTGTTCCTTCTTGGTAATTACTTAGAATAGGCATCATGATGTAAATCCTATCTCAATTAAATTCTTTGGTGTAACTCCAAATGTTTTTCCAGGAAATAACTCTGCCAATTTCTTTTCAAGTTCTTTTCTATCATTGGCTTGTGTGATAAACTGACTACTATCTTTATGATATGCGAATAGTATTCCATTATCCTTTTCAATAGTAATCTGTATAACTTCTTGGTTTGTATCTTGATCAAGTTCTTGTTCGATCTGAGCAAGAAGTTTGTTTGTTTTAATAATAGCAAGTTTTTCTCGAAGATTCCATCCGAGAGAAAAACCTATAATCATTACTCCAAATAAAATAAGAATATCCATATTAGCCTCATTTGAATTTACACTGAGCCATAATCTCAGTTAGTGCTGCCATAATATTTAGTTCATGGTCAGCAACAAATGCTGCTTTATATTGATAGTCTGCCAAAATAAGAATCATTGGTGGAATGCTATTGGAATCCATATTGACACTTGCGGTATCATATAACTCACGGAACAATGCAGTAGTATCTGCATCAGAGTTTTTGGCAACCCACTTACGAACCTCAGTGAAGTCTTTATCTTTCATCAGTTTAACCAAACCTTTGAAAGACTCTTGTGACATATTCACTAGGATACCTGAGTCGATCTTACCTGAAACAGAATAGCGTTGAAGTTCGTTTAGAATACGACGATAATCAGGGAAGTGTTTCGTAACAAGTTCAGCCACGACTTTAGGATCGAACTCGATATTCTCTTGTTTGAGAATGGTGGTTGCTCGTTTGAAAAATGCTGCAGCGATCTCTTGCTTTTCTTTATTATCGATCTTGAATTCAATCACAGCACAACGACTGTGGATGGGTTCAATGATACGATTCTTATAGTTCGCAGTAAAAATAAAGCGACAGTTAGCCGAAAACTCCTCCATGTAATTACGGAGTGCTGGCTGAGTAGAGTTAGCCTGTAGATAATCTGCTTCGTCTAAGATAATAACTTTCTTAGCATCAGTCAAAGATACAGATGTGGCAAAACCCTTAATGGTAGTACGGAGAGTATCAATGTGACCACCAGTATCCGATCCGTTAAGAATCACATACTCTGCACCGATCTCATTACACAATGCTTTGGCTACAGTAGTTTTACCTACACCTGCAGTACCACAAAGTAGAAAGTGTGGTAGTTCACCCTGTGCAATATAATCTTTAAAAGTCTTTTTTAAAGATTCTGGAAGGATACATTCATCAATTTTCTGTGGGCGATACTTTTCTACCCACAGAAACTGTTCATCACGACTTTCAATCATATAAATCTCCAAACATAACAAAGAATAGAGAGGGATTATACCCTCTCGTCATTTAGAATTCAAATGTAGAATCAGCTTCTACTGCAACATAATATACCAAGTCACTAGATGGAGATTTAAAACGAGAGATTTTCTTACTTGAAATTGATACTTCATAATCGCCTGGAAGCATCTTTAGGTTTTCTACTTTCAGATTAACTTTGAATGTCTTATCAGTAGCACCGACAGATTCGCTGAAAGAGTTGCCAGTGGCATTCTTCTTGTCACCAACAACTGCGGTAATCTTACTACCATCACCAACGATTGATACGTCAGATGCACGCAGAACAGATGCAGTCTTATTAATCATATTCAACATCGCAGCAGACATCGTGAAGTTGATTTCTGCTTCAGGAAATGTAATCGCTTTTTGCGGTGCGACCAATACAGATGCGTCTGCAGCAAAGAACTTAATCTTCATACTACCTTGACTAATTGATACATACTTGTCTTGGAAGTCTAATTCAGGATCGTCAAACAAAGACATAGCACCCAAGAACTCATTGAGATCGTAGATTCCAAAGTCAGGGAATGTTTCTGTTACTGTCGCATCAGCCATCACGTTTTTCTGTGATGAGATTGTTGCAAGTTTGTTGCCACTCTTTAAAAGCAGATTACTGTTAATGCCAGCAAAGTTTTTAATTAGGGCAGTGGTTTCTTTACTAAGTTTCATTACTTTCTCCATTCAAATGATTACATTACTATGTATAAAACATTATACCTCAGAACGAGGTTTTTGACAAATTTATTTTGAGTACTTGACATCGTGTTCATATAAGAACATCAAGCAACACATTGCATGTGCCAAGTGATTCTTACCACTCTCGGGATCGTTTTGCTCTCCCTCTTTCCATGCCCAAAGATGTCTTTGCATTGCGTCAAAGTATCTACGTTTGGAATCTGGTACGTACTTCCAATTATCTGGTTCGTATTTCTCCGCACCAAATGTTAGAATTTCTACAGTGGCTTTTAATGCCAGTGGTGGTAGCAAACCATATTGTAATTTACCACCATCAAATTTACGACCACCTGTTGTGGCATTCTGCGACTTCTTAATATCTTCTTTGGTTGCCATATTATTCTCCAAATGAAACGACAAATGGACACTCAGAGAATGTCCATTTATAACTCACTTAGGCAGTGCGAGTAAACGCTGAAGAACCAGCAACAGCATTAGCTAAAGCAACCATTTTACGAGTTGGACGACCAATACGATACTTAACAACTTCGCTACCGTTTACAACTGCAGGGTTTGAGTAAACGCAGTAACCTTGTTCACGCAAATCACGAATAGCAGAAGCTGGATGAGCAATACCGAAAGAGGACTTGATCTGCTTAGCAGTAAACTCTTTACCTTTTTGTAGATGCTTCAATAGCATTTCTTGTTTAGACATAATAATATCTCCATAATTAACAACCATCAAATGAAAAAAATCATCTGGGAGATGGCAAACCCCAGATGACAAGTAAAACTCTAATTAAACAGTGATGCCGTTTTCACGTAGGATGGCATTGAAGTCTTCAGTATCGCCATCAACATCAACAGAATCATCGATGATTCGCTGAAGACGTGACATCTCCATCTGTTCATCTTTCTCGACTGCAGTTTTTGCAGGAGTCTTGGCTTTTACAGTCTTAGCCTTAGCAAGTTTCGCAACTTTGGCTTTTGCTTTAGCGACTGGAGCAGTCTGTTTGTCTGCAAGTTCTTTTGCAAAGGCAGACAACTCGGCATCAGTAGGAACTGGCAACTGATACACACCACGCTCTACTTTGTTCTTGTTGAACAACCAGTTAGGATAACCAATCTTCTCACCCTTAGTGCCAGTACGCTGGTCACGCAAAGTGTAATAGATTGCAGCACATTCCTTCAGAGTAATCTGAGGATCTTTTTTGTATTGAGGATTAGATTCAATCACTGCAACAACAAATCGTTTTTGAGACAAAGACAAAGCATTAAATTTCAACATAATATATTTCCTTAAAAGAAGTTTTCAAATTTTCAACACAACAAGTTCTATTATACAACAAGATGAGATTAAAGGCAAGTCTTATTTGCAATAACCCCATAAGTTGTAAGGGATTAGAATGGAACCTCATCTGAAGGACTTGGAGCAGGTGCTTCTACAACTGCTACAGGCTCAGGTTGAGGGTTTGCAACTTTATCGAACAAGTCAATGAATGCAGCTTTTGTTGCAGCATCGAAACGATTGCAACACAACTCGACTGCTTTCTGCTGATTCTTGAAAATCGCAAACGCACGAACAATGTGAATCATACGACGAGTCGTAATTGTTTCATCCACACCACCATCCTCGAAAGTGCGACGAATTGCTTCAGCCCACTTCACGAGTGTCTCTGCAAACTCGGCATCTAGACAGCCATAAGTTTCCATGAGATTCTTAATAATCTTAACTTCGATCTTAGCATTAGGATATTCTTGTTCGAATGTAACAGCGAATCGCTCCAAGAATGCTTCGTTCAGTACGTTAGTACCGATGTAACGACCATCGTCTGACCCTTTACCCTTAGTGTTTGCTGTTGCAAAGATGTTGAATCCTTCAGCTGGAACAATCATCTCATTCTTGAGTTTGAAGTAGTATGGTTTACCCTCGAGAATCGGCTGCAAACAAAGTAATGTATTGGCTGAACCTGCATCGATCTCGTCAAGCAAGAGTGCAGTGCCATTGCGCATGGCGATAAGAACTGGACCCTCCACGATCTCCACGTTACCATCTTCCAAAGTCTTGGAGCCAATCAACTGCTCTTCGTCTGTCATCATGTTTAGGTTGACACGAATTAGTGGACGTTTGTGTTTGGAACAGATCTGCTCGACCATGGTTGACTTACCATTACCTGTTGGACCAGAGATGTATGCAGGATAAAAGATGCCAGACTTGATAATGTTTTCCAAATCGTTGTAATTACCGAATGGAACAAAGTTTGGATCTTTCTTTGGAACTAGGGCTGAGATATCAGAGTAGTCTACCTTAAACGATTCTTGTTTCACAGGTTGTGCCTTCAATGCAGTGTTTCCAATAACAGGGGTTGCACTACCATCAATAGCGTACAAGCCACGACCAACTTTATTCTTCATGAGCCACAGAGGATACTTCTCTGTCTTCATTGCTTTCATAACACTCAAAAGTTCTGGACGACTCACAGTGCCTTTAGTGGCAGTGTCAGGGTACATTTCTTTCATTTTCGATTCAAACGAATCACGGAACTGGTTATCAGTTTTTGCCATCACATTCTCCATAATAAAAACTACACTTTCACAATTTCACAGTGACTATTATACTGCAATTAGCAATAAAAGTCAACACTTATTTTTCCCTGTAGATACAAGGGTCTTAGGCTACTAATGCAACGAATCGGTTAAGTAGGACTCGGGAAGTCTTCTTTACATTCAAATACTTACCGAAATTTTTTGCAATTGCTTTAGCATTAGCATTTGCATTCACATCAAATTCACCCTCTTGAATCTTGGTAGAAGATTGTGGAATCAAGAACAACTCATCACGACCAGTGTTTTTGATAGAAGCAAATCCATTTACTCGAAATTCTTTTTTCCAAGTTTCAACTAATGAATACACATCACCATTGTAGTTAGGTAGATTTGAATTCAAGACACCACGTAAATCACGACCACGATTAGCACAAATATGAAATCCAACCATTGCAATATTATAACGATCTTTCATCATTCGAAGAATCATTTCAGTCTGCTCACCTGCTCTGCGACTAATCTCATAGGTTTTCTTAGTAACTTCATCTTTGATAAAGTTCTTAATCTTAATTCGTTTGTAGATATTATTAACAACTTCAGTACGAGTGTCCTCCAATCTACCACGAGAGTACGAATTTAATTGACCACCTTCACCATCAGTAAGAGTGATAAAAGTAGTTTTCTCGACGTTGTTGTTCTTGATAAATGCACCCAATGTATTATAGCAATATACCAATGCTTCATTTAAGGGAGTGCCACCAGTATTATATCCATCATTCCATTGAAAACGATAATCAAGAATACGACGTGACATTGAATTGAATTCGCTGGTAGTCATTTTGTTACTGAATAATTCTAATAGATGAAATCTGTCTGCACAGTCAATCAAGTCATTTTCTTCTCGCCTTGCAGATCTCCAAGCATGATACGCTTCACGTTCTTCTTGAGATTTAGCTAACTTGTCGTCATAGTCAGTGGTGAATGCATACACACGATATGGAATCTGAACACGATTGCAGAACATAGCCAAGTTAATAACTTGCTTCATTGTATCTTTCAATACATCATTCATTGAACCAGAATAGTCAACAAGAAGAACCATACCATGATTTTTACCTTGCGGTAAAGAAGTCACACGTTTAAACAAATCATCTTGCAGTTTATATGCATAAACTTTCTTCATGTCCAACGAACCAATCTTTGATACTGTTGCACGCTTATGCATCTGTGCAGACTTCTTCATCTCGAATTCTTTCACGAGATAATTTACAGTACGAATAGATTCTGTTTTAAATTTAATGAAATCAGCTAACTCGGCAGTTTTAAAATTAGCCTTGTCTTCTTCAGACATGTAGCGAGTGCGATAATCAGTCAATTCAGGATTGTCATCATCCCACTGTTCAGGTGCTTTAGTTTCGTTGAGAACTTGTTTGTAACCAATAACTGGATCTCTGAAATAGTCTGTATCAAATTTCCAATATTTGTATTCGGTAGAATCATCAGCAAGGTCTTCCAATTTGTTTTGGAATGCTCTTTCTGTTTTTGATTCTAAGTCATCACCCTCTTCTGACTTTTCGTCATTTTGAAAAGCAGATTGTTTGTTTCGTTTAGCTGGTTTCAGATCTTCGACATCACCATCTTGTTCTTCAAAGTCATCATCATTATCGATGTCAAAGTCACCATAAATTGGATCTTCGTTTTCATCTTCGCCATCATCATCTTCCAGTTCTTGGAAGTTGGCATTTTGTTTACGCTCTTCGGCTACTTGTTTAGAATATGCATAGATATCGTTTGCCAATGCAATAATGTCATCGACAGTCTCAGTGCGTTCAGCACGATTCACAAATACCTTTTCATCAGGTGTGAATGTTACACCACACTGGAAACCAGCTTTAAAGTAAAGATTGATTTTGTCAATAAGTAACAAGTCATCGAAAGACTGGACTTGTTTCGTGCCAAAGAAGTCACGATCATTGAGTTGCTTATATCCTTCGTTCATGCGTTTACGCAATCCTGGATATTTGCGTTTGATAAGTTTCTCGATACGAACATCTTCTAGGACATTCATGTATGAGTGTAACTTAGGGGTATTCTTTAGGGGTTCAAGATATTCATTGTTGGTGTAAAGGGCATGACCCACTTCGTGACCAATTAACATATCTTCAATTTCGGGAGTCATATCTTTCCACATCGGCAAAGTCAACACACGTGACTTGATGTCGAAAGATGCAGTGCGAGTTCTTGCTCTAATAACTGAAAGATTTTCAGTGGCAAGAAGACGTGCGGAGAGGTCTGTTGCTTTCATTTCCATAATATATTTATTCCCCAAATGCAAATTCATGTTCAATAAGAGTCAACTCATCTTCAATCTCTTTACGATTGATAAGACTCAAGTCACCTGCAAAAAGTAAGCTGTCTTCAATGCCATACTTTCCAGCCAGTTCTGCAATTTCAAAATCACTAAAGTCTTTCCACATATTCATCTCCTATCCAATAGAGTGAATTATGCATCAAAACTGAATAAAAGACAACTGTTTTATTTTTCCCTGTAAAATCAACAACTTACAAAGCCCTACAGAACTGAGGGGATTACGAGACTGCAATAACGCTGAAGTCGTTTCGTTTTTCAAACTTAATGACAGATCTGAATTTATCAAACAGCTGATCACCTTTGTGAGAGATGACAAAGATGTTTGTGTTCTCGCCAAAATGATTCATCAGATTTAAGAAGTAATCTGTTCCTGCAGTATCAAGAGAAGAATCAAAAATCTCATCGAGTAGTAAAAGATTAGTATTGACGGAGTTTTTCATTTTAGCAATTTGTCGCCACGTGAATAGAATCGATAAGTCAATACGCATCTTCTCACCTTCAGAGAAACTTGCATAAGTAAAATCATCACGATGTCTTGACTTAACAATCTCGTTAAATGCTTCATCCAACTCAAAGTGAATATATGCATCCATTGCTTGGAGATACTTGTTAATTAACTTATTCATGGCAGGTAAATACTCACGAATGATGGCAGTCTTAATACCAGTATCTTTTAATAGAATGCTCGCCACTTCTTCAAGATTACGTTGTTCTTGTAAAGTTGTTTTGGTTGCTATCTTTTCCATAGCTGATTTAGCCAACTCTTTTAGCTTACGCTTTTCTTCATCGATATTTGTCGTATCAGTTTTCGTGCTTTCAACTTCAGCCTGCATTTCTTTAACTTGTTTATTGAGCAAGGTGACTGTTGAGTTTTTTGTAGATAGTTCAATATTCTTATCGGTAATCTTCGATTGTATTTCAGTAATCGCAGATAACTTTTTGTTAAGGTTGGAGAGGATAGTTTCGAGTTCACCAACTTTTGTGTTTTGTTCCAACAACTTTGAATTAAGGTCTTCGACAATCTTTGACTTGTGTTCCTCTGGGATATTCTGGTCACATGATGGACAAACATCGTGCTCGTTAAAGAACTCTGTGTGACTCTCACAAGTTTCGATTTTCTGGAGTAACTTGGACTTGATTGACTTTGCTTTTTCGATGTCTTCATTAACAACTTCTTTATCATTGATGCTTGTTTTAAGAGTATCGATCTCCGAAAGAATAAGTTGGATCTCGCCCTCTGCCTGTAAAATTTCAGCATTGTTAGCAGAAATCTTGGATAGGATGTTGTTGATACTCTCAGTTTTGGCTTCCGTGATGGCTTTAATAAGTTGTGTCTGGGAATCGACTTGAGTTTTTGCTGTGGCAATTTCCGCTTCAGCTTTAGCGATTTCATCTTTTGTCTCATTAATCTTTTCTTTCAACAGAGTATTCATTGTAGAGAAAATACGAATATCAAGAATGTCTTCAATAACCTCACGTCTTTGTAGAGAGGACAACTGCATGAATGGGACAAACGATGCTGAACCAAGAATAACAACTTGTGTGAATGTCTTGTAGTTTAACTTTAAGATTTGTTGCTCAAGAACTTTTTGATAATCTCGAGATGCTGCATCTTGATTGATCATCTCACCATTGAGATAGATCTCGAAAATGTTTGGTTTGATACCACGAATGATTTTGTATTCACGACCAGAAATAGAGAACTCGATAGTAACCAAACATTTTTTACCATTGATACTATTGATAAGTTGGTTCTTGTTAATGTTACGAAATGGTTTGCCAAATAGCGAAAAACACAATGCGTCTAAGATTGTGCTTTTACCTTCACCATTCTTACCAATAATAAGAGTTGTGGGTGATTTGTTTAATAGAACTTTATTCGGTGAATTACCAGTTGATAGGAAATTCTGCCAAGCGATTGAGCGGAAGGTTATCATTCACTTACCTTTACTAATGTTTTCTTTCCACGGTAACATCTGAAGATTTTCTTTAACAGCAATTTCTTCTGGTGGAATGTTATTATCAAATCCATATCGAATAGAGACAATATGATCTAAGTGGTAGATTCCAGCTTGACCAGCTAACCCTCTTGGATAATTGTTTGGGTTAATCTCTGTGTGATGCTCTTCGTATATTTTTCTAGTTAAAACATGCACTCTATTTGAGTATCTACGATATTCTGGAGTGCTTTCCTTTTTCAAGGTATTTCTATATTCTTCAGTTTGCATATAAGATTTATCAATGTTCTTACTACCGCAACTCTGAGAACAATATCTTTTAGTGTCAGATGGAGTGACCATAAAAGATGCTCCACAATACAAGCAACTTCGTTCTTCTTGTTTAACCTGCCATGGTCTTTCTTTCCCTTTCTTGCTGCCTTTTGGAACAGTGACCCCAAGTTTGGATCTCCATCGTTGGGCAGTAGCAGTTCCTATACCAAGAACTTTAGATATTTCTACTAAAGTCTTAGATGGATTAGTTAAAATCAAAAGTTGTTCTTCTGTTAGTTTATGGAATTTCATAAATCCTCCTAATTTTATTTAGGAGTTTTCATTTTTCTATTGTGGGTTATTAAATACAATCATTAAATAAACCCAGCTTCAGTTTGTGGAGGTGCTGGTGGCTCGGCATCAGAGTAGCGATATACATACTCTGGTTCTTTCGGTACAGTGTATGGGAAAGTCACTGGTACTCGTGATTCTCTACAGGTATAGTATGATTTGAATGGTTCACCTGTATCATAGGACTTAGCCCACTCCCAAAACACTTTACCATCGATGTCGTAGCATTCACCAGTGGCTTTATCCTTGAATACATGGGATGCTCGCTTGTTCTGATAAACATCATGCCCAGTATCGCTCCACTCCCAGTCTTCACCAGTTAATGGAGCGATCGGTTCAAACTTCGCTAGTCTTGAGAATAGATTAATAGCATATGGTGCAGAAGAGCCAGAGTGCCCCTCACCTTCAAAAACTTCCAACAATTTCAGAACATGTTCACAAATCATCCCCTGCATCTCATCAGTGAATTCTCCGTTTTCGTTTACCCAACCTGCTGCTCGGAATTCTTCACGAGCGTGTTTTTCATAATTATTCATTTAGCCTTCCATTTCACTCCCATAATCTTATAGAGATATCTTCTAAAGATATTGGGTTTAGTTTTAGAAACCACTGTTAGTGGAGTCTGGTCGATATCAATTTGAAACGATGGTTCAATATTACTGACAGTCGCCAATGTAGTTCCAGTTCCACCAGCAATCAATACAGAACCAGCAATCATATCTGCTCGTTTCTTTGCCTCATAGTCATAACTTGGTCGAAAGTCCAAGTCAAGAAGGATCTGTTCCGTCAGTGGAAAGAAATACTGGATTTGAATTTGCTGCATTTATACCTCGACATTAACAGCTTCAGTGTATAATGTTCTCATGAATGTTTTAATCTGTTCTTTGTCAACGTCTGTTTCAATAGAGTCAACATAGTTAGATAAAACAGATACGGTATCTTCAAGATTAATTTCTTCATCGATTTGACCTTCTTCAAATTCAGAAAAGTCTTCAATAATCTTAATCTCGTAGCATCCTTTATTATACAACTTTTGAATGAACTTGTCAAATTTATAATAGTCAGTCTTATTAACTACAACTAACTTTACATACTTACTAGTTAAATCAATTAGATCGAGGTCGATGGGATCGGATTCTTTGTCGTCGTATTCGACTCTTTCAAACATAGTATTTGGATTTGATATGAACTCGAGTTCTCTTCGCTCGAGATCAAACAAGTGGAATCCTCTAGTGTCTTTGTAATCCTGCCAAGTAAGTTCATAGGGATTGCCGAGATAGTAAATATGACCATCATCTGAACGATGATGATAATGACCAGAAAAAACCATATCAAACTTGTCAAATATTTCTTTAGAAAGACCCTCATGGGATTCCATTCCTCTGTGCATTGCAAAACCTGCGATCTCAAAGTGACCCATACAGATTTCTGCTTTAGTGTTTTTCATTTCATCAAGAGATTCTTGATAGTTTTCAGGACAAATCCAAGGCATCATACAAATGCTAGTTCCATCAATGACAATTGTTTCTGGAGAATCAATAACGTCAATGTTATTATACTCACGCAACAATAAGTCTGGAGAGTTTACATCGTTAGTGTTCTTGTAGTATGTGTCGTGATTACCTGCAAGCATATGAACACGAATACCACGTTCTTCTAATTTGTCAAAGAACATTTTTTTGGCACGATCCAATGCATAGAAGTTTACATATTTACGTCTATCAAAAGTGTCACCAAGAATAAGAACAGTATTAATACCAGCTGCATCAAGACTAGGAAAGAAAGTATCGTCATAAAATTTTTGAAAGAAATCTAAGAAAGCGATACTATCATTTCTAGCACCGAAGTGCTGGTCTGTAATAATTGCTACCTTCAAATGAACCCTACCTTTCTATTCACAGAGGAAACACCAGCGTGTGTTTGTTTATTAAAGATCTCAGCCAAGCTGTAATCTTTTTTGTCTTTGTCAACTTCAACACCAAGTTTTGCAGCAAGTTTATTTGCATCAGCGTAAGATAATGTATCAAAAGTTAAGATGTCAAAGCAACGACCTGGACGAACCAACGCAGAATCAATATCACGAATGCTTGGAAGGTTAGTAGAGAAAATCATCTTCTTACCTTTGGTCGTAACAAGACCATCACCCACATTCAAGAAACGATGCATCATTGTGTTACCATCGCTACGTGACTTTAAGAATGCATCACTGTCTTCAAGAACCATAATCTCTGCATCATCCTCGATGAACTTTGCGAAGAAACCATCTTTCTCAAGAATACCAGCATCGTATGTTACGATTGCAGAGCAGTTACGATGAGCCAATAGACCACGAATGAATGTAGTCTTACCAGTTCCTGGAGGTCCAATTAATAGGAGAATGTTGGCGGAAGATTCCATGTAACGATCGTAGTAATCATTAAGAGATTCACCATTAAGGAATGGATACATTTCTTCAACAGGAAGACGATCTCGATTGAGTGGTACGTTCACAGAATTCCCATCGCTGGAATAGATCCATTCGATATAAGATGTGACAACATCAAAAGACGCTTCAACCATCTCAATCATATCTTCAGCGTATTTTACATCACCATATGCACGAACAGTGGTCGTGTTTGAATTTACATCAAACTTAACAAAGTTGTTTGTTTCCTCTTCGATAATCATACCAGAAGAAGAATTATTTTGAATGTAGAGTTGTTCGCTGAAGATATCTTCTGCCCACTTCTTCCAGCGTTCACGATTGCAAAGAACTGTAGTCTCACGCTGAACTGTAGGGTTGCCAGTATCTGCACGACGCTTCATAATTTCTGCAGTGATTAGATCCTCAACATCTGATACACCCAAGAAAATTTTGTTATCATTATTATTCATAATCTCTTTCAAATTAAACTGATTGTCAAACGCATCCCATGGAAACTTACGAAGAAGTCTTTTAGTATTAGATTTATTTGCTCTTTTAAATCTATTTCTTGTTCTTGCTAATGCTGGTGTAAAGTTTGGAGTGCTTGAACTTAGTTCACGAATCAAGTCTCTTATCGAGTTGCTCATCAATATCACCTTCTATAAAATCATCTAAATTGGTCAACTTCTTTTTCTTCTTATCTTTTTTACGATCCATGAACGTATCATCGAACGTATGATTTTGTTGCATGAAATCTAGATAAGCATTTTTATATTCACCAGTATCATCTTGTTCTTGTAACTCAAACATCTCAAACGGCATGTCTTGTATCAACTTACCTTTAATATAACTTTGTTTCTTTTCCTTGGCGATCCTGCGTAAGAATGCATAGTAGATAATCTGTGTGAAGTAAGCGAAAGGATTACTAGACTTATCTGGATTAAAGTTATCAATATACTGAATGCAATTTTCTACACCATCAAGAATCATATCATCTCGATAAGAGTAGTTTATAAAATTGGGTTTGTATGACAGGTGGGTTGCGATTTTAAGAATGCATTCACCGATGTAGTTGCTAACGATTGGTTTTGGTAAACCTTTTTCTTCAGCTTCTTTGGTCTTTTCTTTCCACTCGATAATTGCAGCTAGAAAATCTTTGTTGTTTACATAATGTGCCATACCATGGGGGTTCTTTCTTATAGTTCAAGTTATTCATAAGTATACATCAACTTCATACATAAGACAAGTTTTATATATTTGCAATATTGCTACTAAAATATATTTGCTTTTTTATTTGTCTTGAGACATAATCACGGTGTTAGGGTTTATGAGTGATAGATTAGTTTATCGTATCATTTCCTTCAACAAAGGTAGTAAAACTCTCTTCTATCTTTTCCTCTTCCCAAGTAAGATCTTCTGCAGTTTTTCTTTCTTCTGTTTCCATCAAACCTAACTTCTCATGCTCATGTACGATTCGTAAATAATGAGGAATAAAAATATGATGCATCTTTTTAATGAACATCACATCTTTTTTATCTAACACGTATTTCACATCATCAGTAAATTGACAAAGAGGATGAGCAGTGATATGCTCTTTGTTTGTTGCAACAACAGGGATAGTGCGAATGCACATTGGTGATTCAACCTCAACAAACATCTCGTCTTCAGAACGCAAGACTGCCATAACTTGTTCACCAGAAACAAGTTTTAGAACTACAAATAACTCGTTACCACTTAACATAATTCCACCTCTACTATTTTAGTTTTAAAGTCTTCTTCAGCATAGGTTTTGTAACGCTCTGCTGCATGATTTAGAGTATGGTTTTTCCATGACTTCCAATGTAGGTCATCTGCCAAATCAAAAAGATTACAAGTAGTCTTGCCATCTTTCATTCTTAACCCACGTCCAATACTTTGCAAATTACGGATTTTACTTTTTGATGGGCTTGCGAAAATAACATTCTCAATCGAAGGTATGTTGATACCTGTCGAGAATGTCCCGAAAGAAGCAATGATGATAGCATCTTCCTCTCCCTCTGTGATATGTCTAATTGACTCACGATCAGAAGTTTCTGTTCCTCCGTACACAAAGAAAATTTTCCTGGTATCATGTGCCTTTTCTTTTATCATTTCGTATAAAATTTTGCCATGCTTTTCAACATACTGAAATAATACAAGAGTGTTCCCAGTTGATTTAATCGCAAGATTACGTATAAACTTATTTCTTGGTTCAAATCCTACAATGAAATCCATTTCATCTTGATAGGTATTATTCTTTCTTACTTTACGAATCTCTTCTGAGTATTTCAGAATTACACACATTATATTTAGGTTAGCCAGTTTATTGGAGTCCATCAATGCTTTAGTAGTAGTCACTCTATGTACTGGACCAAAGATACCCTCAAGAACCAAACGATGAATCTTTTTGTTATCCAGAGTACCTGTAGTTCCAATACGATAACGAATGCTGTCCATCTTTTCCATAATAGTAGTCAAAGACTTTGCTTTAAACTGATGGGCTTCGTCACCAAAGATAACATCAAACTGTTTAAACCAAGACTTGGGTTGTAGATAGCTTGAATGCCAAGTTGTAATTAAAACATCCTTAGTGAACTCTTTTGTAAAACCACTGTATAGTTTTTGTACGTGAGTAGATGTTTTCCAACCATTGGCAGAAGAATAGTCTTCGAAGTCAGTATACAACTGTTCAACAAGAGATGTAGTTGGAACAATGATGATACACTTTCTACCTGCATCTAAATGATAACGTAAAGTGGTATAAATTATAAATGACTTTCCAGAAGCAGTCGGAGATAATAGGAGTGTCCGCTCTTTATCGAGAGCAGTCTTTACTGCTTCAACTTGATAGTCACGAATCTCAATAGGATTACCACGACCATGTGGTTTTAGCGATGCAGCATACTGCTCAATCTGTTCATGAGTGATGCCGTTGCTTGTTGTGATTTCTGTTTTAAAAGTTAATGGATAACCATTTCTTTCACAGAACTCTTGCACGTAATTTAATAAACCAATGTAAAGAGTTTTTCTTACTTGGTCATAAAGACGAACTTTTCCATCCCAGAGTCTGGCACGAAATTGTGGCGTAAATCTTGCACCTGGATATTCATACGTAAAGAACTCAGCCAGTTCTTGTTCAATACTTGGCTCAGCGAAAACACGCATGTATACTTCATCTAATTTTTCAATGGTTACCATCACATCCCTGCTAGAAACTTCTTCCATTCAACTGCTGTTTTAATAGTCCAATCACGAGATTTAATTTGACCAAGAACAGACTCAAGAAAATAAATCATCGTCTCAAGATAATCAATCTTGACTCTTAATGTATTTAGATCTGAATCACCAGAAAGGAATTCATCCATCTCATTCTTGAGTGGTTTGATACCTTGCCACTGTCCCCAGTCAAGTGCTTGTAATTCTTCACGTGATAGTTCGCCACGATAGTAACGAAACTTATTTTTACGTAGAAGATTATAATCTGATTGAAGTTTAGTGTGCTTGAGTTTTACATTGATTAAAAATCGAATGTACTTAGCGTGAAGTTTTGGAGTTTTTGTGGCATGTTCTCCGAGATAGTTGTCATCAATCTCGCAGTCTTTATCCCACTCTTCTTGCAATTGTTCAATATTCATAATAACCTCAAATTTAGATACTGCTATTATACAGTAATCTTACAAAAAAATCAAGTTTGTCTTACAAGAATTTGTAATATCCGTAGCGGAATGTAGCGTTGCCGATTAGATATTGCACGTCAGTATTTGTTCCTGCAAATTGTAATGAGTCTATTGCAATTGGAAACAAATCAATAAATTGCACAGTTTTTACAATTTGATTATTACCAGAAAGAATTTGTAATGTTGCGTCAGAGTAGTTTGTCGCTAACTCTGAAGTTATACCACGATTGTCTGCACCAATAAATGTTGTATACTGTTCATAATCATTTGGAAACCCAAGAGCAACGATCCAGTTATAAATCGCTTGATAATTCGTCATGGTCTCATCAATTAAAAACTGCACTGTTAATTGATCGTATGTTAATGATTCACCTGGAATTGGTTGTGTTTGAAATGGGTTACCATATTCAGGAGAACCTAATGTAATTCCTGGAAGATTAACGGACTGAGCAAAGAAGTTTAACTCAGGTAATTTTTGAATGGTAAACATAAACCCATTAGGTGATAATGGATTAATGTTGCTTGGAATTGGACAAGTAATAGTAGTATTCATACAATTATTTAGGAATAAAAAAAGAGGATCCGAAGATCCTCTTTTAAATTACCGCTTCTTTGTCGGCTTCGTAGCCAACTCGATGGATTACATCAAGTTAGAAACCTTAACACGACGGTAGTAGTAGTTAGCGTTAGCTGTCAAGTTGTCCTGGCCAGAAGTGCCGTCATCCAAGTTAACGAATGGGTTAGCAACTAGACCATAACGAGTCTTGAAGCCAATTTTTGGCTGGAAGCTGTTAGGATCAACTGCACGAACCAACTGGAGTGGAACGTATGGGCAATAGAACAAACCAGCATCAAATGCTGACTGACCTTTGTAACCAACAACGAAGAACTGAGTGTTAGATACGTTTGAAGTATATGGATCAACATACACTTTGTACTTACCATTCAATACACCAGCGAAAGTAGTGCTTGTGTCATCGATGTTTAGATTGCTGTTACCTTGTAGAGCAGGAGTGTAGTCAAGTACACCAGCCATCGCTAGAGCAGACGCAACGTCAGCTGAAGTGATGATGAAGTTACCACGACCACGACGTGTTTGTTGACCGATTGCATTGGCTTCACGTTCGATTTGGAACATTAGACCCTTGAACTTCTCAACAGACCAACGACCATTAGAGTCAGTGTCTAAGTCGAAAGTACCAGCAGTAGTAGTACCAACTGCAGCACCAGCTTTAGCTGTCTTGTAGATTGTACGGATAACTTCACGGTTGATTTCAGCAAGGATCTCTGTTGAAAGGATGTTGCTCAATTCACCTTCAGCGTCAAGACCATGAACAGATTTCATATCTTGAGCTAATTCGATTGAGTACTCAGCTTTCAAAGCACGAGTCTTAGCAGTTACAGAAGTCTTCTCGATAGAGAAAGCCATTGCACCGAAAGAACCATCACCAGATCCGCCTTGACCTAAACGCTCTGCATCAGCAGTAGCGATACCAGTACCAGTAGTTTCAGAACCACCGAAATCGTATGCGCCAGAGTGTGTACCTGTACCAGCGAAGTCTGTATCAGCTTCGTTGAATAGAGCCTCAGTACCACCTTGAGTTGAATAACGTGACTTCATTGCGAAAATCAAGCCAGTTGGTTGAGTCATTGGCTGAACACCAGCAACGTCATAAGCGATCATCTGTGGCATTGCACGACGGACTAAAGAGATAAGAACTGGATCGAACTTAGCGAAACCATTGGTATCGCCATAGCTACCAACAGCGTTAGCTGGAGCAGCTTCGTTCAACTCACCCATAGCTTCGTGACCACGACGGATCTCACGCTCTTGGTTCTCTAGAAGAACAGCAGTAACTTCTTTACGATAGTTATCTTTGATTGGTGCTACTGATTCTGATTCAAGAATCGGAGCCCATTTTTTAACTAAATCTTGACGAATTGTCATTTTATTTTCCTTTTAAATTTATTTGTTGAGTGCTGATAGATAAGCTGACATAACTGGATCTAATTTCTTAGACTCTGTCAGTGCCTCTACTGGAGCATCAGTAACTACAGATTTAACTTCTGCAGTTGCTTTGGTTGTGAAATAATTTTCACGGATAGTCTTAACTTTTGTCTCAAAAGTTTCAGCATCTTCGTAAGATAATTCTTCAACAAGACTCATAAACTTTTCAGTTTCTGTATCTGTCAAACCTTCGCTTACTGTCTTAACGATTTCGCCACGCTTTGCTTCAGCAAGAGTCTTGCTTAATTCAATGTTAGCAGCAACTTGTTCGTTAAGTTTTGCTTCGAGTTCTTCCATCTTAGCTTCCATTTCACCAAGAACGTCAAAACGCTCTTCAGGAACATCGATGTAGTGCTCTTCAAATAGACCTTTCAATCCATTCACGAAACCTTCTAAGATTTCTGACTTCATACCACGCTCAAGGGCAATTTCATTCTGTGCAATCCACTGCTCGGCTACATAACCGAGATATCCATCAACTTGTTCAACGAGACCCTCTACATTCTGCGCAATGCTCTCTTGGAGCTTTGCTTCGAATTCTTCTTCTAAGCGAGCGACTTCCGTTTTTACACGGGTCATCACTGCTGCTTCAAAAATTGTTTCTGCTTTCTGTTTAAATTCTTCAGAAAGATCTTCACCATTCAATAGTGCGTCAACATCTTCTTTGACACTTTTGATAACTGACTGGTCACCAGCTTCTGCTTTTGCAGTAGCAACATTAGCTTTCTTAGATGTAGCATTTGCAGCTTCATCTTCGTCATCCACGTTGTTACGAGCATTGTCTGGATTAGGTGTTTCACCACCATTTGGTACTGGGTCACCAGTACGAATTACTGACTGGTCACCAGCTTGTGCGTTTTCAGTAGTAGTCTTGCTACCACCTTCAGCACCTGCTAGTTTTGATTCTGCTAAAATTTCAGCGATTTTTTGTTCGATTGACATCGTTTTCTCCTGTAACTGGATAGTTCTATTAAATTATTTATAACTTATCTGATTTTACTCAGAAAATGTTGGAATGCCTTAATCTTGGCTTCCTGTAAATTCTTTGATGAAGTTTTCTTAATAAAAGACTGAACTTCTTCAATATGTTTTTCCACAAACTTTCCATCAACAAAAACCCACTCTTTTGACTCCATGATACCACGCACAAATGCGTCAGGAGCAGAAGGGTCGGCAACGATGTCAGCTGCAGTGGACAGCATAAAATCGTCTTGAACTACTTGAACACCCTCATTATTTGTTTTGAGAGATCCAAGTGCTCTGCTAGAAACACCAAGATTTGCACCGCCATCTAAAAGACCACGTGCAATCATACCCATTGGGGTTTCTAGAATCTTTGCCTTACCGATATAATTTGTGCCTTCTTTTTTCAAAGAAACGATCATGTGAGATACTCTATCAAGGTTAATTGATGGGGTATCTGGGTGACCTAATTCACCATATGCACGATTATTATCAACAGATTCTTTCATGTAACGAGCAACTTCACGATCCATAACTGATTCTGGATACATGCGACCATTACGATTCTTGAGTTCAGATTGAAGGAAAATACCTTCAATAAAATATTCTTTACCTTTGCCGAGTTTGTTCTCAACAATAAGGTTAGTAGATTCGGTTACTTCTCTAATGAGTTTCATTTTTATACCTTATGGTTTATCTGGACTACCTGAAAGTGTAGTGCTTGCACCGACTTGGGTTTCATCATCGTATGCACCATAAACAGCAGTCTCAACCTTAGTAGTGTATCCACTTACTTTACGTAGTGTAAGATAACATTGTGCTTCTGCACCAGCAATTGTTACAACAATGTCGCTGGCATTTTCAATATTATCAACAAAACCAGAACCTGCCGCAAATTCAATATAGTCAGCACCGCCACCTGGAAGTGTTAAAATATTAACTGAGTTTCTAGTGATAGTAATTGTAGCACCAGGTAAACCGACCCATTGTACACCAGCAATATTAACTCTTGAAGTTGGAGGTGATGTAACTGCTTGAGTAGAAGCTATGAGATCTGTTGATAAAGTAATCGTAGCAGATGCAGCAGTACCTGCTATTTTAACCACAGATTCTTGGTTTGTATTTTTAAGAATTGTCTTAGTGACTGCCATCTTTATTCCTCTATTTGTTCAAGCACATGAAAGAAGTTCTCTTTTGACTCTCTCATATACTCGATAATTTCTGTTTGGTTCTGTAATAAGTTATTTAGGCGACTTTGAGTATGCTCACTAATTGCTACAATTGTGTCGTCTTTTAATACGTAATGAAGTTTACCTTCAACAAGACGATCAAGTTTGTTCAAAGCACGAATGTCTTGAACAACTGGGTCTACACTAAACATGTTAGAAGAAGCAAGTTGTATATAATTTTCGATTAATGTATCTGTAACTTTAATATCGTGATATTCTTTAATAATATTAGCGACAGTATGCTCAGATAGTTCTTCGTATGTTTGTTTTGATATTTGTTCTTCTAATTGATGCGAAATGTAGTCTTGTTTAATGTATTGCCTTGCTTCTTCTATACTTTGTAATTCTGTTTCTAATCCATTAATTAAGATTTTACCATCTTCAGTTCTTTCGATTAACTGACGATAAGACCTAATGCTTTCAACCACATTAGGTTTCTTTAAGGATTTAGAAAACTCTGAGTAGAACATTATTCTGTTTCTTGACTCTCTGGTTCAACTTCTTGTGTTTCTTGTTCAGCAACAGGTTCTTGTGAAGAGAACATGCTTTTTGCAATACCAGTACGCATGTCGTCTAGTTTAACTGCTAGTTTCTCAGCCATTGCAGCACCAAAAGCCTGTTCAGTTTCTAACGCATCTCCGTTAGCCATCGCTTGAATTAAATTGTATGTAGTTTCACTCATGTCATTCTCCTATTAATTTGGCCAACCAGTTGGTGGTGTTTGTTCATCTTGTTGTGCAGCTGGTACTGAATCATTTTGTGTTTCTTGTGGTGCTTGCCCATCAGCAGGTGCTTCTTGTGCTTGTGGAGCATTCTGTTGCAAGTAGTTCTGTTGTGCAGCTTGTGTAACACCAGCCAACGTACCAACTTGCTCAGCATCTTCAATACGATCTTCTTTTTCTTCTTCAATTTCTTTTTCGATCTGCTCAATGTCTTCGTCATCAAGACGTAAAACATTTTTACGGATCCATGCTTGAGAGTAATATTTACCAACAAACGGATCTAACTGTTGAAGAATCTGAACACGCTGGGTCAAAATCTCTGCATCTTTTAATTCTGAGTAATGATTGTCTTCTAGATAATCATATTTAATCTTAGAAGAAATATCATCCCACTCTTCTGGTTTGATAATATTTTTTGCAATTAGTTGTACTCTTAATGCTTGAGAGAACAACATGCTAAATTTCTTACGAAGTCTAACAATAAATTTGTTAAACTTAACTTCATCACGACTAATCTCTGTTGAACGACCAATCGAGAATCCTTGCTGTTGTTGCAAGCGAGAGATTGGAACATTCAATGCATGATAAAGTTTTTGTTGGAAGTATTCGATATCCTGAATCTCGCCAAGGTTTTGTCCACCTGGAAGAGTAGTTATCTCTGTGCCTTTACCACCCTCACGACGTGGCATCCAGAAATCTTCCATCATTGATAAGTGACGACGATCGTCTCTTGTCTCACCAGTTGTTGCATCGTAAACAATTTTGTTACGGAACTTATTCATAATGTCCGAAACATACTGCTCAGCTTTCAACTTAGGTAAATTACCTACATCAATGTAAAAAATTCTACGTTCAGGTGCACGGCTAATGCGATAAATGACCAAAGCATCTTCGATCATCTTTAACTGATTTACTGGTTTGATTGCCTTATGTAAATAAGACATCATCATTCCAGTGTTTTGTTCTACATATCCTGATGGACAGTAAACAACTGAATCTAATGCAAGTTTAACACCTTGTGTCGTTTGCTCTGTAATACCTTTGTCATTGTAAAGATAATACTCTTCGATCTCTTTTACAACTTCAATGCCAGTAGCACCTTGCTTTTCTTTTTTAATATTTTTAATACGACGGATTTTACGAGGATCAATAAATCGTAACTCTACAATACCGTCTTTAATATTTTCTTGATTAATAAGAATTTGGTAATACAATCGACCATCGATATACCAAGTTCGGAAAGTCTCATGCGCTCTTTCGTCAAACTTAAGAAGATCTAAAATATTACTAAATTCTTCACGAATCTTTTTCTTAATCGGTTCAGAAACTTTAACTTCGTCTAGAACAATCTCAACTGGTTTCTTATCTTCATCTGCAACAATAGCTTCATTAACAATATCCTCAATGGCACCATCGCAATCGCTATATTGCGACACTTCACGATAACGTCTAATAAGATCGTTTTCGTTTTTGATGACACCTTCAAGATCCATGACCATACCGTAATAACCACCAGCATTTACGCCAGTGTTTATTACAGTAGATCCATCAGCTGCAGCATTTGGAGTGACTACACTCGGTAAATCCTGTGCTTCTTTACGCTTTATTTCAAAGCCAAATAATTGCATTATATAAAAACCTCAGTTAATTATTAAAGTGGGAAAGATCCAACTGGTGTGTCGATAGAAACATTGACACCAAATCCAGATGATGCTCCCGTATTTGAAGTGAAGAAGTTGTAAGTAAACTCTACGTCAAATTGTTCAATTGCGTTTTGTTGCTCGTAATCCAAACCAATAGCAGAAATTTGAGTTGGGAATGCGTCAACGAACTTGTAACTCTTAATGATTGCTCCGTTACGATCTAACTGATGCACATTTAAGTCAACTTGGTAGTCAGTAGGATTAACACGACCATTAGTGCTATTATAGTTCTGAATACCAGATTGCCACTGTTCTAATGCATTGCGGATACCAAATGTGGTATCGTTATAGATTGATACAGTCCATGGTTGAAATGTACGTTCACCAGCAAAGTTAATTGGACGACCACGATACAAAACTGGTAAAGTTTCGATAGTGGAAGCTGGTAACTGAGCAGCTTTACACAAAAACTGTGCACGCTGTCCTGCCACTACACCCAATGTAACGTATGCAGGGAATACTAGTTCGACACGGAATTGATTAGGGCGAGCACCGCCACCAATCATTTGTGCCTTAAAATCAGCAATATTTGCCATTTAAATCTCCTTGTGTTCTTTCTTATTTATCCTAGATTACGCACCGATTTCTGAGAAGTTAATCGCAGAACGAGCAGCAACGAAAGTCAAAGTGATAAAGTTGATAGAACGATTTGGCTTAACAAAGATATCTGCAACAAACTCGTTACGATCGATAACTTCACCAGTGTTGTTAGACTCATCGCACTTAACAACGAAATCAGTAATACCACGACGACCTTGTACATCACGTAGGAATGGCTCTACTAAGTTCTTAAACTGAGCACGAGTGAATCCATCGTTGAATTCAAATAACTGGAACTTAGCAGCAGTAGCAATTGCTTTTTCCATAACAATGAATAAACGACGCACATTGATACGATCAAATGCAGATGGTTTAGCCAACAAAGTCTTATCACCGAAAAGAACAGTACCTTCTCCTGGGAATGTCACAACAGGGTTAACACCTTTCTTATAAAGTGCATCACGCTGTGTTTTAGTTGGTGTTATTGCAAGACGTACAACATTCTTAATCTGACCACGATTCAAACCACCTGGAGAGAACCACGGATCGTTAGTAAAGTCAGTACGAGCACAAAGACCAGCAACGTCACCATTCAATGGAATATAACGGTATTGATCGTTATAGCGATCGTATTGATACTTGTAACCAGAGTCAAGAACTGCATAAGAAGTGCTTGATAGCAAATCACGGTAAGCAATAATTTGATTAACCTCAGTAGATGTAGAACCGATGATAACATCACCACTTGTTACATTTTCTGGAGATATTAAGGCGATACAGTCAAGACGTGTTTCGCAGATGTTGCTAATTACGTACTGTGCAGTTGTAGCAGATGCTTTACCTAACATAACTAGGCTAATGTCATACTGTTCAGCATTTGCAAATAAAGCAAATGCACTTTGTTTTTCTGCATCAGTTATTGCGTAATCGTCAGTACCACCTGATAAACTTCTATTAACAGCAGATGTTAAACTCCTAAACGTACTTGCTGCTGCTTCAGCACCCCATAAAGCACCACTACCAACTAAATTGGTTGGGTGATCCATCCAGTAGATCCACTCAGATCTTGTATTAATAACATTTTTATAATAGTTATTAGTACCATCTGGTTTCTTTCCATCTGATGCTTTAGAAGCAAATGCAAATTTTTCTAATACAGAATTAACAGTTCCAGTAATTAATCCATCTTCATCTAATACAATGACATGAACCTCATCATTAGAACCACCTACGCTTGCTGCGTATACTGAAGTTCCTGGTGCAGCATCGAATTCATCTTTATATGTCCATGTGCTAAATGTAGCACTATCAGCCATAGAAACTTTTAGAGAGTTACCTAAGGATCCTGGATATTTGGCAGCAAATTCACCAACAATAGCTGAACCATTAGCGTAATTTAATGTATAATTTTCAGCATTCGTAATTTTAATACCAATAGTGCTGCTGATAGTTGACGTTGCAGTAGCTGCAGTACCAGAAGGTGGGTTTGCGATAGTAATTGATGGAGCAACTGAATAACCAGTACCAGCGTTTACAATAGCTAAACCAGTCACAGTAGAAGTGCCAAGAGTAACAGATGTAACAGTAGCACCAGTTCCATCACCACTAATTGTAACAGTTGGGGTTGCTTTGTAACCAGATCCACCATTTGTTATTACGATATTAGTGATAACTCCACCTGATACTGTTGCAGTAGCAGTAGCACCAGAACCACCACCAGCTCCAGGTGTAATGGTTACGCTAGCAGTAGTATAACCAGACATAGTACCACCGACAACGATAGCACTAACAGCACCACCAGAAATAGTTGCAGTTACAGTGGCTTGAGTTCCACCAGCTAAATCAGGTGCAGAAACTGCAACTGTTGGAGCAGCAGCTGTAGAAACATAACCACTACCGTTTCCTGATAAAGTGACTGTAGCTAAACCACCAGTAGCTGCTGATACTGCATTTAAATGACCAGCGTCAGCACGAACTAGTAATAAGTTGTTAGTATAAGATAGGAAGTTCGCAGCTGTGAAGAAAGATTGGAAGTTGCTATCATTTGGTTTACCGAAGCGACGAACTAAATCGTTTTCTGAACTAACGGTAACAGGTTCCATTACTGGACCCCATGGGAATGCTCCAGCAAAAGCACCAATAGATGATGAGACGGCTGGCACGATAGAAGTGAAATCTTTTTCTACGACTGCAACGCCTGGAGATAATTGAAACGGCATTGTGTTTCTCCTTGTTAATAAGTTTACTTAGACAAAATCTATGTCTACATTTTATTTAGTTTTTGTGAGTTTTCTCAAAAGTTTAGGGGTGGTTTTTCTGGACCACCATCATCATAGAACCCAAATGGTGTTAATTCCTCTTCAATCGCTTGCATTTGTTTCTTGTACATAATTTCTCTAAGATTTACATTATTTAGGTCTTTAAAATACGAGTTAGTCGTTAGCCAACTAAACAAAACTAACGGCATAACCAAGTCATCGTGATATCCTTCATCTGCCTCATATGAACCCTTCTTTTCGATAAAAGTCGAGATCTCAGAAATAGTGTCGGCATCGTTAATAATAAGTTTGTTTTCTTCAACTAATGCTTTAAAATTGTGACATCCGATACGTTTAATTTTCTTATCAGTCATCACACCTAATTGCGTCTTACCTCCACCAAAACCGCCAGATACGGTTTGTCCATTAGTATGTCTTGTTACAAATAGTATGTTTTCATATTCCATTTCAGAGTATAAAATATGTCCAACTTGTTCTGAGATGTTAATCTCAAGTAAAATATAAGCCTGATTATATTCCTTACCCACTTTATAAATCACACTTGGATAAAGAATAGGGCTAATTTGATTGTCACGATATTTCCCCACCATACGATAAGGAACTTCCGTAATATCAACGATTGTAAATGACGAATAGTCGCCACCGACACCCTTAGCCACGTCACATACCATTACATATGTATGTCCTGCGCTTGGTTTTTCATAAATGTCCAGTCCATCTTTCGAGTGGATAATAACATCTGGACTCATCTTAGCAATTACGTCTGCTTTAATAAGTGTTAAAGAAGAACCAAGAAATTTACAAAGAACTTCTTGAGTATATTTAAGTTCACCAAGTTGTTTCTTTTGTTCCTCTGCCCACGCTTCATCTCTTCCAGGAATCTCCCAGTATGGAATGAATAGCGGAACGAATCCGTTTCTACCTTTTTCGGCATCATTCCAAAACTTCCAGAAGTGATTATAACCAAGCGGTGTAGAACTTAAAAGAATCTTAGAAGTTTGTCCAGCAGAAATTGTAGGATAAACTGATGTAAAAAATTCTTCTGCTACGTTGTTTGGGATAATTGCAGCTTCGTCAACATAAAGTAAGTTTACTGTCTTACCACGAATACCAGATTTGCCAGTTGCTGCAGTAAATACCTTTGAACCATTTTCTAGTTCGATGTCACCTTTATTCCAAGTAGTGACACCTTGTTGCATCCATTGTGGAAGCATCTCATACATTGTTTGGTAACGATCTAGAACTTCTCGTGCAGCAGTTGCTTTGTTGGCTAGAATCGCTACGTTTTTATTCGGTTGAAACAATGTGTACCAAAGAATGTATGCAGCAGATGTAGTTGTCTTACCTTGCTGACGACCTTCCATAAGGATCACACGACGATTATTATGGATTACGTTTACTTTATTCTTTTGGCAATCGTATAATTTAAACAGTTGAAGACCATGGTCGATCGTTACAATATAGCAATAGTTTTCAATAAAGTAAATTGGATCTTGTGAACATTTAATATACTCTTGAATATTTTCAGGAGTAAACTCAACTGTAACACCAGCAGCCTTTAAATTCGAATTCGCATTATAAATTTCAGCCATAGTTTAAAATCCGTCTAACCAACTTTCAGAATCAACTGTTGCGGTAGTAACATCACCTTCTGCTGTGTAAATTCTATTTGGGCTGCTAAAGTTTTCATTAGTTCCAACATTAGCATTAACAGTGTCAATAACACTTTTACCAGTAATTGGTCCAAACAGATTAACTTTCATTTGGAAGTTAAGAGTATGAGTCACAAATCTTCTAGTTTGAAAATCGCCATCATACTCATCATTTACTGCAACGCTATTTAAAATAATAGGAACGTCCAACTTAACATTCATATCTGGAACAGCATTGATAGTCATTGTATATTCAGGTGTGAATGTAGGAAGAATTTGTTCAACAATCTGCAATCCATCTTCTTGTGTTTTAGTTAGAATGTATAAAGAGATGTCTATATTATATGGGACAGGAGTATACATTGTAGAAACCGAACCAGTACCATCACCACATTTAATCTGTTGCATACGATTTACTTTACGAGCAGGATCGTAGTTATATGCAAGAATTTCAAACGACATTCTTGGTAAAGAAATATAGGTATGATTCTCTAGGGTTGGATCTTGCTCTAAACGAACTAACCATTTTTCTTTTGGGGCATATGCCAGTGGAATTTGTAGACGTTGAATGGTTGTTCCAGTAACAGAATCTCCAGATTTACGATCAATATAAATGTCGCTAAACAAACGTCCAAATGCTACAATACTCTTACGAATAATGCCATGATAGAATACATTATTATTAAGCATTACTCACCAACCTCTCCAAATGGATTCGTTTCACTAAACACAGTATCTTTAGCTTCTTCTTTAAATGAGTTGTTGTCACCAAATGATTCGACTTTGTCAATATCAATTTCTAAAGTTGCAGTAGCTGCAGCACCTGTTCCACCACCACCAGAAAAGGTTATTGCTGGAGCAGTTTGATAATTTTGACCATCTTCTGTGACTGTAACAGAAACTACTTTGCCTGCATTTACGCCAGTTCCAAGAACCGCTGTAGCAGTGGCACCAAATCCAGTGGCACTAGTAAATTGCACTGTTGGCGCAGATGTATATCCAGAACCTCTATTTGTGACATTTACTTTTAGAACTCTTGATGTTGGATTTCTAGTAGAGTTTGTGCTGAATGTTTTTAATGATTCAAACGCATCAATTTCAGAAATACCAGTATCAATTCTTTCAGAGCTATACTGAAACAATTCTATTTGTAATTTGTAAACATAAAGTTTTCCTAACTGGTAGAAAGGATCCTGATGTTTCACAAACTTAATTTCAAACAATCCCTTTGATAATGGGAAATAAATTAGATCTCCCTCGCATGGTCGATTTGGGATTATTGTTTGACCATAACGACCAACAAGCTGATCCCAACGTCTACGTGCAACTACCAATGTAGCTGACTGTTCCATCATTAAACCAAATTTTTGAATAAATGCACCCTGACCATCTAAAGAGTCTACGTTCTCAAAGTACATTTCTATTGGGAATGATGATTTAAATTCTGAAAGGCGATCTTCGCCTAGAATATTATCTTTTGATACCAATGTTCTTGGAATGTAGAAGAACTCATTACCGTAAATCTTTAACGATTCGATAATAAGATCTTCAATCAGGTACTGTTCGTTGCGAGTACCATGAGAAAAATACACATTGGTTGGCATTATTAACCTATAAAAAAGTCTAGTGGTGCAGACTTAGACATCAATTCATCTTCTAATTCTTTAATTTCTGTAGTAGCTTCATCATATAGTTTATCACCATCTAAGGTAACACCACCTGGAAGTTGAATGCCAGAAAATTTTTTAAGATTGGTTGCCCATTGTTTCTTAAACAGTGCAGTAGTATAATGTTTTAACCAAGGCTCATTCCATACTTTAGTAAACTGTGAAGGATCTAATGCACGATATCCTTGAACAATAATATAATCGCCAAATGAAACATCAGTGTCCCAATTTATATCTAGGTACAGACGATTCATACGACGATTAAATCTAAACAATGTATGTCCATTTAATTCTAAATCTAACAACGCTAACTGCCCCATAACAGTTTTATAATAGATGATAGAAGTAGAAGTTAAATCATACAAGTCATTTAAACGTAACTGGTACTGTAAATCAAAGATATTCTTTGAAGAAGATGCCATACCAATCGAAAGAATTTTTGTAACACCATAAACTAAATCTGGAATATCAATATATTGAAGATCATATTCACGGAGAACTACTGGAGTTGCACCTAAAATTGCAGTTTGTCCAGATACAGAGCCAGTAATAGTTTCACCAGCCACAAATGTTCCAACTACTTTTTTAACTAGTAGGAGTGTTCCTGTAGAAACTCTAGTTGATTCACGAGTGACTTCAGCAATCGCTCCAGAAGTACTGCCAGTAACTTTTTCTGCAAGAACAAAGTTTGCTGCAACAGAGGTTGTGAGATTAATTTCAGAAGCACGAATTTGTGCTTTCATGTAGATTTGTTCTACACCATCTGAATGATACTGTCTCCAATATTCTAACGCTTCATCTAAACGATCTTCTAGTTGGTCTTCGTCTACGTTAATTTCAAGTACAGGAGCACCCAATGCACGAAGTGCATATTGTTTTAATTGGTCTCTAGAAGCAACAGCCATTAGAATTCATCCCCTAAAGCAAGTCCAAGAGCAAGAACATCATCACCACCAGGAGTATTACCGTAAACCATCCAAGTAGAACCATTGTAGATAAAATCTACTTTAGTTCCCGCATATGATAAGATTAAATTAGTAGCAGAACCCATAATTGTATTACCATTTCTAGCAATAGTTAATGGGTTCGCACTCCAGTTACTACCATCAGCAATTGTAATTTGAGCACCTGATGATGCACTTGATGGTAATGTAATTGTAAATGCTCCACCGCTAGTATTGGCTAGAATAGATTCACCTAAACTAGCAGTATGATTAGCAGTCTTAACTAACCAACCACCACCCCCTGCAGAGAATGTTACAGTTTTAGCATTACCATCAGTAGCAATTGCTACGTTTGGACCAGCAACTAATGTAAATGTGTCATTGTTACTGTTAGCAGTAACAGTCGTTTGCCCAGCAACTGCGATATTTTTAAAAATATTTTGAGTAGAACCTTTATCACTATTGGCAATAGTAACTGCAGTACCACCATTATAAGAACCGCCTGATAAACCACTACCAATCGTTAAAGTTGCTAAATCTTGACCCAGCGAAATACCAGAAATTGTTGAATTTGCTAGTTTGGTGATTGCAATAGCAGCATTTGCATTAATGTCAGCGTTGACAATAGTGCCATCTGCAATCATTGTAGAAGTAACTGTACCAGTATCATCAGAACCAACTAATGTGCCAGTAGCTGGAACAGTTACAGAAGAACCGCCTGCAGGAGCAGTAACTGTTAGATTACCAGTGTTTAATGTGATTGTTCTAGAACCATTATTAACACCAGTACCACCATATGTTGGGTTAACGATAGTACCTTGCCAAGTACCAGTAGAAATAGTACCTACAGAAGTTAAAGAAGAATTAACTACACCAGATCCAAGAGTAGTTGCATTTAAAACCGAATTACCAGCAATATAATATGCTTTGCCAGTTAATAAATTGAAATGTTCAGAAGATGTCCAAGCATCAGTTAAGTCTATCCAGTGAATTGTTTTATCAGTCGTACCTTTAAGTCTAATACCACCTTCATTTGCAGTAATATCAGTTGGTGTAGTTACAGAACCTAATTCAATTTCTTTATCGGCAATAACTTTTATTGTTGAGTTAATTGTAGTAGTTGTACCATTTACAGTAAAGTCTCCAGTAACAACTAAATCTTTATTAACAGTTACAGTTCCGCCATCATTATCACCAAGATTAATATTGGTTGTAGAACCAGAAGCTCCACCAGTACCAATATTAACAGTTTTAGTTTGACCAGAAGCAACTGCTCCAGTAGAAATATTTGTAGTGGATGACGAAGTGCTAGCATAACCTATTGTTAGTGTTGTAGGAGTAGCAAACGCTGTAAAAGTCGCATCATTAGAATCTACACTTGTTCCAATAATTGGTGTAGTTAAAGTTTTATTTGTAAAAGTTTCAGTGCCAGCTAAAGTGGCTAGTGTACCAGTCGCAGTAGGTAAGGTTAATGTAGCACCATTATTATAAATGCCACTACTTGTTAAATCTAAATTATCACCGACTGCAAGTTCCCTCACAGTTTCTGAAACTGCGTTAACGATTAAAGGAAAACGATTTGCCATTAAACTAGTACCCCTATATTTTGTGTTCTACCATAGACTGTTAATTGACCACTAGAAATGACAATTGAAGTAGCACTGCTTGGCGCAACATCACCTCTCTTATATACTAAGAATTTAGATGATGAAGCTGTACCCTCAATAGTAATTGTGTTTGCATCAGTCCTTGTAATATTTATGTTTGACCCTGCAGCAAGTTTTACATCATCAATGGATGAGTCAGATCCAGAGATTTGAATTTTAGCACCACCAGTAGCTGTTTCTGCTGAAATAGAATATGTTGTGTTTGAAACAGTTTCACTTGCAGTACTATAAGATTGAACATGACCATATGTATCAAATGTCAATCCTGTAACATAAGTTCTACTTGTTGCCGTTAAATTGCTAACAGAAGAAGTATCTGCGTGGGCTACTGTGAAAGATGTTCCTTCACCAGCTGTACCAGTTACAGTTATTCCATTACCTGCAACTACCTCTGAAGCATAATTGCCAGTAGTATCAGTACCAAGAGCAACAGAGTTTGCTGCAATAGTAGCCGTTAATGTTCCACCTGCTAAATCAGTTAACGTTAATGATCCAGTTAAATCTCCACCTAATGTTATAGTAGGAGAAACTCCAGTTATAGTAGGAGAAACTAGAGTTTTATTTGATAAACTTTGAGTACCGCTGGTAGTAACAACTGGAACTAGATTATGAGTTAATGTTCCAGAAATGATATTGTAATCACCATTACCTTGAGTTCCATTGCCACCACTGGCATTAACTCTTACATCAAATGCAGTTGGTGTTGATCCAGTATTATAATTAATAGTGGCAGTAGAACCTGCTGCAGAATAAGTTGTTGCTCCAGTTAATGTAACTGCAGATAAAGTTTTATTTGTGAGAGTTTCAGTACCAACTAGAGTGACTAGTGTATGAGCACCGCCACCGATTGGAAGAACTGTAGTATTAGTACTATGTGTGAATACTATACCAGACGCATGCGTTTGCATACCAGTCTGATTTAAGAATAGACTCGATCCAGAAAGATATAGATCTTTAAATTTGTATCCAGCAGAACCTAGATCATAAGTTGCATCAGCACTTGGAATTAAACTGCCAGATATTGTAGCACCAGCAATTGTTTTATTTGTTAATGTTTCTGTTCCAGCAAGAGTTGCTAAAGTGCCAGTAGTAGGCAATGTTACAGAAGTGTTTGCTGTTGCTGTTAGTGTTGTAGTGAAAGCACCAGAGGTAGTTAAGTTACCACCCAACGTAATTGTTTTACCTGAATTATTTACACCAGTACCACCGTATTGACCATCAATAACTGTACCATTCCAAGTACCAGTACCAACAGTTCCTAAAGTTGTAATAGAAGTTTGACCAACATAAGTTGATGCGATATCAATACTATTTGCATTTGCAGTGATTCTATCTGCAGTTCCAACTACATCAAATTGATTTCCAGTAAGTGTTAAACCAGTACCAGCAATGTATAAATTTTGACCAGCAAATTGTTCCCAAATAACATTATCTGTACCAACAGTAATTACTTCAAATGTTTGAACCCAGCCAGTTTTACCAAATAAAGTACCTTCTTCAATGAAAGTGAAATCACCACCACCGATCTCTGCAGCGGTGTCGAAATCAGTTGCACGAGTAAGTACTGTTGCACTAGTGCGAACATACATACCGTTATGTGCTTGATTCGTTTGATTCTTAACAAGGATACGATCGCCATTGGCAAGTGTAACACCATCAAGTGTTGTTATACCAACAGAAAGAGTAAGAGTTGCACCCACACCTGCAGTACCATTAGCATATGTTACCGTACCACCTGATAAAGTTGCTAAAGTATCAGTTGTCGCAACTCGAGCAGCTTCGTGAACGTGTAAGCCTTGTGCAATAGTATCAACATATGATTTTGTTGCAGCATCTGTTGGATCTACTGGCTCATTAAGACCAGTAATAATAGAACCAGACACATCAACTTTACCAGTACCATTTGGGGAAATAATAATATTTCCATTGGTATCTGTTGAAGAGATTGTATTACCGTTAACATTAATATTATCAACAGTTAACTCAGTAATACCAGCTAGTGATGTAGATGTTGCACCAAGAGCAACAGTTGTGCTACCAATAGTAACAGAACTATTAGTGAGAGAAGAATTACCAATATTACTTAAAGTATTACTTGCGCCAGAGATAGTCTTATTAGTAAGAGTCTGTGTACCATTTAATGTAGCAACAGTGCTATCAATATTAAAAGTGATAGTGTTGTTTGATACAACTGAATCTAAACCAGTACCGCCAGTAAATGTTAAAGTATCAGTGCCAAGAGCAACCGAATCAGCAGTTCCAGAATCAGCTGCAACAGTTAATGTAGTAGAAATTGATGCTGTACCAGCTGCAGTTAAACGTCCTTGCGCATCAACGGTAAATGTTGGTATTGCTGTTGCTGATCCATAAGATCCAGCAGTTACTGTAGTGTTGTCAAGATTTAATGTTACATTATTATTTGTTACAGCAGAAGATAAACCAGTACCACCAGAAATAGTTAGTGTATCTGTTAGCATGCTAACAGAATCGGTTCCAGTATCACCAGCAATACTTAAACTAGATGCTACAGATGCAGTAGAAGCTGCAGTTATTTGACCTTGCGCATTAATTGTTAATACAGGGATCTGAGTAGCAGATCCATAAGCAGCAGCAGTTACACCTGTATTTGATAGAGCGATTGTTACTGCAGATGAACCATTATAAGAAGAACCAGATAAACCAGTTCCAATGGTAAGAGCGTTTGTTGCTGTAGCAGTAATTGTTGTAGAACCACCTAATGAGACAGACTGTCCATTGATAGTTACAGAACTATTCGCTAGTTTAGAATTTAAAATTGCTGAGTCTGCTAGATTCGCTAGATCTTTTCTAAGAATCTCGATACCACCAGCTGTAGACCCATTATGAAGTCTTAAGGCATAGTTAGTTGTGTCAACTGTGAGTTCAGCATTCACACCAACAAATGATGTATGTTGAGCAGCTGTTCCTCGTCTAAGTTGAATTTGAATTGCCATTAGTATTCCTTAAGCTATTGTTCCGCCATCGAGCAGAGCATCCATATTTACTGCTTCTGTTATAAAACCTGCATCTAGATAAGGGGATCCACTACTTCCGCCACCACCACCTTGCGAAAACGCTTGAACTTGATTGTTGGTATTTTTAAAGTATAGTTTTCCATCAGCGTAGTTAATTGCTAACTCACCGTAATCTAAGTCTGATGGGACTGGAATCTTCGCTGGAACTGAAGATTTTTTAAGTAAAACTTTATTTGCCATTCTATACCTTAAAAAAGGAATTCACAAAGATAGGGAGTAAGAACTCCCTTTATTTAGTATGTACCGCCATCGATGTTAAAACCATCAAGGGTAGATGTTCCTGCACCAGCACCAGTAATGTTAGTACCAATAAACATTGCTTTAGCAACAGATAAACCACCAGAAAGAACCACCGCTCCATTACCAACAGCAGAAGTATCAGTAGTGTTAGTAAATGTTACTGCACCTGAAGCTGCAAGAGTTGTAAACGCACCAGTGTTTGCAGTTGTATTACCGATTGGAGTGTTATTAATCGAACCACCAGTAACAGTTGGTGATGTAAATGTCTTGTTGGTGAATGTTTCTGCACCATCAAGAGTTGCAACAGTTCCAGTTGTTGGAAGTGTAATGTTAGTATTTGCAGTGGTCGTTAATGTTAAAGTATGTGCACCACTGTGAGTGAAGTTACCACCAAGAGTGATAGTCTTAGAACCATTATTAACACCAGTACCACCATAAGTTGGACCAACAATGCTACCCTGCCAAGTACCAGTAGCAATAGTACCTAAAGTAGTGATAGAAGTTTGACCAACATAAGTTGCTGCAATATCAATACTATCAGGATTTACTGTAATTCTATCTGCAGTACCTACAACATTAAATTCTGTACCAGCAATCGTTAAACCATTACCAGCAGTAAATGTACCAGAACCAGAGAACTGACGGAAAATTACAGTATCTGTACCAACAGTAATTACTTCAAATGTTTGAACCCAGCCAGTGCTACCGTATCTAGTACCATTTTCAACAAAAGTAAAGTCACCACCAGCGATCTTAGCACCAGTATCAAAGTCAGTTGCACGAGTAAGTACTGTTGCACTAGTGCGAACATACATACCGTTATGTGCTTGATTTACTTCATCCTTAACAAGGATTCGATCGCCATTAGCTAATGTATGTCCATCAAGCGCAGATAAACCAGCAGAAAGAGTAAGTGTTGCGCCAACACCAGCAGTGCCGTTATTGTATGTTACTGTACCACCAGAAAGAGTTGCGAGAGTATCAGTAGTTGCGCAATGTGCAGCTTCGTGAACATGCAATCCTTCAGCAACAGTATCAACATAGTTTTTAGTAGCTGCATCAGTCGCATTTACAGGTTCATTTAATCCTGTAATAATAGAACCAGAAACATCAATTTTACCTGTACCATTTGGAGATAAGATAATATCGCCATTAGTATCTGTTGAGATAATTGTATTACCATTAAAGTTTAAATTATCTACTGTTAATTCAGTAATACCAGCGATAGAAGTTGTGGTAGAACCAAGTGTTAAAGTAGAAGAACCAAGTGTAATATTTTTAGCAGTAACAGCACCAGAACTAACTGTAAAGTTAGCGTTATCAAAAGATGCTACACCTTTATTAGAGGTAGACGCATCCTCACCAGCAACAGTGATTGTTGACCCAGCGTGAGTTACATCGATTCCTTCACCACCAAGAATTGAGAATCCATGAGTGGCAGGAGTTAATGCACCAGAATCTGTAGTAACAGATTTAACAACTGTGTCTTTTAATTCAACCGCACCAGAAGTTACATTAAAGTCATTAGTGTCAAAAGATGCAACACCTTTGTTGGTAGTAGAAGCATCTTCAGCTGTAATGGTAACAGTATTAGTAGAAGCATTGATAGAAGTATCAATACCTTCTCCACCAGCGAATGTTAGTGTATCAGTTAAAAGAGAAATTGAATCTGTGCCTTGACCAGCGTCAGCTGCAATACCAAGAGAAGTTGCAACTGAAGCTGTGCTTACAGCAGTAACAAGACCTTTACCATTAACAGTAACAATTGGTATTGCTGTACTAGAACCAAACTGCCCAACATTAGAGTTTACTGTATCTAAGGTAACTGTAATAGTTGTGTTACCTAAGTTGGTCATTGTAGCGTTACCGTCTACGTCACCATCAATAGTAATAGTAGGATCGTTTACATCAAAGTTTAACTTACCATTTGTGTCATCATATGTCACTGAAATTCCAGATTCAGTGTTAGAAGAAACCATATCTCCAACAAGATCTTGAATATATTCAGTATTTACAGCAACTGTAGAAGTATTACCAACATCAGAGTTTGTAATATCAATACCATTACCACCAGTTACTGCACCACCGACTGTGTCATAAATGAACTCAGCAAGAGTATCAGAAGTACCATTGATATAAACATTATTGAGAACTAATTTACCAGTACCATTTGGTGTAAGTGTAATATCACCATTAGTATTAGTTGAAGTAATTGCGTTACCATCAATACGAATATTATCAGTATCTAACTGTGTAAATGCACCAGTGCTTGCAGTTGTATTACCAATTGGGGTATTATTGATACTTGAAAACGTAGCAGATTGTGCAGAAATTGCAGAACCAACATACAACGCACCAGCAATACCAACTCCGCCATCAACAACTAAAGCACCTGTAGTGGTGCTAGAAGAAGCAGTAGTTGCGTTAATATTAACAGTTGTAATTTTTGAAGCGATGTCTAGACTATCTGTGTCTAGAGACATTGCTTCAGAACCATTCGTTACAAATGATAGAGTGTCATTAGAAGCACCTGGAGATGATTCAGCAGTAATGTAAGTTAATCCATCAACTGATTTAACACCACCTAATGAACCCCAAACAGTACCAGAGTAACCTTCGAAAGAAGAACTGTCAGTATTATAACGGATAGTACCTTGAATTGCTGGACCACGTTGTAAGTCAGTACCAACTGGGATTACTAAACCATTTGTTCCAACAATTTGAACATATCCAGTTCCATTAGGATCTAGTGTAATATTCCCATTGGTATCAGTAGAAGAGATTGTATTACCATTAAGGTCTAAATTATCAACCTTAAGATTATCTAATTTACTAGAAGCATCAGTAACTAAAGCAGACGATGCAGTTAGAACACCTTTAGTGTGATCCAACATGTCAGTGAAATACTTACCACCGATTACAAAGTGGTTTGCAGCATTACCTGAGGTTTCTGAACCTATACCAATGTATAGTCTATCACCACCATTTGATCCGTTGTCGGTTAATGCTGAGTACGCTAATTCACCAGCACCCAGCGTTGCTGGATTTCCTGATACTGACGAGCGTTTAATTCTTATAATAGATGCCATCTTTTATTCTCCGATTAAAATTCTCCACCTTCCATGTTTTGCGCATCGAGGGTGGTGGTGGATGTCCACTTGTTTGTTGTTGTTTTATATACTAGGACTGATCCATTAATTTTAGTAGTTGTATCAACATCTCCAATACTTGAAATTGATTCTACTATGGCTGGATTAGCCAAATTAGTTGAAGTGTTGAGTACATATGTACCCTCTGACACGGCAACAGTTAGTGCTTCATCAGGTTCTACGACTGCTGTAATATCTGTCATATTATATTTGGGTAATTTGAGGATTTACTGTAACGATACCTTCTACGACTCTGGTTTTTGTGCCAGTAGAAGAAGTAATTTCCACGTCATACAACCATCTTCCAGCTGGAATCGTTTCAGATTGAGTAGAAGTTAATTGTAAACGAATTTTGCCTGTGGTTGCATCAAAAACAGAAGCTGTGAAAGGATAAGCTGTGCTTGATTGATAAGACTTTCTCATCTGAGAAGCGACAGTATATCCCGTCAAATTTAATGCTTGTCCGTTAGAGGCAGTTACAGTGATGATATTACTGTAAGTTGCTCCAGCGTCTACATAAAGATTACTAATAGTTGCCATGTTCTGGAATCCTAAATTCTATAATTCTTATTTATAATACCAGAGACTGCAAACTAAAAACCCCTCTAGAAGAGGGGTTTTTAATTATTATTTTAGATCATTTATTCAGCTAATGGCTCAGGTCCATTATCTTCATCTTCAGGTTGAACTAAATCAATTCTTCCCTCTGTTGTGCTCCAAACATAATTAAAGTCTGCGTTAGAAAATGTTCCTTCAGAATATTCCCAGCCAATTCCTACTGGTGCATCTTCAATTGCAACAAACTCTAATCCTTGACTATCAATGCCAGTTTGTGTAGGTAAAGTACTCCATACAGTTACATTTTCTACAACACCATTTTTAATATGCGCTACGTTATGTGCCATTTGTTTTCTCCTTTTTATACCAATCCATAAATTTCTTCTACAATTACAGAACCAGTTGATCCTGAATTGTTTGCTCCACCACCAGATCCGTAAATTCCTTTAGCAGCAGCATTCCATGCGCCACCGCCTGGACCACCACCAGAACCAGCAAAGGCATATGATACTGGGCTAACAGGTGTACCACTTTCACCTTGTGGTTGAAAAAATCCACCAGCTGAGAATGATGTTCCACCAATACCACCTTGACCACCGATAACTATGGTATTGGTTCCACTACCTGATCCACCAGTGCCACCTTGATTACCGCTACCAGCACCACCACCTGTTGAAGCAACGTATGCGCCAAATGATGTTGTACCACCACCAGAACCTACACCACCACCAGAACCAACTGTAACTGCTACTGTTGTAGTAATTTCAGAAATATCTAATGTGCGAACAGTTACGCCACCTTGACCGCCACCACCAGCATTACTTCCAGAACCTCCGCCACCGCCACCACCGTAACAAGTAACACGTAATCTTTTTAAGTTTACTTTACCAGTGGTAGAGTACGTAGCAGCACCTGCAGTAGTAAAATATTCTACTCTAGTAAAGCCACGTGCACGATCTTCTCTCGCTGAAGGAAATCCACCAGCAGTGGAACCATTATGAACTACTGTAACATCTTTATCAGTATCCATAGTCACTTCACCTAGTGCGCCCGTGAATGCTGCGTGTTGAGCAGTCGTTCCTCTTCTAAATCTAACTTGTTTTGACATATCTATTCCTTATACCAATCCATAAATTTCTTCAACGATAACACATCCATGTGTTCCAGATGCACCACCACCACCGCCACCACCACGAATACCATTACCGCCAGAACCATGTGTGCCACCACCGTATCCACCACCAGTGTTACGACCAATTGCTTGATAAGTTGGTCTAAATGGTTGAGAACTTTGCTCGCTTTGGCAAGCACCTTGGCCACCTAGTATATAGACACCACCACCAACTGGACCACCAGCACCACCACCAGATCCACCAGCACCACCATTTAAACTTGATCCAGAAGAACCACCAGTTGCATTAATATAAGATCCAAAAGATGTTGTGCCACCAGTGCCACCAGAACCTGCACCAACTGTAACTGCTACGTTAGTGGTTAAATCCAATCGATCTAATATAACTTGAGTTATTCCACCACCGCCACCACCTGAACTGGCACCTCCACCACCGCCACCATAACAAGTGACACGGATTCTTTTTAAATCTGTTTTATTGGTTAGTGTCCATGTACCATTACTAGTAAAAACTTCCATTCTAGTCATACCACGTGGGCGATCTTTTCTTAATAAAGGAAATCCACCAGCAGTCGAACCATTATGAACTACTGGAACATCCTTATCTGTATCAACAGTAACTTCGCCTTCAATTCCAGTAAATGCTGCGTGTTGCGCAGTCGTTCCTCTTCTAAATCTAACTTGTTTTGACATTTTTGTTATCCTCTATTAAACATAACCATAAATTTCTTCAACGGTGATCATGCCACCGCCACCGCTAGCACCACCACCGCCACCGCCACCACCAGTTTTACCTGCTTGGCCATGACATCCACCAGTATCTGGACCACCTCCACGTCCATTACCACTACCTGCCTGATTACCACTAGCACCAGCTTGAGCACCTAAATTTATAGCTCCAGTACCAGATACACCTCCACCAGCAGGAGCTGCTGCACCAGGGTTATTATTTCCACCAGCACCACCAGTAGCTGAGATAAAAGAACCAAATGATGTTGTACCACCAGAAGAACCTGCACCACCACCAGAACCGATTGTTACAGCAGTTGATGCTGATAAAGATGTTGCTTCAATGATAATCATTCCTTGACCACCTTCACCACCGCCAACACTACCAGAACCACCACCGCCACCACCAGATACATGAACAATAACACGTTTTAAATCTGTTTTACCAGAAATACTATATGTGCCATTGGAGGTAAAATTTTCAACTAGCGTAAAACCACGTGGACGATCTTCTCTTGCAATTGGAATACCACCAGCGACAACACCATCATGAACAACGAGTGCATTTTCAGTAGTATCAACTGTTATTTCTCCAGCTGGACCAGTAAAGACAGCATGTTGTGCAGTTGTTCCTCTTCTAAATCTAACTTGTTTTGACATTTTAAATTTTCCTGTTCTATTATATTTATATTACTTACCAATAAATTGGATAGTCATTTGAGACAAATTTGGATGGTTGTAGTCGGAAGCTCTAACAGTTCTGTTAACTAATGTTCCAACACCATCACACATTGCATATAGTCTTAGGGTCTCGTATTTTTGTAGATATACTACACGATTTGCATAAACTTCATTGTTTGCAAATGTTGTTGTAGTATTATCAATAGGAGATTGACTACCACCTAGCATGAAATAAACATCATTGTCAGCAAAAATAGAAAAATGTACTAAATACCAACCTTCAAAATTAGTAGTAAAGTATCCTCCAGAGAATGTTCCTAATCTATTATCAATTATTCTTGCGCTACTAAATGGAACAGCGGTTGGAGTACCCTGTGGAATAAATGTATCAGATGTTTTTAGTAAATGAATTAACCCTTGCTGAGAAGAATTCATATTCTCAAAATCTAAGTTATTTCTAGACGCAGCCATGTGTTTAACACCAGCACGAGTAACACCATCGTAAATTGTTAGTGTAAAAAATGTTGGGTCAATATAAATATCGCCTTGTGAACCTTTATTAACTAAAGATAATTGAAACCAATCTTCAGTGGCATCTACTGGACTAGTGATCAAATCCCAATCTTCTGTTGTAACAACAGCAGCTGTTATTGACAAGAAATCATCTGACTCTAAAGTCTCAACACCCAATGTATTAATAGAAAAATTAGGGTTTTGTGCAGTAGACAATGTAACCCATGTAGATCCATTAGAATAATAAATTAGTTGATTGTCTTGTACATATGCAACTCTACCTGTATTTCCAGCAGCTGCAGGAAGTGATGCATATGAAGAGTATGTAGTCATAACACCATTATCTAATGACTCTAGTGCTTTTGCTAAATAAATCACTTCTTTACTATCACTATTAGAAGTGAGAGCGTTTAATTTAGCTTGAATAACTGTTTCTAGTGATGAAATGTTAACTGGCATTTGATGTTCTTCCTTTTTATTTTATTTATAAACTCATGATTGCTATAGTTAAGGCTTCGTCCAATGCTGGACCAGCAACGCTGTCCCATTTTGTACCATCATAGCCCATGAATAAATTCCCTACAAATGCAATCATACCTGTTTGTGGGGAAGTAATCGCTGCATCTCTGAGGGATGCGTTAGCATAAAAGGGGACTTTTATGTAAGATGCGCCTGTATTCCCTGCGTTTTGTTCTACAGAGAGGCTTAGAAGTGTGCCGTTTTTATTATCGTCAACGACAGTGACATTTTGAATTTTTAGTGCCATCTTCGCTCCCTTATGAACTCGGCTATTATAGAGTTATTTATAACTATTTATTTTTCAATAGTTCAATTTCTTTATCTAGTTGTTTTACAGCATTTATTAAAAACGCAATTAAACCAAGATAATTAACTGATTTTTCGTCTTGTTCCTCTTGAACTAACTGTGGAATAACAAGTTCTAGTTCTTGAGCCATAACACCAAAAGAGTCCTTACCAGTTTTAATCCAAGTAAAGGATTTTCCTTCTAGTTTTCTAACTGTTTCTAATGCATTTTCAATCGGTGCGACACTATGTTTTAGTCGCATATCAGAAGAAGAGTTTAAGTTAGCTGCAGTAATATCACCACTAAAAACATTACTTGATGCATTTAAACGAGGAATATTAGAACCAAGAGTGACTGAAACATCACCAACGATTCCATCTGCATTACCAATAATAACTTCGTTAGTGGCACCTGTTAAAGATCGAGTAGTAGCACTTCCAGTGCCTGTTCTAACTAAAATTCCGTTAGTCGTTAAACTAGAAATTGCAGCTAAATCAGAATCATAGGCTTGAACATCTGAACCTATTGCAACTCCCAGATTTGATCTAGCAGTTGTTAGATTTGTTAAATCAGAAAGATTACTAGATCGCTCTAATTTGTTAGAACTTAAACTGATAAAGTTATTATCAATTTCTGTATTATTTAATGGCGCATCTTTTCTTGTTACACCATCTACACCTGTTGTACCTGTTTGTCTTGTTGTAATTGCGGTTGGCATTTTTATACCTTGATATTAAGGTTTTTTAGTTTATCTAAAATTTCATCTATATTAGAAACATTATCAACTATTTTAGTTAAATTTCGCAAACGATCTCTTTCTTTAGTAGCTGCTTTCAATGTGACTTGATCGTTAGTTATCATTGCATCTCGAATGACAATATCATTCGATTCATATAATTTAGTTCTGTAGTCACGAATTTTATTTTTAGCGACATTTTTTGCTTTTTCTAAATCTATTTTAACATTTGGTTGACCTGGACTATCAAAATCTGCTGTTAAAGCATCTCTAAAATGTTCTAAATGAACACTAGATGGAAGTTGTTCTGAATCAACAATTATTGATGGTAAGCCAACTGGAACTTGTTTTTTTAATTCTGAAATAGAAATATTATTTGCTCCAGACATGATAGCAACTAAATTGTTTTCTTGCAAATATAAAATATGTTTCATATATCCCTTAGTTAAACATTGCTATTCTTACAACACCATTATTAACACCAGCAGTCGTACCACCACCAAATGCAGGTGCTAATGTAAATACAACTAATGACGTGGAACTGGCATTAACGAATGTACAGAATCTACCACCAGTAGTTCCACCACCACCACAAAGTCCAAATGCGATGTAATTAGCTGTGCTAAAAGTTCCATTTGTTATATTAATAGTGTATTGTCCTAAACCATTCGATGTTACACTACTAACATTACTGCTACTTAAAATAGTTGATGTAGATCCATCAAATATAACCCACGCTTTGGCCAAACCAACTACTGTATTAAACTTATTATCAGTATAAGTTTGTTGAGTTGTACCAACAGTATCTACTGCAGTTTTAACAAAAGCTGTTGTTGCAATTTGTGTAGTATTATTTCCTGCAGCTGCTGTTGGTGCGGTAGGTATTCCTGTTAATGCTGGATTGGAAGTTAAAGATATTGTTGGGTTACCAGTAGTAAAATCTGTATTTGTAATACTAATATTATCACCAGCAACTAGACTAGCAGTTAATGATGTACCAGAACCAGTTTTAACAACAACACCATTATTTGTTAATGCAGATATTGAAGATAATATAGGAGCAAAACCCTGCACATCTGAACCAATATTTAAACCTAAGTTCACCCTTGCTGATGTGTTATTATTAGCACCAGTTCCACCAGCAGAAACTGCTATAGGATTTATTCCTGTTATTGTTCCGCCTGTAATATTTACACTAGAAGAATTTTGTGTAGATAAAGTTCCTAAACTAAGTAATGTTTTAATATCATTTACACTGGTCGCACCTGTACCACCATTTGCAACAGAAACAACACCACTAATATTTGTAGCTGTTCCTGTCCAGGTTCCAGTGCCATTGCCAACTATATTTCCTGTAATGTTTCCTACAAAACTATTAGCTGTAACAGTCCCTGCAGAAAAATTACCAGATGAATCTCTTAATACTACCGTATTAGGAGTATTAATAGAAGCAATATTTTTGTTTTGAATTCTATCCGCATCTAAACCAGAATTAAGTCCATCAACTGTTAATAGTTTCGCAAGGACATCGACAGGGGTATATGAAGTTATGTTTAACTTACTACCTAATTCTGAGTTTAGGTTGTTAATATTAGCATCGGCTTCTGCAATCGTTAGTGGACTACCTTTTACAGATCTTAAAACGATATCTGCCATTATTTACCCTTTTGTGTTAATGAGAACAACATTTGTTTTATCTCTCTAATGTCTTGTTTTAAAAAATCTAGTTCAGTTTGTAATGAATTTACTGTTAGTTTAGTTGTAGATATCTCTTCAATATTTTTTAAAGCAATAGTTTTTGATAGTTTGTGTTGTTCATATGCTTTTTTATCAACATTAATAACACCACCATTCTGAAGGTCTTTTGCAAGACCTCCATATCCGTCAACTTTAGCTATTTCAACCATTATGAGTGAGCAATCATTCTTAAATTTTTAATTTGTGGAACTTTTGATGGTTCCGTAGAACGCATAACTATTTTAAGAGATACATTGGTAAATTCTGTTAAACCAGATAAATCAATAGTTCTTTCACTAAAGTTTTCTTCTGTATTAATATCAGTATTACCCCATCCAGTATCTTGCCATGGTAAATATCTTAGATCAGTATCACCACTCCAGGTTCTATAATAAACATTAACTGATGTTCTTGCAACGATACAAGCATCAAATATAATTTTTAATGAATCGGCAGCAGTTGTTAATGAAAGAGTTCTAGTGATATAGTTTGCTAAGTTTGTAGAACCAATCGGAGCAAAGTCTTCAACATATTTATCTTTCATAACGATAGTGAAATCACTATCTGTTATCATATCAATACTTGCTGATCCAGTGAAAGCAGGAGAAACAATAACATTAATTTTATCTAACTCGCTATTTCCTGCAAATGTATCGGTATTGGTTTGATTAATAATGTCTTTAATAACATATGTACCATTAACATTTGCATGTGCGTTCGAAATCGTAATATACTTACCAATAACTCCGTTTGCCAATAAATTATCTGCAGTATCAATATTAGTACTAATAACTCCAAATGAACCGCTGTTGGTAAATGATAGAGTAGGTGCTGACATAATGTTGTAAGAGGCAGCACTAGAGATAGTTATGGAAGCATTACCAGTTAATGTTATACTTGTATTACTATTAACAGTAGCCACTGTTCCAATAGTAGCACCATCACTTACTCGTTTTAATATATTACCAGCTTTCACTTGAGTTAAGAACTGAGTACTTGTTCCAGTTATTGCAGTAGAAGAAGTAGAACTAGTTAAAGAACCAGTTCCAGTAACAGTAACATCTCCATCAACTATACTTCCAAAACCAAGTAAAGTTCTATCATCAATACCAGTTACGTTAATGTTTGTTTGATTATCATTAGAAATCATGTTGGCGATCGCATAAGCAGTAATTTTTTGCAGATCAATAACTGGAGATACGTTAGGATTCTCTGAAGAAATATTTGCTCTAAAACGTAAAGAAGATTTCTTCAGTAGAGGGCTGGATGTTATAATTGTTTGATTTTCGTAAGATTTAAGATGTTTTCTAGAATTAAATGCATAATTTGAATTTGCAACAATTGGAGTGTAACCTGTATATGTTCCACTTGCATCTTGAGCATCAACTGCATATGATAAAGAAGTGTCTTGGAAAGACAAATCTGATGTTTTTAAGTAAACTGCATCTGCAAATAGTCCACGAGTACATCTAATAGTTGAACCACCATATTCACCCTTGATAAAATCAGCAGTGGTACCAATTAATAAATTATTGCTGTTTGCATCCTGTGTAGGAATTTCAATAATAAACGAATCTTTTTCTAACCCTGTAGAAATAATAGTATGAGAAGCATTAATTAGTGAAGACGGAATACCAGTAGAAGAAGTTGCAGTACCGTAGTTACCAGAAGGTAATCCAGATAAAATAACTGTATCACCAGAAATAAATCCATGGTTTGGTGCAAAAACACGAACCTTATTAGTGTTTGGTGTTATTTCTAATGGATTTAATGGTAATGCATATGTTGCTGGAGGGACAGCCTTTAAAGGCACTTGAACAATAGTATTTGTAGTAAATACAGCTTTTCTTAAATTAAATTTAAGATCAAACAATGGATTAATCTCAAACTCTTGACTGTTCTGTGACATGTAAAGAGAACCAGTTAGTGGTTGACGAGAAATAACATTGTTTGTTGCCAAATCTGTTTGACCCAGTTCAGATATAAATGCTTGACATCCTGGCTCATCAGTTTTTAATACAAGAGCATATGTTTCGCCATCTTGCAAATAAACAGGTGCTTGGAAATCAAATCTAGTAGGTACTGTTCCCGTTTCTGAAACTTTAATTTCTGAAGAATCTTTTACTACGCTTGATAGTGGTATAATTTTAGTTGACGGAACACCATTGCTAGTAGTTCTTAGTTCAATAATAACTGGTCTTTTGCCAGCTTCTGAGAAGAACAAATCTACAGAAGTAACAAAAGCACCGCCAGCAGAAACAACGCTAAATGTTTGTGCTAGAGGATCATGTCCACCGCCACCATCATTAACTGGTGTTGGTGTATTATCAATAGTGTATATCAATCGATTTGATACAGAAGTGCGACGAACTGGAAGTGTTTCATATAAACGATCTTGTACAAATTGCGCTTGACGGCTGCTAACAATAGTTCGTTCTTTACTTAATGTAATACCTTGTGAGTAGTATGTAGCAGTTCCATGAGAGTCAAAAGAAGCATCAGTATTACTGATATTATCAATTAGCTTAAATGCTCTTTCGCCAGTTCGGAAACTAATTTCGTCATTATTAGGTATGTAGAATACAGCAACAGCGTCGCCGACTTCGTTAGTTCTAATATTTGAACCAAGAACAGATACTGTTGGTGCTGCAGTGGTACTAGTGCTACCATTATATGCAGCAATAGTAACTGCATTTTTGTTAGAAGAAGTTCCAATATTAGTAGAACCAAGTAATTCTTCTCCAACAGCAAAACCATTTCTAATATTTACCAAATTGATATCTATATCAGTTGGATTTCCAGTAGAATCTATTGAGTATACAACACCATTGCAAGGAACTACTGCAGATGCTTGCAAGCGAAGTAGTTTACCACGATTACTACCAGAGTAACTTGCTGTGCTATAAGCATCGAACGCAGAGATGTTAGATCCATTAATATTACCTAAAGTAATAGTAGTTCCAGAAACAGCAGTAACTTTAAACTTACGAAGGTTTAATTGTTTTGATGTAGAAGTAGTAGATGTGATCCCTACACTAGCTGGAACATTTAAATTATCATACAAACTGTTAACATCAATTGCGTTGTGATAATCTAAATTGTAAAGATAAACATGATGTCCTGGTCGAATACCAGAAGCACTTGCAACAGTTAATTGGAATGTTGCTGCAGCAGAAGTTAAATGAGTGATTGCTGTAATATTTGTAGCAGTATGCGTAGAGTTCTTTAGAACATCACCAACAGTAAATGCTGGCTCAATTTGTCCGTTATATGCACGTGCTGGATCATCATACAAAATATTATTCTGCAATGTATTAATATTAAATGAGGTGATTGAAGAACCAGTTGTTCTAGTTACACGCACGACATCGGCAGGAGTAACATACTCATCAACATATGTAGCATCAAAGAATGGATAAAAAATTGTATCAGGTTTTAAGTTCTGACCAATAACAACCACAGGTCGTGCACGCATTAATGGTGTAAACGAAACGTCTACAACTCTATCACCGTAATCAACAGAATTTACAGTGCTCGTTAATGATGTTTGAATACCTGTACGAGATCGAAGACCAGTATCAGTAGTAATAGTTTGTTGAAACCCTTGTGTTACCCAACCGCTAGTAGTTTCAAATGTTGTGCTGGTTGAAGATGAACCAGTCCAGTTTGTTTGCCATTCATTCCACTGAGCACCAGTAACACCAAGTCTTTCAGCCATAAAACGGATAGCATCAAAGTTATTGTCATCAACAACATTAAGATTTGGGCGACGATCAGTGTCTTTCCAGTTATCACCTTCAGGAATTAAGTAAACTTGTCCACGGAATGCACCAATTTTATATGGATTAACGTCAACAGTTCTAGAACCATTTGGATTAAATACAAATAAAGTTTCAGTATATGGAAGTGTAATTAAGTCATTAGTCTTTTTATATGGAGCAGATGAACGAGCAGCACCAGAAGGTAACTCTTCAACAACGTCAACTGCTGATGTAAAATGCATTGGTCGCAATACTCTTGCGCCAGAGTCTACAGCAACTTTATAGTCTGGATGGCGAACATCTCCGATACCATGCCCAGTAAATTGGTCAACTATAAATCCATTTTTAAAACGATCTAAACCAGTAATAGCATCTTTAATTTGTAATGTCTCAGTATCTTTTTCTAAAAGATTTAGAGTTACATAATATTCAAGATTTGAAACACGACGATCGATCTTACCAATATCTTTCATGGTATAGCGACGATTGTCACGTTGATAGATTTTAATCTGATCTAATGTTTTTGTATATGGTGGTACAAAAACTGTTGCTAGAACCATTCCTTCTTTTGGATCTTCTGGTTCTTTTGGAATTTTTGCAGGAACACCTTTGATCACATTAAAGCGACCAATAGAATCTAAAACTACTTTATCTCTACGACCAACATAATAAGCAATTGGGGCATTTGCATCAACACCACGAACTGGTAATTCTGGATAGAATGTATTAGTTCCAGCTAATACTGGACGAAAATCTAGCACGCATGATAAACAAATTTCAGTCTTTTTACCAGTGTTTTCATCAGTTACGAAATAATTAGGAATCGCTTCATATTCTAGAGGATAGTATGAATCTACAGAAAAATAGTTGCCACTACCTGATGCTTGAAAATAATCATAAACAACTTTAATTGCTCCAGAAGGAACTTGGTATCCAGGTTTTAATATTAATTTAGCATTAGTGTAATAAGTTGGACGTTGACCATCATCTAAAGTAAATCTATCAGTAATATCAACTTGGTTAGTTGAACTAAATGTAGTATAATTACCTGGATTCATATACACATTTTTAATTCTTAGGACATCAGCTTTTGCTAATTCAATAATACTTCCAGTTAAGTTTCTGGAACCAGTGATAATATCAAGAGCATAGTCTTCGATTAAAGTTTTAGTTTTCTCTTGAGCAGCATTTTGAATTTGTAATACAGAAGCAATTAATGTGTATGCTCTTGTATTGGCCAAGCCAGAAATACTAACAATTTTTCTATCAGTATTATTATCAAATGTTATATTAGATTCGTTGATATTTACTGGAAGATTTGTAGTTTCATCGATTAGTAGATAGTTACTTAAAATAGAATCAGATAAAAAGAACTCTTTTAAGTTAGTTAATTCAGCACTATAAACCCCAGAAGCGTTGGAAGAAAGACCAGAAAATGTTCTTTTAACAGTAACTTGAGAACTCTTAAGAGTATCTGCTGTTCCATCGAAACCTTTAAGGGTTTTTGTAAATTGGAAACCAGTTTTAAAAATTAAAGAATCATGTTCAGGTTCTTGAATTTGTGCACGGAAAACAGAAACTTGCCCACCAGCAACTGTTAGTGCAGCATTTGCAGCTAGTGTTAGTGATAAGTTGTTAGACACAGAAAGCACTCTACCAACTAAAGTATTATTAACAAAAAGAACATCTCCTGCGCTAATACTTTGTTGGAAGTTTGTTCCAACTCCAGTAACAGCGTCACTAGAAGATGATGTGGTGGCAGAACCAGAAAGTGGTAGTAATGTAGGAACTATATCACAACTAAAATTATTAGAAGTTGCACGACCTACTATTTGTTTAACATCTTTCTCAAAAGAGTAACCACTGTTAAGATTAATGTCAAATAATCCTAACTTATATTGAGTAGAAGTTCCACCAGAGTAGTCTGATGAGTGTAAAACGATATACTTAATTCTAGCGGAACCGATAACATCAGCAGCAGTTGGTGCTGCTCCTGGAGTTGTATTTAATTTATTAACTAAAAATACTTGATCGAAGTTAGAAAGATTTGGATATTTGTATACGTTTTTAACAAGAACGTAGTTACCCATTGATAGACCAATAGGCTGGTCATCGAGACGAAGAATATGCCCACCTTCATCACCAGTAATAGAATTTTCTCTTGCTTTATCTAAAGGAATAAATTGTGTATCAATTGATTCAACTTCATATCCTTGAATGTATGCTTTTCCAGGTTCAATTGCTAAAACAAATTTATCTATATCACCATATATGTTACGTGCAGCTGCACCACTATTGTTTTCTGGGTATACTCCACCATTAGATCCATTGTCTAAGTGTTCACGAGTACCTAGTTTAAATTTGTTAACTTCATAATTACCAGATTCATCATACGTGCGACGTGCTAAAGTTTTTTCTAATTCATTATATGAAGCCTTTGCAATAACATGTTGGACTCTACCATTTACAACACGAAGTAGTTCAACGAAACGAATTGAATCTGTAGATTGTAAAGGTAGTTTTACTAACTCAACTGAAATTTTATAACGACTTGCTCCTGGAGCTGCGAAGTTAAATGAGTTTTGAGCATTGTCTAATAAAGACTCATCATCTTGAGGGGTGACAATTTCTTCAATAACTTTAAAACCAACACGTGCTGTTGGAAATCTAGTAAAACGACCAACATATAAATGAACTTCTGGATTTCTAACAAAGTATCCGTCAATATAGTAAATACCTGCTTTAACATCTATCTGGAAAGCAAGACCTAAAACGTCAGATGATGCATTATCAGTATAAGTTGTTGCTGTTTGCCCTGTGTCACCTAAGCTACGAATAGTTACAAAAATATCACCAGTTTGATCTACTGTTAATTTTGGATTATTAGCAACAGTATTATCAGCTTCAAGAGCGACGAGGTCTTCTCCTGGAATGAACCTATTAGTTATACCATTTGTTGCAGTACCAATAACTTTACAGTATAGGGTAGCAATATCAAGAGATTCTGTGACGCATCCGCAAGCAGAGGTATCAATTACTTGGAATTTAACTCCACTTGTAACACCAGTAATAATTTTATCTCTAAAAGTAGTTAGATATGTTAGAACATTTTGATTATTGTATGTAGATTCTAACTTTACGAAATGTACGAAGGGATCATAGTTAACAGAACCTGGAACTACTTGAGAGCCATTTTTAAAAACATGGTCTCCAAATCGAGAAACTTGATTCTGCAAAATGGTCTGCATCTGTGTAAGTTCTCTAGCTTGCACAGCATAACCTGGACGGAACAAAATTCTATAAAAGTCTTTTGCTGCGTCGTAATCATCATAGTACGGTTCGGTATTAAAATTGATTGTCATTATAATTTTCTTATTGTTAGTGGCTGTTCTATTTAGGTTAAAACTTGATAATTGTTCTTAATGTTACTGTTTCTGCAGAAGATGGAGTAAATCCATTTTTATTATCAATAAACAACATCTGTCCAGAATATTTATCTACGTTTGGTGGACCAATAGTAGATATAGTAAAAGACTGTAAATTACTATTATAAAAAGTATCATTAACTAAGGGAGTATCATTATCTAATGATTGGAGTAATATCGCAGTTGGAGTAACCGTAACTACTCTATACATTTTAGTGACTTGCACCGTAGTATTAGTTAATCCATTAGTCACTACTACACTTCGATTAACAAAGACATTACTATCTTTTGGAAAATTATTAATATTAACATTGCACCCTACGATAAAACATGCAGAACCTAAAGCTGAATTATAAAAAGCTGTGCTATTAAATGCTCTTGGATTTTTTATAATACCGACTTGACGATAGTCATTGTTAATCTGGAATCCCTGATTTAAGTCTGTTGATACATTCCCGTAAAACATAAGAGTTCTAGAAAATAGTTCATCTGGTGCATTTTTACCATGACCACCATATGGTGACATAATTGCTCTTGCTGTTGCAGCACTACCGTTACCCAAAATAGTAATGTTAGCGTATGTATATCCAGACCCTCTGGCTATAATGTTTATTTTTGATATACTTCCCGTCACAGGATTTATCACTGGAACAGCTCTTGCGCCAGTACCATCACCTTCGATTCTAACGGAAGCGGTAGCATAACCATAACCTCGACTAACTACTTTAATAGCATCAATTGTTCCAGAAATAGTTAACATTTCATTATTTGCTTGTAGTGAATCAATATTACCAATATTTAAATCAGCTGCCAGTTCTGCGCCTGTTCCTCCACCAGCATTAATTATGCTCAATTCAGCAAAAGTATATCCAACACCTGGATCTTCAATAATAAGTGAACTTATTTGTCCATTATCAATAACTGGAATTATTTTAGCATCAGATAAAGAAGTGAATGTTGTAAACTCTGGTTCTGCAGTTCTAGTTCCAATAATTGTAATTTCTGGAGCAGATTTATATCCAGATCCGTATTTTCTCACTGCAGTAGCAGTTGCTGCGTTTCCAGCTACTGTTAGAGTTGCGCTACCATTTGTTGCTGAACCACTTTGATGAGATGGGGCGACTGATCCTGTAGTTCCTGCAACAGTAACTGTATATAATTTATTTGAGTAAAATATTTGTTGGTTTAAAGTAACAGCTGTTGTAGCAGTCCATTCTGTTCCTACTGTAATCGTTGGAGTGCTTGTATAATCTTTTCCTTGGTTAATAACAGTAATGTATAATAGACTACCAGCATGTATTTTTGCGATTGCTGCTGCACCTGTTCCACCACCACCAGAAAAAGTTATTGTTGGTTCAGAAGTATAACCAGAACCAGGATTAACAACAATAGCATCTCTTACTGAGCCAATAAGATTAACTCCAGTAATAGCACCACTAGTTACAGTTAAGGTCGCTTTTGCAGTAGACGCAATATATTTTAATACTACAGTTCCATTTTTAACAAGACCTTCTCTGTGAGTTGGTTCATTTAACCCTAAAGTACCTGGAGTTATAACTTCATAAAAATCTTTATCAGCATTATAAATTTTTTGTCCTAAAAATACTGATGCTTGGGCAATAAATGGAGACGTGTTACTAACTGGATCAGATAGAGTTATTGTCGGAGTTGTAAAACCACTACCACCAACAATTGGTGTTATTTGTTCAATATAAATTGGATCGGATTCTTTATATCCATCTCCATTCACTAAAATAGTAGCAGAAGTATATCCACTTCCTTTATTTAAAATAGAAATATTATTTAAAGAACCATTATTATAAAATTGATTTGTTAATGCACTAGTTACTGGAATTTGATCTCCAGTTAAAAACTTATTTCTTAAACCAATTGGAACATTATACATATATTTCCAAATATATCCATCACCAAGAACAATTGGTTCTAGTTGAGTTCCAATAGGTTTTAATGTGGAAGGAGCATTATTGTTATTATCAAGACATTTGTATATGTTAAATTCATCAGTCATTACATAAAATATAGCGTCTTCTAGTTTTTGAGAACCAGATGGTGCAATATTTAAAACTGGAGCAATAACAGCACCTGATCCACCGCCACCAGTAACTGTAACAGTAGGAGGAGAAGTATAGCCAGAACCTCTTGATACTTGTTCAACACCAATAATTCTTTCTGTTAAACCATCAACGACAGCAGTATATACTGCACCAGTTCCTCCACCACCTGTTATAGTTATAGTCGGTAAACTTATATAACCAGTTCCACCTGAAATAATATCTAACCCAATAATTTGAGTGTTATACTCATCATCATACATATCATATACTGTATTGATAGTCCAATTATGTCTAGGGACAACAAATTGAACATCAGTTGGATTAATTTGTTTAAATGTTATAATTTCATTTCTTACATCTTGTTCATATGAAAAACTGTCAATAGGAAATGGTGGTTCTCCAACTACATTAGAATTTTGATATTCTTGATTAGTCCATTCTAATGTTTTACCAAGAAAATAATAATAAGATGAATTTTTAGTAACAATATCACGATAAACCCCTTCTGCAAGAGATTTATGTAAAATTGTTTTAATTAGCGATGATTCGCCAATAACATTTGACATTTAGAATCCTAAGTCTAAAATTAGCTGATTGTGATAACCCAAGTGATAGCAATTGTATCGCCTGAACCTTTAGTCACAACAGGAAATGTGGTGCGACATAATAATACAGCACCAGGAGAAGTTGCTCCATTAAAAATACCAGCTTCAGTAATAGCACCATCACCAGTACCAGCAGGGAAAGTCGCTGTGTAAGTAATTGTATTATTTGTAACTGAGGATCCTGATAAGGTAACACGCCCAGTTTGTGTAACCAACTGTGTATCGGTTAAAGCTGGTGCAGTCGTTCCTGTTCCAATAGCCATATGTGTCATAGATGCTGGGGAATTGGTTGTTGCAACTATTTTTGACGCAATGTAATTTTTCCCAACAGTAACAACTAAGTTAGGAACTTCAAACTCTTGGGTGATTTGACCAAGAGAATTTTTCTTGACAACTTTAACTAGACCAGTTGCCTTCATGTTTTCTGCGATTGTTTGAATCATAAGATCTCCTTTAACTGCTAAAAATAGCATCTCTGTTGTTTAAATAAATTTCCGAGAAGTAGTTTCCTTCTTCATATGGATCTTTCACTACATATCCGAATTCAGTTTCCGTTATATGTTGTATAGGTAGAATCATATATTTAGTACCGTTCATTTCAAGCATTAAATTAGTTTCTTCAATCAATTCTTCTGGGGATTGAAGGGATGTAGAAACATCTTTAAAAATATTATCATCATTAACAAGTTCATCATCTACAACTTGTGTAGTAAGTAAAGTTATCCCCAGAACAACAAGAAGGTTATTATCATCAATAACAACTAAGTCTGTTTTTCCAAAAGAAAACAGTTTTTGTGGGTCTGATAAAACAACCAATGTATCGGATGGATCAGATACACTCTTATTAAATACACTTGTTATTACAGATGTTTGATTATCTACAAAGTTGTTTGTAGTTAACTCTTCTACAAACACTGGTAAGTTATCTAATCCTTTAACAAAGTAGTAAGTATCTGCATCAGTAACAATAATTTCTGGCTCTTCAACACCAATAGCCAAAGACTTAATAAGAGATTCTAATTCAATTGCTAAGTTAAAATTATTAAAAATTTCAAATTCTCCAAACAAGGCTACACCTGCTGGATGTATCATAGTTTTTACTGCGTCTTTATATGTAGATAATCTTTCATTAATTTTTAAAACATATGAATAAATTTGATAATAATTGCTATCTTGTATGTAAATAGAATCTGACAAAAATCCGTTATTAGTTTGAAAATATCCAGGATATTCTGCAATAGCATTGAGTTTAATTTCAACAATAGCAGGTTTTACATTAGCAGTGGTAATAATAGTTTCAACGTCAGACGAAAACTCTTTTAATATAGTTCCTGAATAAGCACCATCAACATATGTAGGTGTAACATAATCTACAGTATTAATAAATCCTAATTCTGAAATATTTATTGTTGGTTCAACACCAACAATAAGAGGACCACTACCAGAATCAATAGTAACAACAGAAAGTAATTCATCTGTTTCACTAATTGATCTGGAAGTTAAAGAACTAGAAGGTAATATTGATGAAGTGAAATCAGCAATATATCCAATGCCAAATCGAATAATTTGAGCATGAACTATTCCACCAACTGAATTAATCTTTGTGACTTTAATTAAAGTACCTGTACCTGTACTACTTTTAACTTCAAATACTTGGCCAACTCGAAACCCCTGCCCTGCATCATATATGCTAACATTAGAAGTTGTAGGTAATATTGTTGCTTTAAATAAATCTTGATATTTTACAACATTTCCAGGACTTATAGATCCTTGAATATTTCGATCTAGATAAATTTCATAAACATCATTACCAATAGCTACAATTCTATCTACTTCTCCTTGAATCTCACTTGTCTTTTTTACCTCAACTCGAATAATCCTATCACCATCTTCTATATCTACAACCTCTCCGATAATAGTATTAATATCACCATAAGTCACTTTTACAAAAATAGATCTATCTTGACTCCATCTACCATCTGATGGTCGCAACATTTGTTGTCCAGGATAGGACACTTCAACTTCTTTACCAAAAAGTAATCTAAACAAAAGTTTGTATGATGCTTCTGATCCTTTAGAAAGATATAAATCCTTTATATTCTTTAATGAAAACCTCTCATCAGATTGGATAGTAGTTGGTAGATTGTACGATAACTCTTTTTTAAACTGATCAATAAAAGATTCAAGGGTTTGGTCAATATCCTTGACTGTAGAAAAATCAACACCTCGTGTTTTTAAAAATTCATAATATGCTTCAACGAAAGCAACAAATGTAGGATAATCCTCCCTAATATGCTCAGGGAGTTGTCTTGAAACGACAGCAGAAAGATTAGTTCTTGACATTATGATCTAATAGATTGGAATTTATAGTTATAACCAGCCTGTAAATCACCATTAACACTATTATCAGCTATCGCTTCAACAGTTAAAAGATCTGCTGGAATAGTAACAATTTGATTTAATGCGGATACAATGTCATTTGATTCTGGTTTAATTTGCATCTCAAAAACTGAACCAGCAAGAGAAACAATATTTAAATTGTTCACTACAACAGTTCCAGCTTTATAATCAATAACACCAATTGTTGGATTTACAATAATTTTATCAAAGTTTGAATTAAGATAATATAGACGAATATTCCCTAAAGAATCATCATCTAAGTAATGAATTTCTGATTTGTTAGGAATAAAAAATCCTGTGGTAGAAAACACATCACCTTGTTTACCACCATCTTCAGAGATTGGAGAAATTAAATTTAAACGATATTCTGCACTAATATTATAATTAGGTTCAAATTCTC